CCGAACGGAACCACCAAATGCTCTAGTAGCTCAGTTGGTTAGAGTATTCGCCTGATAAGCGAAAGGTCGGCTGTTCAAGTCAGCCCTAGAGCACCAAATGACGGTGTAGCTCAGTTGGAAGAGCAATAGCCTTTGTCAGATGCAGGCTTGCACTAATTCAGTTCGATTCTGAAGTTTGGCACCATAAGCTATGGGTCGAGAGTTCGAGCCTCTCCACCGTCACCAAAAGAAATGGAGTTTATTATGTATCATTCTTATTCTTGGAAGAAACATCATGATTGGGTTAAAGCGATAAGGAAAAGAAAAGTTGCAAAAGACATTTTCCCTTTTTATGACGAATGCCCCGAATTACATAAGCTCCATCATTATTCTAAAAATAAATTTCATTGTGTTTGGACTTATTCTCCGAAAACAAAGCAGAATGGAATTTATAACTACAAAGTAAGTGACATGCGAAAAATCCAAAGATTATTTGATTCTAAAAAAGAATATGATATGGTCCCTTAGCTCAGTTGGCAGAGCAATAGGCTGTTAACCTATGTGTCGCTGGTTCGAGCCCAGCAGGGATCGCCAAGCCTAGTTAGTTATCTGCGCAGATACGGCACATCCCATGGTTAAGGCGGCTGACCTTATAAAAGCCACCCTGGTACGGTGATAATGCTTGCTAACGGCAAAACAACCGTACAACATATATCCCAGTAGCTCAGCTGGATAGAGCAACGGTCTTCGGGGAGTTCGTTAAAAGGTAAGATACTTTAGGATAAAACCTAAGGAGATTACAGTTCGAGTCTGTTGCTCCCCACCATAAACCGTAGGTCGGGGGTTCGAGTCCCTCCTGGGATACCAAAATATCGGGAACAGGTGGAATGGTATACACATCGGAACCATAACTGAGTTTTGATAAAAACTTGCCAACAGCAAATACGTGGACGTAAAATCCGACGCTTTTGCAAGCATCCTTGGTTCGAATCCAAGGGTTCCCGACCAAATGGTCCCGTCGTCTAGTGGCTAGGACTCAGGATTTTCATTCCTGCAACAGGGTTTCGAATACCCTCGGGATCACCAATAAAGTAATTCTTGTCAAACGATACACAAAAGATGCTAAAGAATTACCTAATTTTAAAAGTTAGGTGATAGCATGGAACAGAAGAAAAAAGATTATTCCAAGTATAGAAAAAAGTATTGGAGAGAACAAATAAAACATAGAGGTGTTCAATTTCTAGGTGGTGTGTGTCGTAATTGCGGAGGCGCTTTTGAAGATTGTTGCTATGATTTTCATCATTTAAATCCAAAAGAAAAAGACTTCACGATTGGAAATGTACAAACTAACGGAGCAAAAAGTTGGTTTAAAGTACGTGACGAATTAAAGAAGTGTGTACTATTATGTGCGAACTGTCATCGTCTTGCTCATGCAGGACTAATTGAAACAGATCTTCAGTTATATTTTAATGATGAATACTATGAATGGGATTTGACAAAATTTAAACTAATTGATTCATCAACTGGTTTGCCCAAGGATGCAAATATTACATGTCCTATATGCGGACAATACAAATCTCCAAATGCAAATAAATGTTCAGAGTGTGCAATGAAAGAGCAAATAAGATTTGAAGTCTCACGAGAAGAATTAAAAGAAATGATATACACTATGGCATTTACTGATATTGGTAAAAAATATGGGGTTTCTGATAATTCTATTAGAAAAAGATGTGAAAAATTTGGATTACCATCTTACAAGAAAGATATTCTAAAATACTCACCAGAAGAGTGGGCATCTATTTAGATATTATTCTATAAAACATAGACAATAAGTTTTAAGAATGTATATTCTGTTTTAAAGTTGTCATTTATACGGTGGTGTAGCATAGTGGCTAATGCGCTGGACTGTCTCTCCAGTTACCGTGGGTTCGAGTCCCATCACCATCGCCATATCGGTGAGTCGCCTAGTTGGTTAGGGCAGCAGACTGTAAATCTGCCGGTTTTACCATCGTTGGTTCAAATCCAACCTCACCGACCAGTCCTCTTGATGCAGCGAGAGTAAGATAATTTCAGCCGATGACAAGGCTATACATTGGTACTGCATTACCGATTCACGACGTAAATACGGATATAACAACGTATTTGAAGGACAGTGCCAACTACTGGTTAGTTGGAGATCTGCGGTAGTAGCTCAATGGTAGAGTTCCAGATTTCCAATCTGGCTGTTGCGAGTTCGAGTCTCGTCTACCGCTCCATGCTATATGGAGTATGCAACTTTAATTAAATGAATTTAGTAATAAAGACTTCGGGCCTTGATGCGTACGACAGGGCTTTATGTAAAGGTGGATTAATAAGCTTAGAAGTACAAAAAGCTAAATGAGTTTAATTCATTGGGGGTTGTGCATAGCTCCGCTTCATATAGCAACCACCTGAACAAATGACATAGTGTTATGTGTGGCTGACCAACCTTAAGGTCAATGAATATTGAACAAGTAATTCTTTATAAAAGAATCGAAAAAGTACTTAAGAATTACCTAATAAATGACTTGGGTGATTCACAAATGAAGAAAAAGGAAAGCTATTGTTTGAATTGTGGAGTTTCTATACCAAATAGAAATAAATATTGCTCAAACAAATGCCAACTAGATTTCCAATATAAAGAGTATATACAGAGATGGAAAAATGGGCTTGAAGATGGTATGAGAGGTGAATATCTTATATCAGTACACATTAGAAAATATTTAATGGAAAAGTTTGATAACAAATGCTCAAAATGTGGATGGGGAGAAATAAATCCTTATACCAAAAATGTACCACTAGAAGTCCATCATAAAGATGGAGATTATACCAATAATTCAGAAGACAATCTTGACTTACTATGTCCAAATTGTCACTCATTAACAGAAACATATAAAGCTGCAAATAAAGGCAATGGAAGAAAAGATCGTAAAAAATACACATAATATGCCCCGATAGTTCAACGGTAAAACGGTGGATTTGTAATCCTCTGTTCTCGGTTCAAGTCCGGGTCGGGGCTCCATATTAAAAGCACAAGTGGATAAGTACTTTATAGTCAACTGACTAGTCATGTCACGAAAGGTAAGACGAGTTTGCACAAAAATGGCCATGGACATTTAGTGATGAATCCGCAAATCTACGAAACGGAGGATATTGCCTATGATTGTTTGTAGTGAATCCAGTGTGGGGGACACCCCACCCGCTTAGTAGTGGGTTTCGCCGTTCCCACCAAAAACGGCGAACTTAATTAAGAGGTAATAAAATGTGTAAACACCAAAACGGAAGTATATCAAGTATGTTTGGCATTCCAGTAGATCCTTGTGTGTACAAGGATATTGAAGCATACAAGAATGTAACAGTAATTGTTAGCAAATGTATTCACTGTGGTGCTATTAATATCAGTTGGAAGCGTCAGGAAGATACTGAAGAAATTGAAGTTGAGTAATTAAATATGGGGAATTGGCCGAGTGGTCGAAGGCAGCTGACTTGAAATCAGTAGACGGTGCTGAGCCGTCCGTGGGTTCGAATCCTACATTCCCCGCCACAAAATGGGCTTACGGCTTCACCCAACCAAAGAAGCCGACGATATGGAGCAGTACCCAAGTGGCTATAAGGGGACGCCCTGCTAAGGCGTTAGACCGAGCAATCGGTGCGAGAGTTCGAATCTCTCCTGCTCCGCCATGCACTCAAGGGCACTACAGATGTTACCGATATTAGAAAACTCATATCGCCCTCGTAAATACTAAGAATGGTGCGAAGTATTTACACAAATCTCACGCAACACTACTTATTGCAGTAAGTTGATTGAATAAAGGTGTTGCTTATATAGGGGAGTCGTTCAAAGGAAGGACTGTAGTCTCCAAAACTACCAATGGGATATCGTGATTCTCCTCCCCTGCCAAGTAAGTGATACTTAAATACTGCAGAATAAAGGATTTGCCTTCCAGGGAACTGTGCCTGCATAGATCCCGTTTACTGGTGTTGATGCCAAAGTACACGGTGCAGTAGCCAGCTGATAAAGCCAACAACAAAGATTGGCCGCTTGTTTCGTGCGGCATATAAAAGTGAAACTCGCTAGTCACAGTGTGAACCTGAAAAAGATGCTTCGTCAAAAGCTTAAAATGGCATCGCTCTTCAATAATTGGCGGTTGTTGGAAATCTAAAGAAAGGAAATTATGTATCATGTGGAAGACTTTTAAAAAGAGACTTTTTGATGCTATTGTTGAATACGGTAAGTTTGTTCAGTTTATGTATTCCTAATAGCGTTATTAAGTGGATCATTGAGCCTAAAAAGCTTAATGATTCCCTCTTGACAAATCTTAAAACATGTGATATAATTCCTTCAGTTCAAAGGAACAATACAAAATTAATATTGGGGATTCGCCTAGAGGCTAAGGGCGGCGGGCTTTGACCCCGTTTGGAGAAATCCTATCGTGTGTTCGAATCACACATCCCCAACCATATAGAGCCGTAGCCAAGCGGTTAAGGCATCAGACTCTGACTCTGACATTTCATTGGTTCAAATCCAATCGGCTCTACCATTATTTATTTGACATTAAAGAAGTGATTGACATTGGCGAAACATGTAACTACAGAAGAAATAGCAACAAGAATAAAAAATACTTTTAAACAAAATGTTTCATTAGTTGGAGAATATAAGAATAAACGATCAAAATTAACATTACATTGTAATGATTGTGGACATGAATGGGAATCTCCATCAAGTAGTGTTATATATGGAGATAGACACGAGTGTCCTCGGTGTGGAAGACATGCAAAACAATTGAATGAATTTCAATGTACAAACTGTGGACAAGTTGTGTATCGTAAAGATTCAGACATTAAAAAGAATCAAACAGGTAATTTCTTTTGTTCTCAACAATGTGGAAATGAGTTTAAAAATCGAATACGAAAAGAAAGTGGAGAATGGGATAACTCGTTAAGCTATAGACGGAAAGCATTTGAAACTTATGAACATTTATGTTGTGTATGCGGTTGGAATGAAGATGAAAGAATTTTAGAAGTTCATCATAAAGATGAAGATCGTACAAACAATATGGTAAATAATCTATGTATTCTATGTCCTACATGTCATAGAAAAATAACATTAGGATATTATGAATTAACAGATGATTTCAAGCTAGTTGATAAAAATCAAAAGAATTAATATCCGGTAGTGGCCAAATTTGGTAAGGCTCTTGATTTGGGTTCAAGAAATTTGCACGTTCGAGTCGTGTCTACCGGACCACAAAAAATAACAAAAGGAGATTTTTATGCTAGAATTTGGAACAACTGTAACCGATACCAACACTGGATATTCAGGTAAGATCACCGCACGTGCAGAGTATAATATTGGTACAATTTTGTATCTGGTCGAAAGCGTTGATACAACTGGTAGACCGATTGAACAGTGGATTAACTCTGAAAGAATTGAAGTAGAAATTTAAAAAATACCCCTTGACAAATCAGAATTATATGATATAATACAAGCAGTTCAAGGGAACAGTACAAAATTAATAAAGGCGCACACAGCAAATTTACTATATGGTTAAAATTTTTTATGTTTGTGTTAAAAAATGAGAAGGTTCAAATCCTTTAAAAATTTCATGCGCCTTGACAAAAAAAGACACTAACAGCAACTTTATTAACTATACAATTTGGGCTTGTAAATATTGTTAATAGTGTCTTGAATATGGGAACGTCCGGTGGCAGTAAATAAGTGCATGGAGTGGGCAGCACACACAGCAATTTTACTTAACAATTTCTGGAAAAAATTGACTCCTTGGTTCAACTCCGAGGGTTCCCAAAAATCCCACTAACTTAATATGCGGAAGTAGCTCAGCTGGGAGAGCAATAGTATTTATTTAAAAATGTGTTTAGATTAACACTAACAGCAATTTTTATTTAAAGAAGAAGTTGGGGACTATGGGTCGTAGGTTCGAGCCCTACCTTCCGCATCAACTAAATATGCCAGAGTAGCTCAGTTGGTAGAGCACGTATATATCAACCAACGTGGTATGAAAATTTCACGCACAGCAATTTTAATGATTCTTGCCTTTTAAGCACGTTGTCGTGGGTTCGAGTCCCATCTCTGGCAAACTTTATATGGCGCAATGGTGTAATGGTAGCACAACGTAATAATTGAGGTTTGTTAAAATCTTAAACTGCAATTTTACAATGCATGATCACGCCGTAGGTTGAAGTTCGATTCTTCATTGCGTCTCCAAATTAACAATTAAATAAAGGCACATACAGCAATTTTAAATTCTGAAGCAGCCATTTTGCTTTGTAGTATAACTGGTTAGTACGCAGGACTGATAATCCTGAAATGCTGGTTCGAGTCCAGTCTTTAAAAATGTGCCTTGCAATTAAAAGAGAGACGAACAGCAAATTGATTGAATTAAAGAAGATAGAAAACTTATTTACTAATTATTGTTGTTTTATTTATGTATTAGATTATTTATCACTTTTAAGTCTCTCGAATAAATAAAATCTCCAAAGACGCTAACAGCAATGTACGACTTGACTGCAAATCAATAATCGTAAAATGCGTCTTGGATTTTAGTAATAAAATCAAAACTTTTAGGAGGAACAAAAAATGGAATTTATGAGTGCAGTTAGACAGACTCTCAATAATGAGTACAATGTGTCTATCACTGAGAACGGCGCAGTTGGTTATAGAACCACTGGCAAGGAGCTGCTTGACCTGAACTTTGCAGTAGCATCTCTTCGTAAGATGACCGATGCAGAAGTCGCAAAGAGATTCAAGAAGGCTTTTTGTGAAGATCAGGTTCTCGCAATGAAGTGGCTGTTCTACGCAAGAGACGTTCGTGGTGGTTTGGGTGAGCGTAGACTGTTCAGAGTTGTTCTGGCAGATCTGGTACAGTCCAATCCTGAAATGGTTATTCCTGTCATGAATCTGATTCCTGAGTATGGTCGCTACGATGACCTGTGGTGTCTGTTAGATGACAAGGAAGCAGCTAATGTGATTTATCAGATTGTTGATAATCAGCTGAAGCGTGACTGGGAAAACATGGCTTCAAAGAAGCCTATTTCTATTCTGGCAAAGTGGATGCCTTCTATCAATGCATCTTCTGCTAAGACCAAGGAATACGGAAAGAAGCTGTGCAAGGCTCTGAAGATGACTGAGCGTGAATACCGCAAGGCTCTGAGCAAGCTTCGTGCATATCTGGATGTTGTTGAAGTTAAGATGTCCGATAAGAACTGGTCTGCAATTAAGTATGAAGCAGTTCCTTCTCGTGCAAATCTGATTTACAACAGCGCATTCCTGAGAAATGACGAAGCAAGACGTAGAGAATATCTTGGCCAGCTTGAAAAGGGCGAGACTAAGATTAACGCATCTACTCTGTTCCCTCACGATATTGCTCATAAGTATACTAACAACTCATGGGGTCGTGGTCTAAAGGCAAAGGATGCAACCATTGAAGCTCTGTGGAAGGCGCTACCTGACACTGTAAATGGCTGTGGTAATACTATTGTTGTTGCTGACGGCTCTGGTAGTATGACTTGCACTGTTGACAATCACTCTCGTGTTACTGCACTTGAAGTTGCAAACGCACTGGCAATTTACTTTGCTGAGCACTCTTCTGGTCAGTTCAAGGATAAGTACATTACTTTCTCTGAAAGACCTCAGTTTGTTGACTTCAGCAATTGTAAGACTCTGCATGACAAGCTACACACTGCACTAATGCATAATGAAGTTGCAAATACTAACATCGAAAAGGTGTTTGATTTGATTCTGACTTCTGCGGTCAATAACCATATGCATCAGGAAGATCTTCCTCAGAACATCCTGATCATCTCTGATATGGAGTTTGATAGCTGTGCAACTTCTGGCAATGTTGATCGTTGGAGCTACCGTAACAGACCTACTCAGAAGCTATTCGATGTTATCGCTCAGAAGTACGCAAGAGCAGGTTACAAGATGCCTCGTCTGGTATTCTGGAATGTAAACTCTCGCACTGGTACTATTCCTGTAAAGGAAAATGACCTTGGTGTGGCACTGGTCAGCGGTTTCTCTGTAAACGTTGCCAAGATGGTCATGAGTGGCAAGACTGATCCTTTCGAGTGTCTGCTTGAAACTCTGAACTCTGAGAGATATGCTCCTGTTGAGGAAGCTTTAAATCAGTAAACTGGTACACGCAAGTGTCTTGTTTAAATAATCCAAAGGAGGACTTTGCCTATGATTGTATCAGCTAATTCCAACTTGGAGGATTGTCCACCAGCTTAGGTGGAGTCCTGGGTAAGACTTAAAACTGCCCATTCAGACATTAACAGCAAACAATAATTACTTGGTTGCGAGGTTAGCTTAGCTGGTCTAAAGCAATAGATGTGAAAATCTATGATCACTGGTTCGAACCCAGTACCTTGTGTTTAAGTGATAATGTCTAGTTTCTATATTGCGGAGTGGACAAGAGGTCTAAGTCGCCAGCCTCATAAGCTGGAGGTCGCTGGTTCGAATCCAGCCTCACGCAACCATATGCCGCTGTGGTGGAATCGGTAGACACCAGGGACTTAAAATCCCTTGCTGACAACAGCGTACGAGTTCGAGTCTCGTCAGCGGCACCATAAAAAATATTGGCACTTTGAAAGGAGAAATTAAAATGCCTGTATTTTATATTTTAGTCATTCTCGCAGCGTGTCTGTTGTGGTTCTTACTAGCTTTTATGTTTAAGCCAATGGGAAAGCTTGGACATAGAATCTGGAAAGATGCAGTAGATGCAATGAATGAGGATGATGAAAACGAAAACAAAAAGGAGTAAAAACAAATGAGAAAAGGTAGTATTGGCGCAATTCTTCTGGCATTTCTGATCTTTGGTGGACTGCTTCTATGTCTAGCATGCACAGAAAAGATTCCGACTGGTTATGTTGGTGTTGTTTACAACATGAGCGGTGGCGTAGATGGTGAAGTGCTTTCCCAGGGCTTCCATATCGTAGCACCCACTAAGAAGGTAACCACTTATTCTGTAGGACTAGAGCAGAGTTATCTGTCTTCTGAAGATGTTGGCGACTCCCCGAAGGATGAAAGTTTCAACATTCCTACTTCTGATGGTAAGACTGTCCGTGTAAATCTAGAATTCTCTTATCGTTTTGATTCCGAGCGTGTTGCAGAAACCTTTACTATGTTTAAGGGTAAGTCTGGTGAAAACATTAAGGAAACCTTTATTAAGCCCAAGGTAATGGCATGGACTCAGGAAGTTTCCGCAAAGTATCCTGTTACAGACATTTTTGGTGACAAGCGTACTGCTATCAATGCAGAGCTAGACATTTATCTGCGTGAAAAGTTTGCACCTTATGGCATTATTATTGACACTGTAAACTTTACTGACATTTCTGTTGACAATGAAACTGCCGCAGCAATTCAGAAGAAGGTTAATGCACAGCAGGAACTAGAGCTTGCAAACATTGAAGCAGAAACTGCAAAGATTCAGGCCCAGAAGGACAAAGAGGTTGCACGTGTTCAGGCAGAAAAGGACAAGGAAGTTGCCGCTATTAAGGCAGAGCAGAAGATTATTGCAGCCGAAGCAGATGCCGAGGCACTAAGAATTGCATCTGAAGCAGAAGCAGAAGCAAACCGTGAGATCGCAGCTTCTCTGACTCCTCAGCTAATCGAGAAGATTAAGTATGAGCAGTGGAATGGTCAGATGCCCAAGGTCACTGGTGGCAGTTCTATTGTAAGTATTGATTAAAACTAAATTGAGGTAACACAATGAAGAAGAACAAGCAGGATATTCTCACTCTAAAGACTCAGGAATATGCATCTGCGGCAAAGGAAGCAGAAAATGCAGTGTCTATGGTTTCTACTGCTATGAATCGTCTAAAGGCAGCAAACCATAGAATGGAAAGCAACATGAAGGACATTCGAGAGTATTGTACCAACATGATGGCTATTCATGATCAGATGGGCAAGGATCATGCCCACAATGAAGCAGTTATTTCCAACTTTTCTAAGCTGCTATGCATTGAAGAGTAATTAAATATAGGGGTGTTTTACACCCCTAAAATATTAATAACAGGCTCATATTATTTACAACAAAATGCAAGTTCGAGTCTTAAATAAATTTTAAGCGGGTGACAAGAACTTGAAAAAATTTCATATCATTTGTGCACTAATATTGATTATTACATTAATTATTGGTTGTGCACATGTACCAAATAATAATAACATTTCAAATAATATAATAGAAACAACAGTTGTTGAAACTGAAATTCCAGCAACAACAGAAGCAGAATACACTTTCTTTAATCCAGATAGCATATTTTCATATGAATATATTTATGATGGAGAAATTATTCCACATATTTTATTTACGCCTTCAATAAGTGATGAAAGTAGACCAAAGCCATTAATTGTATGGCTACATGGAACTGGCGAAAGAAATGCAAATAAGCTAGATTTTTTACTATCTGGTCTACCTTTAACAATCAACATGTGGTTAACTGATGGATTTGATGCTTATGTTCTATGTCCACATCTAACTGGTAAATGGAATATTAGCGTTTGGAATTACATTTATTCAGCAGATAATTTAAAATTATTATTGGATAAATTTATCAGTGAACATAATGTAGACACAGGCAATATTGTTATTGTTGGTCACAGCTTAGGCGGTCAAGGCGCACTATATATGGCACATCAGTTGCCAGAGTATTTTTCTAAATGCGTTGTTCTTAGTGGATATCCAGCAGGAATAGATATTTCAGAAATCAAAATACCTACTATCGGATATGTTGGACAATATAACTGTGGAGAAAGCCGTGACAGCATTAATTATATGATGAACTATTTCGCCCCAGTTTTCGGAGAAGAAAATACATTTAGCATTCCAACTTCTCATGGTAAATTACCATTTGTAGTTTTCAATCAGGATGTTGATGATAATAATAGATCAGATGTTATTGAATGGATGTTTGATGGCATTGATTAATATGCAGGTGTGTATGGAATGGTAGACAGGGTAGACTCAAAATCTACTGGCATATGCCGTGTGGGTTCGAATCCCACCACCTGCACCAAATCCCAAAGCTGACAGAGCGCAGGGGTGAACTTGATGATCCCGTCAGCAGGGCCCGAGCTAAGCCGGGAAGGAAAGCGGCGCTTTTCGGTGAAGTGCGACGCCAAGGATATATCTGGAGAACTGTGTTCTCAATTTAAGGGTTATATCAAACCGAATTAAATATCCAGCAATGGCGAAAATGGTAAACGCAGTCCGCAGTAGGATTGCCTGATAGCGCAGTCGGGCATGATAGTTCAAGTCTATCTTGCTGGGCCAGAATTAAATTAAAAAAAACAAAAAAGGACGGTAACAAATTATGCATTACGAACTACCCGCAATGGAGCGACATGCCATGGAAGAACGAATTAATGAGCTTGAATCTATGCTCAAAGCTATGCAGTCTGATTTTGCAAAGAGCGCAAGAGGAATTTCTCCGTGTTTCTTCTGTGCCAAAGATGATAGTTGTCAGTGTGTAGACGATAAAAAGTGTGAGTTTGTATGGGAAAAGCATAATTAATTAGGAGGAAACAAAAATGTTTAACACTATTGATTCACTAAAGACTCGTATTCATAATCTGCAGCAGCGTGACCCTGTTGCTAATGCAAAGATTATTGCAAAGCTGAAGCGAAGAATCCGTGCACTAGAAAATAAGTAAAAAATATAAAGCCAGGGGTCTTCCCTGGCTTATTTTTTTTGTTACTTGACAAAATGGTAAAATGTGTTATAATAACAATACAAATTTAATGAAGGGAGTATACATAGTGACATATCTTGACTACGCTGCCACAACGCCAATATGTGATGCAGCACAGCAAACAATAATTAAGTATTTAAATTACTTTGGCAACCCATCAAGTTCTCATGAGTTTGGAAGACAATCCAGACTGTTAATCGAAGATGCACGTGAAAGAATTGCCCAATGTATCAACGCAGATCCTAGTGAAATTTACTTCACGTCTGGAGGTTCTGAAGCAAATACACTTGCGTTAAACAATAGGAGATATTCAGCGTCTTCAAAATTTGAGCATCATTCTGTGGTGTCAAATTGGCCAAAAATTTCTATTACAAAAGATGGATTTATCAAGGTACATAAACTAAATAATATGATCTCAGAATGGTGGGAGGTTCCATTTGATGTTATGTCTTGCATGTATGTGAACAATGAAATTGGAACAATACAGCCAGTAAAAGAGCTATCTACTGTAGCGCATAGATATGGTATTTTACTTCACACTGACGCAGTTCAGGCAATGCCTTATGTACACATAGACGTTAAAGATTTGGGTTGCGATATGTTATCTGCAAGTGGGCATAAGTTTGGTGCACCAAAAGGCATAGGATTTTTATATGCAAATTCTCGTTCAAGAATCAAGCCGATCATTAATGGAGGCAAGCAAGAAAACTCTATGCGCCCAGGTACTGAAAATATTTTAGGCATTCTGGCCATGGCTTCGGCGCTTGAAGACGCTGTGGAACATATGGATGAACGTAATGAGCGCATTAAATCTTTAAGAGACAGTCTGCTTGATAAGTTACTTAAAATTGATGGAGCGCATCTTAATGGCTCACTTGAAAATCGCATTCCAGGCAACATCAATATCAGATTTGATGGGGTTTACGGTTCAAGACTAGTTACATTGTGCAGTTTATATGGAGTTTATATTTCCGCAGGATCTGCATGCAACGAAGGCACCACTGAGCCAAGCCACGTGCTTAAAGCAATTAATCTATCAGACGAAGAAGCATTAAGTAGCGTAAGAATTACTTTGGGGCATCAAACTACCGAAGAAGATGTTAACATAGCAGCAGATATTATTACAGCACTAGTTAAAAGGATTCGTTCAGATGAATCTTAAGACATTTGTTATAATGTGCGCTATTATGCTTTCAGCAATGTTTATTAGCTGGTGTATAATACTCTTGACAATACAAAATTAATGTGTTATAATGATGGCACATTAAGAACTAACAGGTGAGCAGAATGGATATCAGAGATCTGAAAGAAGAAATTTTGAATAGAGAGCTCATTTCTGATATCTTGACAGAGCTTGGATGTCATCATGTCAGAGATAAAGGCGATTATATCCAAGCAGGCAATCGTGATGGAGATAACCCAAGCAGTATTGTAGTTTATAAGAATGAATATATCAGCTGTATCAACTATACAAGACAGATAACTAAAAATGGTAGAACAGCTGATATTTTTGACTTGGTTGCTTATGTAGAGGATTGTTCCTTCGCTGAGGCAATGAAATTTGTATGCGGAGTTGCAGGAATTGATTATTACGGTGAAAGAGAAGATTTGCCTGAGTCATTGCAAATTCTTCGTATGCTAAAAGATATGAGCATCAATGATGATGATGAAGATAATAGCCAAGTGAAGCCAATATCTGAAAAAATATTGAGCTACTATCTTCATTGTGGCAATAAGATGTTTGAAGATGACAATATCTCTCTTGAAACCCAAAAAGAATTTGAGATTGGGTATGATCCTCAAAGCAATTATATTACTATCCCTATTCGTGACAGTCTAGGAACGCTTTGTGGTATCAAGGGGCGCTATTTTGGTGAGCCTGACGAGTCACACACCAAATATACGTATTTGGAAAAGTGCAATAAGTCTAAAATTTTATACGGATATTGGCAAAATCGAGAGCATATCAAGCAAAATAAGTATATATATGTGTTAGAAAGCGAAAAGGCAGTTCAGCAATTAGCTACTATTGGAGTGCGTTCATGCGTATCGACTGGCGGCAAAACTATTTCTAAGTACCAAGTTGAAGAGATTATACGAACTGGATGCACTCCAATTCTTGCACTTGATAAGGATGTTGATGAAGAAGAGTTAAAAAAAATAGCATCAATGTTTATGGATGGCATCACCGTTTATGCTGTTATAGATAAAGAAAACATTCTTGATGAAAAAGAAAGCCCATCTGATTGCCCCGAGAAATGGGCAAAGCTTGTTAATAATCATATCTATGATATTAGCAAAGGGGGTGAGTCAGATGGTTAGGTTTGAAGATGAGTGTGTTGGATGCCCTCCAGAAATTGGATGTATGGGAGAATATTGCCCTTATAAAAACGTCCCTACATTATATTGCGATGAATGCGAGGAAGAGAATCAACTTTATTGGTTTGATGGCCAACAGCTTTGTCTTGGTTGTATAGAGGCACGATTGGAAAGGGTTGAATACGACGATGATTGATAAAAATAAGAAAAAAGAAGAGGCTAAACAGCAGCGCAATCTGTGGCCAATGAGTCCAGTAACAAGAATTGTTGAGAGCCGAAAAAAGTATAACAGGCAAAAAGATCGCAAGAATAAGAAATTGTATGATTAAAAAAGAGGTAGAGTGTTGTGGATTTGACAAAGAAAGACAGAGCATATTTTAATATTGCAAAAGAAGTATCTAAGCTGTCTGATTTTCCTAGAGTTCAAATTGGTGCGTGTGCAGTATACAAGCATAAAGTAATCAGCACAGGTTGTAACTCTATGCGCACAAGCCCTCTTCAGAAGAAATATAATCAGTACAGATTTACGGTGGAAACTCCACACACTTGCCACGCCGAAACAAGTTGCCTTAAGCCGCTTATTGGGCGCAAGGATATCGATTTTAGAAATGTAGATATTTACATATTCAGGTCTTATAAAAACGGCGAACTGGGGCTTGCACGGCCTTGTGAGAGCTGTTTTAACTTGATAAAAGACCTTGGAATCAGAAATATTTATTACTCTAATGAGGGCGGGTTCTCTCATGAAGAGATTATATATTAACAATACAAAATTAATAAGGAGAGTTATTAATGAGTCAACAGGATATATACGAATCTCTTTGTAAGAAGTGTTATATTCGTATTATGAAGCCGACCAAGAAGGAAATTAAGAAGATTGTTATGAGTGACGAAGAGTATCAGTGTGATTGTTGTAATAAGACTGATTACATTGTTGAGTATGTGGAGGATTAACAATGACAGAAGAAAGACTGAAATTCATTCAGCCAATTTTAGACACATTTGAGAATGAAGATATTAAAGAATTTGCAGTTGTTTTGCTTGGCGATTTGCCTGATTATATTTGGCATGTAGGCGCAAGCTCCACTGGCAAATATCACCCAGCATATTCGCTTGGAGAAATGGGTTTGATGAGACATCAAGTTGCAGTAGTTAGATTTTTAAATTTCTTTTTGGAGTTAGAACAATATAATAGCAAGTTAACAAGCAGAGAAAGGGATCTTATTAGACTTTCTGGACTTGTGCACGATGGGCGCAAATCAGGATCTCAGGAAGATTATGAAAAGTCCAAGTACACCAGATTTAATCATCCTATTCTGATGGCAGACGTAATTAGAAGTTTTGATGGAAAGTATTTAACTCATGAAGAAATTGAAATGGTAGCCGATACCATTAGCAAACATATGGGACAATGGAACGAAGACAAAAAAACTGGTGTTGAGCTTCCTAAGCCTAATAATAAGTTTGCCAGAATGGTTCATGTTGCAGACTATCTTGCATCTAGAAAATGCTTGACTATGGACTTTGATGGATATTTCATGGTGCAAGAAAATGTTGAATTTGATGAGAATTATACACTACCATTCGGTAAGCATTCAGGTAAACGTCTAATTGATGTGTATAGATCTGCGCCTGACTATATTGCGTGGATGGAAGAAAACATTAAAAAGCCTGATATTTTGAATATGATTAAGGCAATGAAAGAACATTTGAATAAGGAGAATAAAGAATGAAGGTTGAAGTGCTAACTGGTGGAGAATTTCGTGATGTCGTAAGTCATCTACATATTGCAGCAAAGCGTACATATAGATGTCCGCATGATCCATACAATGACCATCCTTATTATGAAGTTTGGAAAGTAGAAAAGTGTGACCTAGGCAATATTGAATCATTCTGTATGAATGAAGAAATTTTCTGCTGCTTTTCAAATGGCGAGCACAGAGGAACCGCATATGATTTCCTAACCATTAATGGTGTTGGAGTAATTGCTTGGCAAGAGGGAAGCAAGAAAGATACATTTAATTGTCTAAGTGATTACTTTAAGGATTGTATTGGTGTAACTGATAGCTATAAGATTGGCGCTTATTCTGTGTATCTGGCAAAGACTAACGGTTGGTCTTTGAGTGATATGTGGAAGAAATTGGAGGGCTAAGAGAATGACTGTAACAGAGTGCAAGGTAGAAACGATTAAGCACATTGAAAATGTAAGAATGTATATTAGAATGTTTACAGATGCACTTACAACTCGTGGAGTTAAACATGATGCTTCTAAGCTAGAAAGTCCAGAAGTAGAAGCATTTACTAAATGCACTCCAAAGTTGGCAAAACTGACTTACGGAACACCAGAATATAACGAGTCACTAAAGGAACTTAATACAGCACTTCAACATCACTATGCGTGTAATCGTCATCATCCTGAGCATTTTAGCAAAGGTATTAACGATATGACTCTTGTTGATGTTGTGGAAATGTTATGTGATTGGAAGGCTGCTAGTATGAGGCAACATGATGGCAATCTGCTCAAATCAATTGAAATTAACGCAACAAGATTTGGATATGATGACCAGCTAAAGCAGATCTTTATTAATACTGCAAAAATGCTTGATGAATAAATGTTGATTTTATTTGAGGTATGAAAAATGAGTAATGAATGGAAAGATTATCAGCATGATATTCGGACAGATTTTGAATATAACTTTGAATCTTCAATTGATGGTATTCCAGATGGCTGGATTAAGTCATTTTTCCCTCAATTAAAAGACGAATTGTTTAAAGCGTGCGGCGCATATGCGGACGAGATAATGTTTTATCAGATTAAAGAAAAGTACGGGCAGTTAACTGTGTACTGGAATTTCCCCGATAAAGATTATTATACAGATATAGACAATAAAGATATTGAAGAGATCATTCCGACTGTCCAAGATATTATTAAGAGGTATACTGAAATTAGCAGACATACCTGTATAATCTGTGGCAAAGAAACAGCACATATGACGTATGGACATATCATTGTGCCGCTTTGTGGTAGTTGCGAAGATAAACTTTAACTAAAATAAACAAATGGCCGAAGTGATCTTTGGCCATTTTGCCATATTGATTTCTGGAAAATATATGATATACTAACAGTACAAAATGAATGGAGGTACAAAACAATGCTTGATCTAAAATATGAACTGAAGAAATGTAAGGAATGTAGCTGCTCTAGATGCAGTCTAAATGGAACAAATGGATGCTTTATTGAAGTTGCTATTAAAGAGCTTGATAGATATGAGCAGGCTTTTGATTCCATGGAAAAACATAAGAATGATGAAGATTAATTAGAAAGGACAATAAGAAATGGCTTATACAGCATTTATTACAAGAATTAAGAATCTGCGTACACACCCTAAGGCGGATCGACTGCAGATGGGTGAGTGCTTTGGTAACACTGTAATTGTCTCTCTGGAATACGAGGACAACCAGCTTGGCATTTACTTCCCTTCTGATGGACAGATTAGCACTGCATTTGCAGAAGCAAATAACCTGCTTCGCAAGAAGGATGAAAACGGCAATAACATTGGCGGTTACATGGATCCCGACAAGCGCAACGTCACTGCTATTAAGCTTCGTGGAGAAAAGTCTGATGGCCTGTTCCTGCCTCTGAAGTCTCTTGAGCCTTTTGGTGACATTACCACTCTGCGTGAGGGTGACCGAATTGATAACTTTAATGGACATGAGATTTGCTGCAAGTATGTACCTTTTAAGCGTGAACGTACTGCCGCAGGTGGAGCAGGAAAGCGCATTAAGCGTAGAGCTAAGAGAAGCATTGCACCTCTGTTTTATGAGCATATGGACACTGAGCAGCTCGCCTACAATCTGGCAGCTTTTAAGCCCGGTGACGAGATTGAAATCACTCTAAAGATGCATGGCACTTCTCAGCGAACTGCACACCTACCTGTGTTTAAGGACTACAAGCGCACAATCTGGGACAAACTATTCCGTCGTGAAGGTACTCCTGTTTATGATTGGGGTTACGTCTCTGGCACTCGTCGTACTGTTCTAGAGAATTTTGAAGGTGGATATTATGGATCTAACGAGTTCCGTGAAGCACATTCTAAGTTCTTTGAGGGCAAGCTGTGGAAGGGCGAAGAGGTCTACTACGAGGTGGTTGGTTTCACTCATACTGGCGCACCTATTATGTCTACGGCAGACAATAAGAAGCTGAACGACAAGGAGTTTGTTAAGCAGTATGGAAAGACTACTACTTTCTCTTATGGTTGTGCCCCTGATGGTGTAAATTCCGCAGATGGAGTTATTCCTCAGTCTGATATCTACGTTTACCGTATGACAATGACCAATGAAGATGGTGATGTTGTCGAGTACACTCCTGATTTCATGCGCTATCGTTGTGAGCAGATGGGTGTTAAGACTGTCCCTGTGATGTGGAAGGGCACTATTCCTTACGCAGATTGGCTTGAAGCTAACACGTGGGAAAGCGCAGGGCATTATGCAATTACTCGTGCAGAAAAGTACTATGATGGTCCCGACCCTATTGGCAAGACTCATGTCCGTGAAGGCGTTGTAGTTCGTATTCTGAACCGTCCTAAATTCTGTGCATACAAGCATAAGAACTGGTCTTTCAAGGCTCTTGAAGGAATTGTTAAGGTTGAAGCTGAGGCTCCTGATATGGAAGAAGCCGATGGCATTAATGAGGAAGTGATGACTGATGAATTTTCACAGTGATGAATGGATCATGCGGAATGTTCGAGAGCACTACAACGAGGCTCTCGAACACTTCCCCGAAGATAGAATTGTAGGTATCTTTTATCAGGGCAGCGGTAACTACGGCCTTGACTATGAAGGTTCTGATGTAGACACCAAGCTGATTGTCACGCCAACCTTTGAAGATATTGCAATGAATAAAAAGGCAGTAAGTACAACTCATATCAGAGAGAATGAAGAGCACATCGATTTTAAGGATATTAGACTCTATATCCAGACTTTCAGAAAGCAAAACTTGAACTTCCTAGAAATCCTGTTTACTAAATATGCAATTATCAATCCTATGTATAAAGATGAATGGGATAGACTTGTAAAGGCTCGTGAGAAAATTGCACGCTATGCACCTGTACAGGCTATTAAGTCTATGAAGGGCATTGCAAAAGAAAAGTATCATGCAATGGAACATCACTATCCTGCACGAATGGCATGGATTGAGAAGTTTTCTTACGATCCGAAACAACTGCATCATCTACTGAGAGTTAATGAATATATCAGCAGATACATTGACGGCGAATCATATGAAGATTGCTTGATTTCAAAAATGCCAGACTATTTACAGTCAGTAAAACTTGGTTTTCACAACCTGGATGATGCTCGCATGATTGCTAATTGGGCTATTGGCTGTATTGATAAAATGTGCGATAAGTATCTAGAGACTTGTTCAACTGAAGTTGATAAAGATGTTGATGTTCTACTTGATGATGTGCAGTACAACATTATGAAGATTGCTATTAAGAAAGAAATTGGTGATTAAAATGAACAGACCTAGTTTAATTTTACTTGTCGGAATTCCCGGCTCAGGCAAAACTACATACGCAGAAAAATATATTAAAGAGAATCCCAATACAGTACATCTTTCCTCCGACAAGATTCGTGAAGAACTTTGGGGTAATGAAGCTACTCAGGGCGACAACAACAAAGTGTTTTCTCTGATGCAGTCTAGAGCAATTGAAGCACTGAATAACGGACAGTCTGTGGTATATGACGCTACGAACATTACAAGAAAAGACAGATCTTACATTATCACTCTTTGCCCTAAGTTTGCTAAGATTGAGTGCCATATTATTTGGGCACCTATTGAGACTTGCATCGAGAGAGACGCTGCCAGAGAACGCACTGTTGGCAAGGAAGTCATTGATAGAATGCTTAAGCGATTCCAGGCACCTTATTATGATGAAGGGTTTGATGGTATCTATATTCGTTATTCTGATGACAATTTTAATGCAAAAGAATACAGTAAAAAGATAGTTATGAACATGGATATCCCTCATGATAACCCTCATCACACTTTGAATATTTTAGATCATTGTGCTGAAGCAGGATCATATTTTTATGAAAGAGGTCAGTATGACGAAGTGTGGGTGGCAGCTATGTATCATGACATAGGAAAACCATACGTAAAAGCATTTGTTGATAGCAAAGGTAATCCTTGTGAGAATGCTCATTACTACCAGCATCAATGTTTGGGTTCATATATGTATTATGGAATGACTAGTGAAATTGGTGGTACTAGTGACACATGGGTAAAAATTGCTTGGCTGATTTCCACACATATGGATCCTTATCTAAATACGAAATATTACAATAGACTTCCTGCTTATCTAAAGAAACAGGTAGATTTGCTTCACGAGGCGGACAGGAATGCACATTAAGTAATTAAAAATAAAAGATGCATAGACGATACAAAATTAATGTAAAATTGGAGTGGTTCTATGCCAAATAAAATTGATAAAAAAACAGAAAAAGATATAATTGATTTATATAATAATGGATACGGGACTATGGAAATATCACAAAAATGTGAAATTCATAGAGCAACTGTTCAAAGAATTTTAAAAAGAAATAATATAGATTTACGTAAACGTACACCTGTACATTATGACATTCATTTCTTTGACGAATACAATGAAAATAGTTGTTATTGGGCAGGGTTTATTGCAGCAGATGGATATGTGAGATCCGACAGAGCAGCTGTAACAATACATTTAGCAAGTGTAGATTATGAGCATTTGTTAAAACTTGCCAAATTAACCAATTATGAAGGGAACGTCAAACTCAATAAGAATGATTGTTATATTACATTTGCTGGCAAATGGTTTCAAGATGCTCTAGATAAAAATTTTAATATACGTCCAAATAAAACATTTGATATTACAATTCCAGACAAAATTCCAGAAGATATGGTTAAACATTTTATTCGTGGTTACTTTGATGGCGATGGTAGTGTAACTCATACAAACAATTATTTACGCATTAATTTCACTTCTGGATCTGAAACTATGCTTCAACAGATTATGAATTTTGTATATAACAATAATATATTAGTTCGAAATAATACTGGAATGCCACCAATCCATCAATATGTAATTAACTATTCTTGTAGTGTTGCATATAAAATTCTAGACATATTATATGGATGTTCATCAGACTTAACAAGACTGGATAGAAAATATCAATTATATTTAAGTTATAAAAAATCTAAAAGTCCATTGGCAAATTAATTTGATTGGAGAATAATATTATGGATACAAGTGAACTAGCAAAAAGAATGAAAGACTATGAGTCTGTGCCAAAAGCAAGGCTGATGAGGCGTTGTCCCGTGGCATGTCGTATTGACGGAAAGGCTCACCATAGCTTTACAAAAGGATTCAAAAGACCGTTTGACGAAGTTTATATTAAGTCGATGCAGAAAACAGCAAAATATTTATGTGAAAATGTACAAGGTGTTGTGCTGTCATATCAGCAGTCAGATGAAATTACTTTGATTTTAATTGACTATAAAGAATTCAACACATCTCCATATTTTGACTACGAAATTCAAAAGCTGTGTTCAATTCTAGCTTCTATGGCAACTATGGCGTTCAATAAGTTTTTTGCAAACGAATGTTGTCAGTGGTTTGAAAATAACATTGATTGGAGTGACCTAGACGTTGTCGCAGCAGATGAAGATATCAAGAAGTTGTTTAATGCCTATACCAAGGCTTGTGAAAAAGGTGCAATGTTCGATGCTAGAGTATTTAATATCCCTAAGGAAGAAGTCATGAACCTTCTATATTGGAGACAGTTAGATGCTACTAGAAACAGCATTCAAATGGTTGGGCAGGCAAACTTCTCTCATAATCAGCTTCACGGTAAGAACTGTAGCGATATTCAGGATATGTTAATGTTCGAAAAGGGCATCAACTGGAACGATTATCCGACTCACCTAAAGCGTGGCAGCTGTTGTATTAAGAAACCTTTCAAGATTAATGAGGGCACCGAGCAGGAAACAGTTCGTAACAAATGGGTAATTGACACTGAGATACCTATTTTCACGCAAGATAAAGATTATGTAAATAAATTGATTTTTATTTAAAAAAGTTCTTGACAAACAAAGAATATATGATATAATACACACAGTTAAATAACAACACAAAATTAATTAAGGAGAAAAACATTGTGGGTAAATATCAGAAAAAAGTAAATCGCTTTTCTCAAATTCAAAAAGTAGTGATTTACGTAATCATTTTTGCTATTGTGATTATGACTCCCGTTGTAAGTCAACGAGTCAAGTACGAAAAGCAAATTGCAGAAATTAATGCCAATCACGAAGAAGAGATGGTTGCTCTTCGTGCAGAATTACAGAGTGATTACGAATCCAAAGTCTCTGAACTTGAACAATACTATGAATATGGTGGAGATGTTTCTCAGATCGAACGAGAAGCAGAATACATCGCAAAGGTTATTTATGGCACTGCTCGCAATCATGTGGATTCCGATAAGAAAGCTGTTGTGTGGTGTATCTTAAATCGAGTTGAACATTATGCCCACCCTGACACTATTGCAGAAGTTTGTGAACAGCCTAAACAGTGGATGGGCTACTCTAGTGACAATCCAGTTTTAACTGAGAATTATGATTTAGCTCTAGCTGAATTAAAGACCTGGTATAACGATGGTCATCGCCCTATGAGTAGTGACTACATCTATTTATCTTGGTCTTCCAAGGAAATTCTGTTGCGAGATACTTTTGAAGAAAACAAGAACACCCATTATTGGCGTATGAGATAAAGGAGACTTTAAATGAAGAGTTCAAAGATTGTATTAATTACTATTGCAATTATTATTGCAACTATTCTACTGGGTGTATTTGCATTCCAGGGTGTGCAGAATAAAGCAATTTCCCTAGAGGAGCAGATTTACACTGCATACTCTGACATTGATGTTCAGCAGAAGCGCAGAGCAGACCTTATTCCCAATCTGGTAGACTGCGTTAAAGCATATGACAAGCATGAATATCAGACTCTGATGGACGTTGTGAGCGCAAGAGGCACTGATTCTGACCAGTCTGTAGCAGAAATCCAGACTATGATTCAGGCGGTTGCAGAAGCGTATCCTGACCTGAAGAGCAATGAGAACTATAAGGAGCTTATGAATGAGCTTGCAACCACAGAGAATCTAATTGCAAACTACCGTAGCAACTATAATAAATGGATCAAGAGCTATAATCAGTATGTTCGCAAGTTCCCTAACAAGCAGATTCTAAGTATGCTTGGCTATGAAGCAGTTGCCTATACTTATTTGGACTATAATACGTCTGCCGATGCCCCTACTAATTTGTTTGGTGATTAATAATGAAAGTTACAAAACGAGAAGTTCTGTTTAGCATTGTTATTGTTTGTGCCATGCTCATCATTGGTATTGTTATTGCTGGCAATATCAATGATGCAGTTATGGAAAAGCAGCAAGAATATATTACTGCATTGCAAATTAATAATGATAAAGACCTATTTGAATATGGTATGAGAACGAACGTTGGTAATGCATTTGTATATGGTGAGCTAAAAGCTGTTGACACCGTGACGTTCGATGAAATTGGTGGAGAATATTCATATGTTGAAAAAGTCAAAGAGAGATACACAAGACACACCAGAACCGTAACAAAAACTAGAACTGTTAATGGCAAGACTCAAACATATACTGAAACAGAAGTGTATTGGACCTGGGATGAAGTAGATAGTTGGGATAAACATTCTGAGAAAATTACATTTTTAGACGTTGAGTTTGATTATGGTAAAATTAATTTTCCCAGTGAACGTCATATTGACACACAAGATGGCGGATATCATATTAGATATGTATACTATGGTGCACCAACATACAGCATTGGTACAATTTATACAAATTTAAAAGATGATACAATTTCTAACTATACCACTATGTATCATAACTGCACAATTGAAGAAACTCTTGAGATTAAAACAAACGATTTTGGAATTATATTCTTTTGGATTTGTTGGGTTTTCCTAACTGGCGTAGTTGTTTATGGATTCTATTATATCGACAATAGGTGGCTCGAAGACAACTATAGAAGAAGATATTATTAATTTATACGGGTCACGGCAAAACTGTGGCCCGTTTTTTGTATATATTGTCAATATTGACAATACAAAATTAATGTGGTATAATAGCGATGCTAGAAAGGAGTTGGAATTATTTGAAATATAAACTAATAGGAAGCAATGATACAAATAATATAATTAAAACAATATTAAACAACAGAGGAATAGAAGACTGGAATGGGTACATTAACCTTAGTAAAGCTCCACGAGACACATATGATAACTTGGATAATATTGCAAAAGCTGTTTTTGCGTTTGATTTGCACTATGTACAGAAACATCCAATTGCAATTCTTGTGGACAATGACGTTGATGGTGTTTGTAGTAGTACATTAATGTACAGGTTTATTAAGACACTTGATCCAGATTACGATGTTAGAATGTATGTTCACAGAAAAAATAAGAGTCATGGACTAGATGGAGACTTCGACATTGACAGTGATATTAAGTTGTTAATTGTGCCAGATGCAGGATCCAACGATGTTGCAGAGCATAAAAGACTGTATTACGAGCTTGGAATTGATTGTTTGTGTTTAGACCATCACCAAGTAACTGTTGATACAAGCAAGAGCCCAGCGATCATTGTTAACAATCAAACAAGTGATAGATATGAAAACAAAGGATGCTGTGGCGCATCAGTGACACTAGAATTCTGCAGAGCACTAGAAGAATTTTATTGGGAAGACGTATGCGACGATCTGTTAGACCTTGCCGCTGTGGCAAATGTATGTGACATTATGCCAATCACTGAATTTGAAACTAGAGCAGTAATTAATGAGGGCTTGTCTAATATAAACAACAAGATGCTACAAGAAATCATTAAAGCTCAAGACTTCTCCATGAAAGGTATTGTGAGTCCACATACAGTAGGTTTTTATGTTGGCCCTCTAATCAATGCTTTTATTCGCATGGCAACTTTTGAAGAGCGTCAACTACTTGTTCGAGCATTTTGCGAAGATGAGTCTGAAACTTTTTCGTACACAAAACGTGGAGAATCACTACCAACTGAAGAGAACATTTATGAACATGTTGTTCGACTAATGAAGTCATATAAGGGCAAACAAGACCGACAGAGACAAAATACTTTACCTACGCTTGTAAACAAGGGTAAAGAGTGTGATGGTAACGTTGCACTTATTGATGCCACTGGCATTATTGACACATCTCTAACAGGAGTTGTGGCAATCAAGGTTTCAGAATCTTTAAACAAGCCAACATTACTTTTACAACAAAGAAATGACAAAGTGTATGGAGGAAGTGGCAGAGTATTTGATAACTGTCCAATAGAAGACTTCAGAGCACTTGTTGATGAATGTCCTTACACCACCTTGGCACAAGGGCACCCAGGTGCATTCGGAATTGAGATTCCAGTTGAGAATATAGGACTTGCAAGAGATTGGCTTAACGAGCGGCTTGCGAATGTTGATATGGATAAAGTCTACAACGTTGACTTCGAAATCAACGCAGAAAATCTTTCTATTCCAATGTTCCAAGCGCTTGACCAAAACAAAACACTTTGGGGACATAACGTTAACGAACCTTTGTTCGCAATTAATAATCTACACATATCTTCTGAGAACTCTAGAATCTGTGGCAAAAGTCAAAATACAATTCAGATTTATGATGAAGTAGCAAACGTAAAGTATGTTATGTTCTTCTGCAATGGAGCAGAGGAACTGTATCAATGGATTAGTAATAACTGGGGAGATGATAAAGCAGTTATTACTGTTATTGGTACACTTGGATTGAGCTTGTATGAAGGTAAGCTAGATAGTCAAGTTATTATTAAGGATGCAAGAATAGAAAAAACAATACAAAATTAATATAAAAGGAGCAATAAAATGATTCATTCTTATCAGAAACCTTTGAGTGGCAAAAGTGTTGGTGTAGTATTTGGCTCTTTTGCCCCTCTACACCAAGGTCATCTGGACTGCATTATGAGGGCAAAGAAAGAAAATGATGGCGGCGCAATTGTAATCGTTTGCGGATTCGACGGTGACAAGGGTGGTAAAATGATGCCACTAAAGCGAAGATACAGATATGTTAGAGAGTTCTTCTCTGATGATGATTTGGTTGCTGTATATGCAATTGATGACGGTGAGATTGGCGCAGAGCCTTATCCTAATGGTTGGGAAAAGTGGCTCGACGAGTTTTGGAATATTTGGGAAAAGGCCACTGAGCTATCTTGGAAAGAAACAGATGGTCCAGAAGGTTTTGAAACTAGTGTTAGTTTGGAACGTCCTAAGCGCCACTGGTATGCAGGTGACCCTAATTATGTGAGTGACCTCGTTGAACGTGGCGAAGAAGCAACTCTGCTTGACCGTGTAGCAGACAATCCTATTTGTGCAACAATGATTCGTCAGAATCCTATTAAGCACTGGGATAAAATTACTTTCCCCTTCCGTCGTCTGTTTAGCCACAACATTCTAATTTGTGGCACAGCATCTGAAGGTAAATCAACTCTTACAACGGATCTTGGTAAGTATTTCAATGCGCCTTATAGCTATGAATGGGCACGTGACTATATGAGAGAAAGTTGCGTTATTGACTGGGAACTAGATGGCGCAGATTATATGGCTTTCCTTGAAGGCCAGTACAACCTAAACAAGCAGATGATTAATTCTCCTGGCAATCATGGCATTTTCTTTGCTGATTCTGACTCTATGGTAACTAGAATGTATGCAGAGTATTATGCTCAGGATGAAACTTGTGCGCTTACTCAAGAAGAATTTGAACGAGTAGCAGTAATGGCCGATGAAATTACACGTAAATCTCGTTGGGACAAGATCTTCTTACTGGCACCGCATGGTGTATTTGTTGACGACCATGAAAGATATATGGCTCATTCTGGCATGAAGGAACGGCAAGAGCTATTTGAAATCCTATGCAGAAACATTAAGGAATCTGGAAACTGGGACAAGGTTACAATTCTAACTGGAAACTATTACGAAAATTTCATGGCAATTGTAAGTTATGTAAAAGATCGAATTGAGAAAGGCATGGCTGATTAAATGGCTAAAATGTATTTAATGTGCGGTTGCAGTGGCGCAGGAAAGACAACATTTGCAAAAGAGTTTGCCAAGAAAAATAGCCTTAAGTATTTAGGTATTGATGATTTCTACGCACTAGTCAATGGTGATGAATGTATACACACTAATTCATTTGAAGTGTGGATTGAATTTTATAAAGCAATTCATGAAGCAGAGATTAATAATCTTGACGTAGTTATTGATACAAATGCAATTACTCGTTCTCATCGTGAACAGTTTATTGATTGGTTTCCAACTTTTGAACATCATCTAATTTACATTAAAGCTACACATGACCTAAGAAAGCAGAACAATAAATCTCGTCGCAGACAAGTTCCAGACGATGTAATGGATAAAATGCGTGACCAATTTCAAATACCTTTGTTGAGTGAAAAGTTTAAAACAATCACAATAATTAGAAACGTTGATAATAATTTTAGAGTACCTATTGTATTAAAAGGAGAAGCAAAATGAAGAATTGGGTATTGAAGAATTTTTGGAATGGATACACTCTTTTCGAGAAGCTGTTTATGCTAGTAGCAGTAGCAATGCAGGTGATTGTCTTTATGATTACACCTGATAGTTGGCTAAATATCGTAGCTGGCCTTGCTGGTGTAGTGTCTGTTATTATGTGCGCCAAGGGTAGAACCATGTTCTATTTTATTGGCTTTATTCAGACGGTAACGTATCTGGTTCTTGCATGGCAGAATAGATTTTATGGCGAAGTGCTTGAAAACATTTTCTACTTTGTAACTATGATTTTGGGCATTTTTGAGTGGAAGAAGAATGAAGTCACCAATGCTGACGGTACTGAGGATGTTATTGCCAAGAAGTTCAGTCCCACTCAGTGGATTCTGTCTATTGCTGGCACTGTAATTGCAACGATGGCTATGGGTTACTGGTTAGACGGTATTGGTAGCGCACAGGCATATACAGATGCAGCTACTAATGTTATGGCTATCTTTGCTCAGCTTTTAATGGTTTGGAGATTCCGTGAGCAGTGGATTTGGTGGATCGTAATTGATCTGTTCTGCATCAAGATGTGGTTCGTTGCAGGTAATTGGTCCATGGTTGCAATGTACATTGTTTGGACTGTAAATGCAATTTATGGTTGGATTAATTGGAGTAAGTTGAACAAGATTCAGAGCGTTAAGGAGGCTTAAATATGACACTAGAAAAGCTACAGTCTGAAATGGTTCAGGCTATGAAGGACAAAGATAAACTACGCAAGTCCGTACTTTCTGGACTTGTGGACGCAGTAAAGAAAGCATCTATGACCAATAATGGTCGTATTGAAATTACAGAGCAGCTTGTTGATGAAGTTCTGTTAAAGTATAAGAAAATGGTTCAAGAACAGATTGACACTTGTCCTGCAAAGCGCATTGAAACTCTTGAAGAGTATAAGGCGCAGATGGCAGTTGTTACCGAATTTGCACCTACTCTGATCACTGATGAAACTGAGATTCATTATCTCATTCTTGACATTGTTAATAATGAACATGAATTCTCAAAATCAAATAGAGGCGTTCTTATGAAGATTCTTGCTCCTGTACTGAAGGGTAAGGCAGATATGAGTATTGTTAATAAGGTACTTGGAGGAATGTTGCAGTGAACACTAATATATTTGTGCCAAAGCAAATCAATGTTGGTTTTCAAAATCGCAAAGATACATATTCTGGCAAGCTCGCATATGTAATTTACTTTGACGAAAAAGGAAAACTTCGCAAAGAAACTTCATGGAATAGTTGGAGAGATGAGAACATCCCCAATGAAATCTATGACAATGAGCCAACTGAAGGATTTGTTTTAAACAAAAAGGTTGGCGGTGTGGAAGAATGTTGGGGCTGGGATCCAAGAAAAACATACACAAGAGTCTATGATCCAAGAGGATTTGAATTTGAAATTACAATTCCTAATCTGCTATGGATTCTAGAAAACGCCAATTGTATTAAGGGCAAGGGTCTTGAAGGTGAGTTTGTTTATGGTTGGGATGGAAAGGAACTATTGCTAGTTCCTGTAGACTCTGCAGACTATAAAGAAATTGAAAGAAAGAATAAGATTTTCCACAATAACGAATTTATTAAAGCAAAAGACTTAAAAGTTGGCGCAACATATTTAAGTAAAAACGACGGTAAATACGTATATATGGGAAAGTTTGATAAATATGAACAAGGTTATTGGAAAAATGGTTTGTTCTTTACAACTCGCAAAAAGATGATTAAATATTGTGAAGAAAACAATATTCCGCCAACAAAAACATATAATGGTTATTGGACTACAAGCTGTTATGAAGCAGATAAGTGGGATTATGGCCCTGTTGGTAAACAGCATTGTTTCTATTACTCATGGACAGACAGTAATGGTGCAGAGCGTTCTACATTTGAATGGAAAGCTTCAATTAGTAAATTTTTAATTAATGTAATTGATGAAAATTGTAATGCAAATTATGCAACATATTTTGATTCATTGGAGCGCAAGCCAAGCTATTCTATGCCAGATAACGATAAAGTAACATACCACGAAGAGTTACTTGAAGACTTCTCTAAAAGAGCATATACTCCAAATTATTATTGGCCATATGCAACAGTTTATTTTTATTCAAATATAAATGGCAAAATTGAACGTTTTAAAATTGTTCCTAAAAATAGTAATGTTAATGAATATGTGTTATATAAATGCAAAGTAGATAATAATTATGCAGAAAAAGAAGTTCTAGATATTTTTCCTGTAATAAGTGAAGAAAAAACTGAATATCGTTGGCCATATAAAAAGTACACAGAACATCACATGATTCCAGCAACATGGCAGGAAATATATAATAAAATGAAACCAATGTACAAGCAAACTTATTTAACTAATGGAAAAGAATATACAAAGGGGTATTAATTATGAGCAAGAATGATGATAGAATTTTAACTCTCAAGAAACAGATTGAAGACAAGAAGAAGGAGCTAGGTAAGCAGCCTAGATTCACTCCTGTAACCACATGTATGTTTACTTATAACGGCAATAGAGTGAATATTCACACTCTAACATCTGTTAAGGATATTAATGCAATGTTAGTTTATTTTAATATCTACGCCATGTCTGCAGAGAACCTTGGCATTAACCTAGAAGATGTTGCTTTTGATGGTTTTTCTGTTGCTGATTGGATGGAAGACCTACATTCTAAGAAGACAGTTATTGAATATACCGCAAAGAAGTCTCAGCTAACTGTAATGGAAAAGAAGTTGGACAAGCTACTATCTGACGATAAGAAGACAGAGCTAGAAATTGATGCAATTGCTGACCTGTTGGGGTGATAAATATGTTTGGTTTTAACAAAAATAATAGCTTTAGTCGAATTGTTATTAATGGAAAATCCATTGACTGTGTTGGTAATAACATTACTGTACAAAACGGCAAAGTCATCGTTGATGGCAAGGTAATTCAGTCCAACATTGGATATGATATCAAGGTTGTTGTATATGGTGACGTAAATAAGCTTGATTGCGCTGGCTCTGTTGAAGTGCATGGCAATTGTGGTTCCATTGATTGTAGCGGCAGCTGTAAAGTAGATGGTAATGTTAATGGTGACATTGACGCAAGTGGATCTGTGACTTGTGGTAATGTCTCAGGTGATATTGATTGCAGTGGAAGTGTAAGATGTAGAAGGGGATAAAGTGAATAAAATTGATAGAATTAAAGAACTCGTAGAGCTGCTAAATCATTATCGAAATGAATATTATAACAACTCTCGCAGTGAAATCTCAGATTTTGAATATGACCAGTTATTTGACGAACTTGTTAGTCTAGAATCAGAAACTGGTTTTATTATGGCAGTGTCACCAACACAAACAGTTGGTTATGAGGTTAAGTCAGAACTGAAAAAAGTGAAACATAATCATCCTATGTTGTCACTTGATAAAACCAAAAGCGTAGATGATGTACTTTCATTCCTTGATGGAAAAGATGGCGCAATTATGGCCAAGATGGATGGGCTGACATGTTCGCTACGATATTTGAATGGAGAGCTTGTTTCTGCTGAAACGAGAGGCAATGGTGAGGTCGGAGAGGATATTTTGCACTGTGCAAAAACTATTAAAAATATTCCTCTTAAAATTAATTGCACAGAAGAAATCATTATTGATGGCGAAGTGATTATTACATATGATGACTTTGAAAAAATCAATTCCACATTACCAGACGATCAAAAATACAAACATCCACGAAACCTTGCGTCAGGATCTATTAGACAGCTTGATAGCAATATTGCCGCACAAAGAAACATGAAGTTCATTGCGTGGAAAGTTATTAAAGGTTGTAGTAATAATTCTTTTATACGTAGGTTGATGTTTGCAAGTGGACTTGGGTTTAGCACTACTCCACTAATTCCACTGCCGACGATTTTTCAAAATAAAGAGCAGATTCAAATTGCGATTGAACAAATTAAGATTTGGTCTAAAGAAGAAGGATATCCTATTGACGGATGTGTGTTTGGATATGACGATGTAGCTTATGGTAAATCACTTGGTGCAACAGGACACCATCTGCGTAGCCAACTTGCTTTTAAGTTTTATGATGAGTTATATCCTACAAGATTACAATATATTGATTGGACAATTGGTAAGTCTTCTCAGCTAACACCAACAGCAGTATTTGATACTGTAGAAATTGATGGAGCCGATGTGTCACGTGCATCACTACATAATATCAGTATTATTAAAAATCTTGGACTGACTAATGGTTGTACTGTAAATGTATTTAAGGCCAATCAAATTATCCCACAGATTGACTCTTGTGAAAATGATGGCAGTGGTGATATTGAAATCCCTATGACTTGCCCGATTTGTGGAGGAGCAACTGCTATTAAAAGAGATAATGAATCTGAGGTGCTAATCTGTACAAATTCTGAGTGTGCGGGCAAGAAGCTTGCGCAGTTTACTCACTTTGTTTCTAAGAAAGGTATGGATATTAAAAATTTATCTGAGGCAACACTTCAAGATTTGATCTCACATGGATTTATCCACAACTTCAAAGACATTTACCATCTTGCTGACCATAAACAGCAACTTATTCGTCTAGATGGATTTGGCAAAAAATCAGTGGAAAATCTGCTAAAATCTATTGAAGATTCGAGGAATGTGAAGCTTGAGAATTTTATTGCTGCACTAGGCATTCCAAACATTGGACTATCAGCGTCTAAAACTATATCAAAACACTTCAGTGGCAGCTATAAAGAATTAATGAATACATATTTTTACTGGCGTTTTGATTGGACAGCTCTTGAAGACTTTGGAGATGTTATGGCAGAAAGTATCAATAAGTATTTGTGTAATCATTTTGAAGAAATTAATGAATTGGCCGATGAAATGAATTTTATACTTCCAGAGGAGCATAATGATAATTCTCTTGAAGGATTAAAGTTTTGCATAACTGGCAGTTTCAGTCAGCCTAGAGATGGCCTCAAGAAGCAGTTAGAGAGCCGTGGAGCCAAGTTTATCAGCTCCGTGAGCAAGAATCTGGACATTCTTTTCGCAGGAGAGAAGGCTGGCAGCAAGCTTACAAAGGCACAACAGCTTGGTGTTAGAGTTGCAAATGAAGAAGAATTAATGAAGATGCTTGGAGAACATATATGATAAATATGGCGCCAATAGTATTAAACTTAATTAACGCATCAAGGCGTCCTACTGCAAGTAAAAGACAGCCTAATCCAAATTACAAGCATCCTGCATCAGTAGCTAATCGAGATATTCTTGATGGTAGAGGTTTAAAACCACTTGGGCACACAAATATTCCTATGTCACCAGTGAAACCGTCTGTCAAACATAATATACATATCAAAATGACTTATGATAATGTATGGCATATTTATGTTAATAATAAGCTAACATTTAGTACTACTTCAAACAAGAATTTACTAAAACATTTAGCAACAATTATTAATAATAAAAATTAATTGAAAAGGGCACATGGGCTATCTATGTGCCCTTAATTTGCACTTGACAAACTAGAAATTTCTGCTATAATAACAGTACAAAATTAATGAAAGGAATAACCAATATGGCAAGTAACAATATTGTCAACAATTACTGTAGCACTCTTATTCAGATTGCAACTGACGTGGTAAAAAAGTACGAAAGCAACGTAGAAATTATCAAGAAGACTGAAGATGAGCTGAATGACGTTTATCACGAAATTGAGCTTGGTAAACCTCAGGATCTTTATGGCGGATATAAACTGTATAAACAAGTGAAGGATTTGCGTATGCAGAGAAGACAGGCCAAGGATGAGAATGATTTGCTCAAAGACATGTATGACTATATTAAGAGTCAGCCAGGACAGTCTTTCAAGAGTAAGATTCAGTCTATTCAGGGAAGCTCTGCAAAGGTTTATGAAGCACAGAATCGTAGAACTTATAATCCTCGACAAAGAAGTGATTTGACTATTACGAATAAGACTTGTGAGGTAAATAGACCGTTTGAGGATTTGATGAAGGAATTTAAGCAGACGAAGGTAACAATGCAGGGTGGCAAGTTAAGGAAGTGAATTAATGGTTTTAACTAATGGACAAGAAAAAGGATTAAAGATAGCGGTTGAAAGATATAAAAAAGGAAAGCCGTACACAACTATTGTCGGGTACGCTGGAACTGGTAAAACGACACTTGTTAGATTTATTGTGGATGAACTCAAGCTACATGACTCTAAAGTTGTATACATTGCATACACAGGAAAGGCTGCATTAGTTCTACGTAACAAAGGATGTACTAATGCTATGACCGCCCATAGGCTATTATATAAATCAGAAGAGCTTCCAGACGGAACATTTATTCATACGCCAAAAAAGAAGCTGGACAGAAATTATGATCTAATTGTTTGTGATGAGGCGTCAATGCTGCCACAGGAGATGATAGACCTATTGTTGTCACACAGTGTTCATGTATTATTTCTTGGTGATAATGCACAGCTCCCTCCAATTGAAGGCAAGCAGACTATTCTCAATAATCCAAATGTATTTTTAACAGAGGTTACGAGGCAAGCACTTGATAATCCTATTATTCAATTATCTATGGATGTGCGAGAAGGAAAACGGCTTGAATATGGCGGTGACAAGCGATGCAGAGTAATGCAGAATGACAAAGTTACAGATGCGTTGTTGCTTGGTGCAGATCAAATTATTGTTGGTAAAAATATTACCAGACATAAGATTAATGAGTATATGCGTCAATTAAAATGGGGAGAAAAATATTCTAAAGATCCCCTAGAAGGAGAAAAGTGTATTTGTCTTAAAAATAACTGGAACGAAACCGCATCAAATGGAGATCCATTAATTAATGGGCAAATTGGGCAGTTAACAAACATTCACATAATTGAAATGCCCCCTTATGAGAAAGTTATTGTTGCAGATTTTATATCTGATGATGGTGGAGTTTATGAAGATTTATTAATTGACTATAAGTTAATGGTTGAGGGAAAATCCACTGTAAATAAAGATAATTGGAAACAATATGCCGGTGCGCCAAAATTGCTTGAATTTGCATATGCATATGCGATCACTTGTCATAAGAGCCAAGGTTCTGAGTTTAATCGTGTGATTTTATTTGAAGAGTGGCTAGGAGATTATGAACAGCATCAGAAGTGGTTATATACCGGAATCACGAGAGCTTCAAAACAATTAGTAATTGTTAAATAAACAATACAAAATTAATATAAGTGAGGTGAGAGTATGGGAAAAATAATTGATATGACCGGATGGGTTATGAGTGAACATGGTGTTCCTGATAGCAAATGGAAAGTTATAGAGCGGTCTAAATCTTTAGACGGGAAAAATAGTTTTTGGTTATGCGAATGCTCCTGTGATAATCATACAAGAAAAATTATAGCACGGCATAGTCTTGTAAGCGGAAATAGTAAGTCTTGTGGGTGTTTGTCAGCAGAAGAAACAAGTAAGAGAATAAGTACTCATAAAATGTCTGGATCTCGCCTTCATAATATATGGAAAAGCATGAAAGAAAGATGCTATAACATTAATCACAACCAATATAAAGACTATGGCGGAAGAGGAATTGCTATATGCGAAGAATGGAAAGATGATTTTATTTCTTTTTATAACTGGGCAACAAGTAATGGTTATAGTGACAATTTGACAATAGATAGGATTGATAATAATAAAAATTACTGTCCTGAAAATTGTAAATGGAGCACAAGAAAAGAACAAAATAATAATCAGCGAACTAATCATTTGCTTACATATAACAATAAAACACAAACAATGGCGCAGTGGGCGGAAGAGATTGGATTGAATCCACGTACATTGCAAACACGTATTTCAAGAGGATGGAATGTACAAGATGCATTGTTCGGAAAAGCACAAAATTAATGAGAGGGAGTGATATAAATTGAGTTTTGTGAATCTTCATGTTCACTCAGCACAAGGTTCATTACTAGATTCAATTTTAACTATTGACCAAATGGTCAAGTATGCTGTAGATAATAAACAACCAGCTATTGCACTGTCTGACCATGGAACAATGCATGGTTTTGTGGACCAAGTAGAGCTGTGTAATAAACATGGCATTAAGCCCATTGTTGCTTGTGAAATTTATGAGGTAGATAACTACCTTGAAAAGCAAGATACTAAAGAATATAAACAGCCAAGATATCACTTGCTTCTTATTGTCAAAACACAGCAAGGTCTAAAAAATCTATTTAAAATTGTAAGTGAAGCATCGACGACTGGTTTTTATGGCAAGCCAAGAATTTCAATTCCTTGGATAAAAGATAATAATCTTGGTGATGGCATTATTTGCCTTACCGCATGTCAAGCAGGTCGTGTTAGTAGATATCTTGAAGCAGAAAGATATAAAGAAGCAGAAGAATATGTTAAGCTTCTTAAAGATACTTTCGATTATGTATCTCTTGAAATTCAATCTCACCCCACAGAACAGCAGTTGGCATGCAATACTTTAATTTTTAATTTTGCAAGATATATGAAAATGCCTTATGTCATTACTACTGATGCACATATGTTAAGCGCCGATCAGCTTGATTCTCATTCCATTTTTGTTGAAATCGGTGAAGGTCGTGAAGCCGGTGAGATTTATTCAGGATGTCATTTGCAAAATGAAAAAGATGTCTACAAATATTTAGGCAACTGGAATCTAGACAGAGTAATTCAGGCGGGAATTGACGAAACAATTAAAATCACAAATATGATTGATGATGGTATTGATTATGGTCTAGGACATGGTAGTATTACTCCTGTAGTTGATGTTCCTGCAGAATATTCATCTCATGCAGACTATTTGCACTATCTTGTTTTCCAAACGTTTAATGAAAAGTTTGGATGGATGAGTAAAGAGGAGCAAGAAATTAGACGAGAGAGACTTGAAAGAGAGCTTCCTGTTATTAACGCTCTAGATTACACAGACTATTTTATTATGCTTTATATGATTGCAAAAGAAGCAGATAAGCGTGGACTTCCTAGAGGGTATTCTAGAGGTTCTGGCGCAAACTGCTTGTGTCTATTTATGCTAAATGTCACTCAGGTTGACAGTGTAAGATGGACGCTTGATTTTTCTCGTTTTGCTAATATGGGTCGTATTGGTAGTCTAGCAGACTTCGACTGGGATATTTCTAAGCGTAGACGTAAAGAAATTATTGAAATTACAGAAGAGTTATTTGGCAAAGAAAACGTGGCACCAATTGCTACATTTAATACATTGTCTACAAAGGTTGCAATCAAAGATATTGGTAAGGTTCTTAATGAAAAAGAAAGTAGCCCATATTTTGGTCAGATTCCATATTCAGTACGTGATGAAGTTGCAAAAATGATTCCTACTGTAAAAACATTAAGCGACCTTGGTGAAGCCGAAGAAAAAGATGTCTTGCTACGAGAACTCGTTGGTAAAAATGAAAAGCTTGACACAATTCACAAACAATTCCCTATGTGGTTTAAGTATGTTATGGATCTTGAAGGACTTCCTAAGAGTAGGGGTAGACATGCAAGTGCAACATTGATTACGCCACATCCAGTTATTGAGCATATGCCATTATGTCTTGATAACGACAAAAATGTTATGGCTCAGCTTGAAATGCATGCCGCTATGGACAAGCTGGGTTATTGTAAAATGGACTATCTTGGTCTTGAAAATCTTGACATTATTGATGATGCTTTAAAAAATGCAGGCTTGACATGGGATAATGTTAACATCAACCATCTAAACATTGATGACAAAAAAGTCTTTGATGAAGTATACAATTCTGGCAATACAATTGGAATTTTCCAGTTTGAATCTGCCGAAGCTAGAGCGATGAGTATTGCTGCGCATGTTGACAATATTGAAGATGTTATTGCAGTGAATGCAAGTAATCGTCCTGGCACTAAAAATAGTTTTCCTGACTACTGCAAGAATAAGCTACATCCAGAAAGTATAGAAAGCATCCATAAAGACCTTGATACTTTATTTAAAACTACTCATAGTATTCTTTTGTACCAAGAAGATGCACTTCATTTATTTGCATATGCAGGTTTTCCCGAGGAAAAACAAGATGTTGCAAGAAGAGCAATTGGTAAGAAGAAAAAAGATGTCATGGCTTCTTTGTACGAAGAATTTAAAAATGGATTAGTTGCAAAGCAATGGTCAGAAAAGCAGATTCAAGATGTATGGGCATTGCTTGCTAAGCAGGCAGAATATTCTTTTAACCGTGGGCATGCAGTTGCATACAGTTTGTTATCTTATTTGACAGCTTGGTTAAAAGTTTATTATCCTGTTCAGTTTATGACTGCACTATTGACTGCAAAATCAGACCGTACTGAAAAGCTGAGCGCAATTATTAATGATTGTAATCGAATGGGTATCCAAGTGCTTCCTCCGAAGATCAATGAATCAAAGCAGTCATTTACGGGCAATGCCGCTAAGCGTGAGATTCTATTTGGATTTGGCGCAGTTAAAGGCATTGGAGATTCAGTTATCTCTAAGATTATTGAAAATCAGCCATATAAAAGCTTTGATGATTATGTTGATAAAGTTCAAGATAAAACTGCAACTATTGCTCTCATTAAAGCAAATGCGTTTCCAACCAAAGATAGAATGAAACTTATGCAGAAATATGCAAAGAGTTTGTATCCTGAAAAAGAATATAAACCAGTTTCTTCTTTGCCCACTAAAGCCAGGCTTCTACTTGATTGGGATATTGACACTTCCGATTATATGATTGGCAAAAAGGTCGATAAAGAAAGAGTGCTTAATATTTATAATCAAAAGCGCAAAGAAATATTTGATGCAGATCAAAAGCAAAAGTTTAAAGCTTTTATGGCAGAGTTTAAATGTAAATATGCGGAAGATGAATTCTTGTGGGAATTCCAGAGTCTATCTATGTTTATCACATTTAATCCTTTGAAAGAAGCCTATGATCTTATTGGCACCGAGTGGGATGATGTTCCAAGTGGCAACAAAGCAGTTGTGCCATGTGTTATTGTAGATATCAAACGTAAAAAGGATAGAAATAATAATCAGTTTGCATATTTAGATTTGTGTATTAATGACCGCATTCTAGAAGCAACTATTTGGAGTAAACAGCTTAAAGAATATGCTGAGCTTATCACAAAGGGTAGTTGTATTTGCATTCTTGGTAAAAAAGAAGAAGAACATTTATTTGTTGAGAAGATTAAGCCGTATCAGGTTTGGCTTAACAAGATCAAAAAGCTTAAAGCAAAAGCTAATATTTATAACTATTAATTGTTAAGTCAAGAGGGAATTACCACCCTCTTGACAATACAAAATTAATGTGATATAATATATCCGACTACAATGAAAGGAAGGTATTACAATGGAAGATGAAATGAAGACCATTGAAGATCAGGAAAATGATAAGCCCGTTCTAGACGACGATGCTCTAAAGGGAGCAATTGAGGAACAGCTTTCTAAGATTCGAAGACAGTCTATGATTTTAGGCTTTAGAGTAAGCTGTCAGACTGTTCTAGACAAGATCACCGCATTTGAAAGATCCCCTGGCAGCAAGTCTAACAATGATCATAAGAGACTTATTAAGGATATTAAAAAGTTTGTAGAAACTGGACTTGCTCGTAAGATGAATGAGAATGGTGAAATCGAAGTTCCAGAAGAAACTGAATCTGAAACAGTACAAAATTAATGGAGGGCAAATACATGAAAGTAACAATTTTAAACCCTGAAGAAACTACAAGACTTTTTGAGTATTGGGGAAAAGCAAGCTGTGTATGTTATGATACTGAAACCGACACTCCTGCAAATGTTGGTAAGCATTGTATGAATAGTGGCCATTTCTCTGGAAGTCGTGGAAGATTTATCTTATTCAAAGTAGAGGGCTGCCCCAGATTTACAATTGATCAAGCCGTCAGACATGAAGTTGGCGTAATGAAAAATGTACAGTCATTTAGATACGTAAGTAAAGATGCGTTTGTCTATGAAATCCCTGTAGAAATTACTGACAATCATGAGCTATTAGAAAAGTACCATGTACATATGATGGCTGCTAGAGATCTTTACTGTGAAATTCAGGAGTATGTTCTGAATAAAACTGGTTCTCATGAAAGAGCAAATGAACAGGCGAGACATGTTATTCCTATTTCTACTCATGCAGATTTTGTTATTGGCATGACTGTAGAAGCACTTATTCATTTTGAAAATTCTAGACTGTGCATCAGAGCAGAAGATAAAATTAGAGAACTGGCTTTAGGATTTAAAAATGCGACACTTGAACTTCTCCCTGAACTAAAAGAAAAGCTAGTTCCTAACTGTCAGGAGTTGCTGTGGTGCCCTGAGGGCAAAGCATCTTGCGGTGCATATCCTACCAAGAAACAGCTTAAGCAAATGATTGCAGAGGTGAGGGTTCGTGGATAATACTCTTTATTTATTCGTGGGCAAAAGTGCATCAGGCAAAACAACTGTGGCAAATTTTCTAGAACAAAAACATGGTTTTAAACAGGTAAATTCCTACACCACAAGACCTCCTAGATATGAAGGTGAAATTGGTCACATCTTTGTAAGTGATGAAGAGTTTGATGATCTTGGAGAGATGGTGGCGTATACAGAATACAATGGTCATCGCTACGGCACAACAGCAGAACAGCTAGATCAGTGCCAGATGTATGTAGTTGATGTGCCTGGAGTGGAAACACTACTAGAAAGATATGAAGCAGATAGGCAAATTGCGATTTTATATTTTAGCACCAATGTTTGCACTCGCATTAATCGAATGATAGATAGAGGTGATAGCGATATGGCTATTATTTCTAGGCTTTTGCAAGACGAGAAAGAAGATTGGCATGACAAACTAGATGATGTTGTTTGGCGATATAGAGCTTATTATAACCGTCGAATTTTTTTGTTTGACATGTATGCAGATGATGATCTAGCATCTGTAGTCACTAGAGCTGAGCGCCACATGGGGGTGTAAACATGGTGATTGTATGTGATGTAGACAATGTGATATGTAATCTTCAAGAAGTTGTAGTTAACTTATTTAATGAGCGCAATGGCACACATTATACACTTAATCATTTTACTGAGTATGATGTAATGAATGTTTTACCTACATCTGATGCAATTAAAATGCGAGATATATACAGCGAAACAGGCTTATACAATATTGTAAAGCCGCTTATTGGGGCACAAGATTCATTACAAAAATTAATTAGTGACGGTCATCAAGTATATTTGGTGACCGACGCAATTCCAAAAACATATGGAGAAAAAGTTGAATTTATTCATCGGTATTTTCCATTCATCGATGATGGGCATATTGTTGCCATGAAACACAAGCATTTATTTAGATGTGATGTACTTATTGAAGATAATTTAGCTAATCTTCTTGCGAAGCCTTATTATCATCGAATCTGTTTCAACTATCCTTGGAACGAATCAAAAAAGGATTATGTTTACGGCATTCATCGTTGTTACAACTGGGATGATGTTGTTGCAGCGATTAATAAAATTAATGATTTGGAGTGATGAATATTGAACGTTCAAGAATGGCTTGGAGAAGATAATCAGTTAGGAATTGATATCTGGGAAAAAAAGTACAGATATGAAAATGAAAACTTCGAAGAGTGGCTAGATAGAGTTAGTGGTGGCAACCAATCCATTAGAGAACTCATCAAAGAAAAGAAGTTTTTATTTGGAGGAAGAATTCTTGCCAATAGAAACATTCCTGGCAATAAGACATACAGTAATTGTTATGTGATTGCACAGCCAGAAGATAATCTAGAAAGTATATTTGACGCAGCTAAAAAACTTGCTAGAACTTTCTCTTATGGTGGTGGATGTGGAATTGATATTGGTAAGCTGTGTCCAAAGGATGCAAAAGTCAATAACACTGCAAAGAAATCTTCTGGTGCAGTAAGCTTTATGGATCTATATAATCTTACCACTGGATTGATCGGGCAGAATGGCCGCAGAGGCGCATTGATGATTTCAATGCCTGTAAACCATCCAGATATTGAAGACTTTATTAATATCAAGTCAGACCTAAATAAAATTACAAATGCAAACATTTCTGTTCGTGTTAATGATAATTTTATGAAGGCAGTGCAAAACAACAAGAATTATGAATTAACATTTACTCGCCAAGAAAATGGAGAGCCCATTACCAGAACTGTAAATGCCAAGGAATTATTCCATAAGATTTGTGAAATGAACTGGAATTACGCTGAACCTGGAGTTCTATTCTGGGATAGAATTTCTAATCATAATTTATTAGTTAACGATGAAAGATTTGAATATGCAGGAACCAATCCTTGTGCAGAGGAGCCACTCCCTGCAGGTGGCAGCTGTTTGCTTGGCGCATTAAACCTATCCGCATTTGTAAATAATCCATTTACTGAAAATGCATCATTTGATTTTGTTTCATTTGAATGCGCAATCACTGATGCCATATATGCATTAAATGAAGTATTGGACGAAGGTCTTGAACTACACCCCCTAGAAGAACAAAGAAACTCAGTTAGAAATTGGAGACAAATTGGTCTTGGAATGATGGGGTTAGCGGATTGCTTGATTAAGCTTGGTATTGTGTATGGATCTGACAAAGCAAATGAGCTGTGCGATGACATTGCAAGACACTTGTTTGAATGCTCAGTTAGTACATCAGAATACAGGAGTTACGAATATGGCAACTATCCAATGTTTAATGCAGATGCTGTTAATTCTTCTCCTATGATTCAAGCAATTGGCCATAAAGTTAATGGCTTAAATAATTCTCAGCTACTTACTATCGCTCCAACTGGTAGTATTTCTACTATGCTTGGCATTAGCGGTGGTATTGAGCCTATTTTCGCCAACTCATATACCAGAAAGACTCAATCTTTACATGGTGGAGATGTGTTCTATAAGGTATATACTCCTATTGTTAAAGCATACATGGATACACACAATTTAAAAGATGAATCCGAATTGCCTGATGTGTTTGTTGTAGCGTCTGATATTTCTCCTGAAAATAGAATCAGATGTCAGGCTGCTTGGCAGAAGTGGATTGATGCAAGCATTTCCTCTACCATCAATCTACCAAATGAAGCCACAGTAGAAGACGTTGAAAAGATTTATATGTATGCATGGGAATGCGGCCTTAAGGGTGTCACAGTCTATCGTGCAGGATGTGCAAGAGAAGGTATTCTGGTTACAGATGAGACTAAAAAGTCGCTAGAAAAGGACGAGAACGTCCTAGAACGTGGTTATGTAGTTCCTGCAGGTGACAATGTAATTGGCATGAAGCGCAAACTAATGACTGGTTGTGGATCTTTACATTGCAGCGCATTCTTTGACGCAGAAACAAAAGAACTGCGTGAAACATATTTGTCCAAAGGGTCAAGTGGAGGTTGCAATAACTTTATGATAGGTCTATCAAGAATGATTAGCTTGTCTGCAAGAGCAGGAGTTAAACTGGATGACATTATTGATCAGCTAAATTCTTGTGGCGTATGTCCGTCCTATGCTGTAAGAAAAGCAACAAAGGGTGACACATCTCCTGGTAGCTGCTGTCCTATTGCTGTAGGTAAAGCACTCAAGGAAATGCACAACGAGTTGCTTGGCAAAACCACAGTAAATAAGCCTATCAATGTGAATGCGCCAAAATGTCCAAAGTGTGGAGCAGAAATAGTTCATGAAGGTGGATGTAATATCTGCAAAAACTGTGGATGGACCAAGTGTGAATAAACAATACGAAATTAATGTAGGAGGATTTAATTATGGATAAAATATGTGCAAAACCTATGTGTAAGTGTGCTGTATGCGGTGAAGTCTATGACTCCATCGCACAGCGTATGAACTGTGAACAGACCTGCCTAAAGAAGCGAGCAGAAGAAGAAAGAAAGGCTGCTGAAGCAAAGAAGGCTGCAGAATACGAGGCTCGTGTAGCAGAAGTTGATATGGCATTTGATAAGGCGTATGACCTGCAAAAGAAATTGGAAGCAGATTTCGATAAGTCTTATTTCTATCGTGACATCAGAAATTTGGAAGATGTATTTAAGTACATTTTTGGTGTTTGATGAGGTGAAGCATGAGTACTATTGTTAAATTTGTAAAACTAAATCCCAATGCACATGTTCCCACTCAGGGAAGCAGTCTTGCTGCGGGATATGATTTATACGCATGTATTGAAGATGATATTACAATTGCTCCATTTGCAACAGAGCCAGTTGGCACTGGTTTGGCTATTCAGCCTCCGAATGGATGGTTTGGTGGTATTTTTGCAAGAAGTGGTCTTGCGACAAAGCAGAGCCTAAGACCAGCAAACTGTGTTGGTGTTTGTGATGCAGATTATACTGGTGAGTATATTGTTCCTCTTCATAATGATTCTCATGTGGCAAGACGCATCAAAAATGGCGATAGAATTGCACAGCTTATTTTTGTACCATGTCTTGATGCACAGTTTGAAGAAGCGGAATCTCTTGAAGAAACCGATAGAGGATCTGGCGGCTTTGGAAGTACAGGCAAGTAATAAATAGGAGGAAAGTACAATGAAAAGCACAGAGATTATTTTTGTAATTGATAAGAGCGGTTCAATGAGCAGCCTTACAAATGACACTATTGAAGGTTTTAATGGTTTTGTTGAGAGCCAGAAAGATGATACTAAAACTACACTAACAACAGTTTTGTTTGATACTTCATGGAAGATCCTACATGATGGTGTTGATGTGTATGAAGTGAATCCAATGACTACTAAAGATTACATGGCATATGGTGGCACAGCAATGCTTGACGCAATTGGTGAAATTATCAATCGTGTTCAAGATAGACATGATGAGCTTGGTGAAAACAAACCTGATAATGTTCTATTTGTAATTACAACTGATGGCGAAGAAAACTCTAGTCGCAAGTTTACAAAAGCGCAGATTGAAAAGATAATTAAGCATCAAACCAATGGTCATGGTTGGAACTTTATGTTCTTAGGTGCAAATATGGATGCGGTCAAGGAAGCAGAAAGTATTGGCATTAAAAGAGATTACTCATTAAATTATGATTACTCTGTAAGAGGTACTGATGCGCTATATAGTACTGTAACAGCAGCTGCATGTGCAACTAAGTCTTGCACTTTGGATGGCTTAGATATAAAAGCCACATATGATAGTTGTATGGAAGAAGCGGATTGTGTGCTTAGTACAGCAAAAGCTTATACTGATGTAAGCGATATTTGTACAGATGCAATTAATTAAAATTACATAGCGGTGGTAGTAATATCACCGCTATTTTTTTATATAGGAGACAAATATGGAAAAAAGAACATTTTACATACATAAATCAGCAAACGATACTAAAAGTTATAATATAATTGAAAACGAGTATAGAGTAGTTAATTTTATTGGCGGGAATAAAGATATTCTAGAAATTATCAGAGAACTAATTAAAAATAAATACAATTCTTAATTTTGTATTTACAAAATTTTATGTCCTATGTTATAATACATTTAAGGTACATAGAAATAACATAGGAGGTACGTCAATGTCAAATCAAAGAGTTGCATATGTAAGATTAAGTGAAGATGATAATTGCAATTTCGAATCTATGTCAATCGCCAATCAGAGAAAAATTATTTTACAATATGCCAATGAGCATGGATATGAAATCACTGAATTTTATGTTGATGACGGTGTGAGTGGATACCTTTGGAACAGACCATCATTTGACAGACTAAAACAAGATATTGACGATGGTTTGGTTGAAGGTGTCATAGTAAAAGATTTATCAAGATTGGGTAGACATAATGCTAGAGTGCAATTATTCAATGAAGATTTAATTCAAAGACAAGTTGAATTAATTAGTATAGGTGATAATTATAACAACCTAAAAGACGATGATTCCATGCTTGGTATAACAACATGGGCAAATGAAAAGCTTGTTAAAGATACAAGCAAAAAAGTTCGTGCAGTAATACACTCAAAGCAAAAAGAAGGTAAATGGGTTAGTAGTAATGTGCCATATGGATACAGAAGAATATATGGAAAAAAACATACTTTTGAAATTGACCCAATAACAAGCGTATATGTTAAAAAAATATTCGACTTGTATGTTAATGGGTATGGCGGTATGAACATTGCAAGAATGTTAAATGACGAAGGAGTGCCAACTCCAACACAAGCATTAGCAAGAATAAGAGAGGAAAATGGATTGGAGCCAAGTAAAAGAGCCACTTCAGAATTATGGTCTTCCACCCACATAAAACGAATTATAAGCAATGAGTTCTACATAGGCACATTAGTGCAAAGAAAAATGCAAGTAATAGGCATCCATGGTAAAAATGTTAAAAGGGACAAGAGTGAAAATCTTATATTCCCAGATCATCATGAAGCAATCATAGATAAAGAAACATTCTATCTGGCACAAAAAGTTAAAGAAGAAAGAGCCACTAAACATCATAAGGGTGTAAGAAAGCACGTTAATATCTTTACTGGATTAATATTCTGTGGTGACTGCGGTAGACCGTTAACTCCAAGAAGCGGTGTGAATAAAAGAAGATATTATGTATGCTCAACATATAATTCATATGGGGCAAATTATTGTAATCATAATAGAGTCTATGAAGATGAATTAATTGAGTTTGTTAAAGTGTACCTAAGACAGTGTAGGCACAGTTTAAAGGGCGCAATTGAAAATCTAGACAATATCATTCAAAAAGAATTAAAACAAGTGTGCGATGTAAATGCTATTAACTCAATAGGTGCATTGCAAAAAGAGCTAGATAAAACAACAAATGAACTAAAAATGCTAATGGAGCAAAAAGTAAAAGACATTATAAAAAATCCAGCCATGAAAGATATACTTGAGGAAACTTATCAACAAGCAATCAATGATAAATCAAATTATATTCAATCTTTAAAAACTCAAATTGATGAACAACAGAGCGTTTCTCAATCGAGCAAAGAAGTACGAAGTGGACTAAATAAAGCATTATTGTTATTTGATGAAATCATTACAAGTGACACACTCACTGTTAAACAATTAAAACTACTTGTGGAAAGAATTGTTGTCAATTATAATGGTGGCATAGATATTTATATGAATGGTAATTTAAATGAAGTAATGAGTGGTCATATAGATATTAGCCTAGGATCCATAGACATATATAAGAAAGCAATAATAGATACAATGTTTGAAATGAAGGAATTTCACTTTGGAGATCTGCACAAGAAGGTTGCTTCCAAAGGATACAAAGAAGGATACTATAGTGTATTCATGCCGATCATTAATAAGCTTGAAAGCGCAGGCATTATAGTTAGAACACCAAGGGCACGTGATAAAAACTATGTAGTTGGCACAAAAGATGATGCATATATGTTATTTAATTTATACACTGAAGGGTACATCCAGGGATATAGATGTACATTCAATGTAACATTTATGGGGCTATTAAAAATATGTAAGTGGATTAAACGTATAAAATAATATAAGGAGATGGTAATATGACAAATAACACAAGGAGAAAAGTCGGACAAAAAAGAAAAGAAGCTATATATAAAGAAATTATAGAATATCTAAACAGCGAAGAGTTTCGTGAAAATGATCCAATAACACAAAGAATCTACGAACTTACAGAAGGCAAGCATGGACGACTTAAGGAGGCTATGAAAATTGCATGCGAAGAATTTGGTATTAAATAAAAAATAGGAGCTGCCGTTATGGTGGCTCCTATAATTTTGGAAATAACATGATGAAAAAATGGTATTTATATTATTAGCCATTCAAATAATTTTATGCAGTCATTTGATAAAAAAGTGAAGTCATACTATAATAAAAAAGGGGGAGGCGAGTAATATAGAAAAAGAAAAGAAAAAAGTATATACTTTACGTATACCTGAAAGCTTACACTTTCAAATTGAAAAAGCTGTGGTCGCAGAAGGATTTAAAACAACTAATTCTTGGTTGATTAACATTATAGAAAGCTATTTAAAAAACGTAAAAAAATAGGAGAGCAAAAGCTCTCCTAAATTTATTTAACACCAATTTTATAGTTTTCTACTATGCATTAGTTCGTATAATTTTTCCGTATCATCCATATGAATTATATCAAGATTGTTCATCTCAGGGCAAATGCGATATTGCATGTCCCCATTTCCTTTGCAATCTAAATAATCCTCATATAGTGCAAACCAGCTATCATGTTCTAAGGACGACCAAGCCTTCATTGGATTCTTTATCGGATCTGTGAACATACGATGTCCACGCATTAATTCTTCTCTTATACGATTTCTAGCTCGCTTTTTGTTCTCTGCGTCCATGGCATTAAGTCTGTCCATTACAGCATCAAACTTCTTCGTAAGCTCATCAAACTTATTATTCATTTCGTCATGCACATCTGTAATTTTTTGATTTAATTGACCCTGTATCTCAACGCTTTGCTGACGATAAGCAGGCATAGCCCGTACTCCAGCTAAAGCTTCTGCTACATCTGCAGTCTTTTGTTGTTCCTCGTCATGTTTTCTGTTAATAAACGCAATGGCGTCTTTGCTAACTCTAATAATAAAATACATAGCAAAAAAGAATTCAACTACATGTAAAATAGTTAAATCCCCGAACATATTTATCAGTGCTTCTTCAGGTTTCAAAATAAATCTCCTCCAATAAAAAGTATTTTATTACTCTGTTATTGGAATCTGTATTATTCCTCGACTTCTTTCAGTTGCGCTTCGTATTGAGCCTTATCTGCTTCATATTGTTTTTGAGCGGCAGTTCTCACTTGATCCAACAAATCTTGAAGAATTGGCTCAATCACAAACATTGGCAACTGACAATTATTAATTTCTTCCACGAGCGTATCTACAAATTCCTGTCTAATTAGAGTAACAGGCTTTATAATAATATTTTTATCCATTTTATCGTATCCTTTCTTACATTTTGCTTTTTCTATTTTTTGCATATTTTGTTCCAAGCTCTGTGGCTTGTCCTTCAAACCACCAAGAATCATAAGGTGTTTTTGCGCCAAATATTTCACGATACCAATAACGTACGACAGACCCAAGACTAAGGGCCAACATATGCCAACCACCAATATTTGCGTTTTGTAATGTATGACCAACTTCGTGACATTTTAGACTCTCAGATGAATCTTTGCAGCATATAAAAAACCAACCTAATGATAGTCCACCCCAATTTTGTCCTATCTCAAAATATGGGCATATGTCATAAAACTCTTTTGGTTTATAATTCATTGAGAATAAAATTCTATATACAATGTCACCAATTAAAGAAAGAGCCAGACCATTTTTGCGTTTCAATTGCAAAAGTTCATTTGGCTCCATTTTTAGTATATGATCGTAATCCTTATATTTTAGATTGTTCATATAAAATTATTCCCTAGTAAGCACGACTCTAATTGCCGTATCTTCTATTACTATTGAAATCAACTTAGTATATCCGATTAATAAAATATCTCCATACAAAAGTTCCTTTGTTTCTTCTTTGTCACCAAACGTAGTTGCAATTTCTGGCAATGTAGAATTTACAACTCGAATATACATCCTGCAAGGATTGTCTATCACTGACAAAAAGTCACATTCATATATTTTTCCGTTTGAAGTTTTAATTATATCCATTTATTTTTCCTCCTTACCACTCTACATAATAGATAGTTTGTGTAGATCCATCTGCCAACATTACACTTGCTGATTGTTTCGCCAAAGACTGAGAACCCCATGTAATTGTTGATACGTTAATACTATTTGCATTCAATCTATCTGTATATGTTGTGTCTGCATCTATAACACTTGTTAAAATATAACTGGCTTTATCTCTATTATTAAAAACGTCATCAGAAAAGTTTGCATATCCCAAACTTTTATTAATTCCACTACTGGTATAAGCAGTTGTAACTGTATTACCTTCGAGCCTATTACCGTTAACAGTTCCCTTTTCGATTTTCTCTCCATTGATAGATCCAACCTCTAAGTTCTGTATATTTGCACTTTTAATTTGTAATGTGCCATTAGTGATCTGACATCCACCAATTACACCACTATTTGCAACTATTTTACCTGCAATATCTGCGTCACTAGACTTGATGGTTCCTTCAATATTTGCACCACTTGCATATAACTTACCAACACCATCAATATAAGCAGACCACTTGCTTCCATTATAAACACCAAATACGACACTACCAGAGCTACCAATAGCAGCCTTAGACATACGAGCTTCATATGAACCGCTCTTGCCGCTGATGATATTATTTCCAATAGTCCATCCACCAATCGTACCTTCTGTAGATGTAATTTTACCTGTAATAACAGCGTCCGTTGCCGTTAATTTACCTGCAGAAGTTACGTAGAATTTACCTTTTCCAAGTCCAATACCAGTAGTGCCAATATACACACCATCATTGGCATCACTATAAGATTTTTTATCTTTAGTAAGATATGACGATGAAATAGTAAATCCACCAATAGTGCCACCAGTAGCAGTGATGTCCGATGTTGTGATCTTGCCTTTGATAATGGCATCTTCTGCAGTTAGCTTACCTGCGGAAGTTACGTAGAATTTATTTGCACCTAGTCCGATACCATCAGTACCAAGATAGACACCAGAAGATGTATCGTTATAAGCTTTCTTTGTTTTTGCAATATATTTATCTGTGATAGTAAAACCACCAATAGCACCGCCAGTGGCCGTAATATCTGCAGTAGTGATTTTACCAGTGATTGTTGCTTTAGTTGCAACGAAACTACCATCGCCATTTACTTGGAATGGATATTTAGTTGTATATCCGCTTTTTTCTGCAATATGAAACACACTATCTGCTGGATCTTCTTGCACTCCTCTAAGTTGCACGGTATAATTGCCATTCGTATGTTTTAATGCACCAGATATTTCAAGGTCACCACGAATAGAGCCACTATCTGCAGTAATCTTACCAACAACATCTGCACTCTGAGCTATCATGTTACCATCGTAATCAACAGAGAAGTTATATGATCCATCTGATCGCTCACCAATACTAAGTCTACCACCAATCAACGTTGAACCTTCAATATAAGAAGCAATACAAGCGTCTGCAAGCAAACCCCATCTTGGAGACGACTCTCCTTTGATTTGATATTCACCAAATACGCTCTTAGATGATAACCAATTGTTATCAGTGTACGCCATCATATTATTTGTAATCCAGCCTTGTTTTGGATCTATTTCACCTGTATCTGGATTAACTTTTCTAAGATGTATACCATATTTATCGATTTCTGTTCCCTGAGTACCATCCATTGATTTTAGCACAGTCGCAGAATCCAGCAGACCCTGTTGAATTTTAATATCTGTGCTAATAGCCATATCCACACCAGTGTTCCAATTGTCTTGTGAACTAGCTACTGATTTACCAGCTTGAATAGCTTGTGATAGTAAGTCTGCATGAATATCAGATTGATTACGAAGATCTGTTAGTTCACCAAACTGTGCTTGAAAATCTGAAAGATCATCTAATCCCATATCAACTTGTAGCAATCTAGACTGTTTAATATAGTTATTTTCACCAATAACTTTGATACGAGTGCCTCTTTTTGGTGCGCTATATGATTTTAGCATTAAAAGACCAGTTATGTTATCATACTGCCAGTTAGTTGTTTCAACGCCATCAATAGATACAGTCTTAACATTGTAGAATGGTGGAGCAATTACAAATTGTTTTCTTGCACCATCTCCAACAAACTCTACAATTTTAGTCTCTAAACGAAGTCCGACTTTAATTACTTTGCCAAGTTGGAATTGATGAATGATTGGCTCAAATTCTGGAATGGCATAAATGTTTGCCATTGTCATAGAAAATTGCAATTGTGGTTGACTTCTTTTGTGCAATTCAATTCTGCCAGCTTCCATTGCGTATTGTTTGACCTTAAAAGAATCTTCTAGGGTATCATATTCAGTTTCGATTATGTCTTCAACATGAAGCTCATCTTCTTTTATGAATGCACTTAATCTAATCAGCTGTGCTTCTGTGAAATTATTCTCCATTAAAAGGCCGTTGCTAATTTCAATGTTTTCTGCTTGTAGCTTGTCATATGCCTGTTGCAGTTTATCAGTCTGCTGATCTCTTAGAGCGATGGCACTATCTATAGACTCCAAGAACAATAAAATTGCATAATACCAAGGATAATTTTCATGATATGTTTTATTGCCATCAGGATCAATATGTTCTTGTGCCCAATCAATATTTGTACTCTGTAGAATCTTAAATGTTTCTTGATATAAAAACTTTAGAGGAGTTCTACCAACTTGTTCCCACATTTCTTTTAAGAAGTTCATAACATAAGATTTCTTTTTTTCTGGCGCATTAGAGTTGTTTAAATACCTAGCCAAATAATCTATGCCATAACTATCACTGTCATTCATAAACTCAAATGCATCAGCAAGTTCATTGATTTTTTCTACAGAGCCAGTTTTAAAATTATCACGAATGGCCATGTACAAATCATTTACCTTTTCAGATGTTAGCTTTACGCCATCAAATTGATAGTATGTGGTATAAGCCTTATAGTCATCTGGCAAAGTAACTTCTTTGAAGAAATATCCGCCGTTAGAAGAATCTTTTACATAATAAGTACCAATAGTATTACTATCAACAGTAATCGTAGAATATGCCATAGAAAGTCTGTGCTCTTCAAAATACTGATGATCAGAAATTTCAAGCATCTCTTGTGAGTTCTTAGTGTAATTTGTTTGAGATGTTTGAGATTTCTTTAGGTATGCTGTGTAAGCATCATATAGATCCTGACCCATCCAATCAACCGTATAGTAATAAGACAAGTCGGTTATGTATGGAGAACCCATATTGATTTCTCTAATATCTAGATCATCACCATAAGTAACGGTTAATTGGGTCTTAATATCATCAGCATTATATGACACTTGCATTTCTTTTGCTAAATTTTCAAAAGTGACAAACACGTCTGTTTCCCACTCCGTTAGGCCACCATCGACAACTTCAATATTGGATAAATTCTCAGGTGCTTTTGTAAATGTCAGCGCACCAGTTTTTTTATCATATTCCCATTGAGTTGTTTTGTAGCCATCAATAGATACGGTATTTATCTTATAAAATGAAGGAGATATTGTAAACTTTTTTGTTCTGCCGTCACCAATAAATTTGGCGATTTTCGCCTCTGCGTATATGTTGATTTCATTTTTTAATGTATCAAAAATAATATAACAATTGAATTTTTTACATACGTCATTCATCAAGAAATCATACACAGATTGCCTATCAATATCAAAAGAACGGGATAATGTTTTTAGAGAGTCATCAATGTGGCCGATTTTCCATCCGTACACACCTTCAAGTGCTAGATCTAGTAGACTCAATCTTGGGTTTGCTTGGTTATAGAAAACGACTGGTTCTAGCGCACTGCCAGTTTCTTCTGAATAAATAACTTCAACAGAGTCAACTTTACCTGTATTTACATGTAGATCAACAATATACTTTTGGGACAAAGCATATTCCGATGAATAGGCAACAATGGCTTTGCTTTCCTTAAAGCTATCCGTAGACATGTCTGGTGCTTGAATCTGGAAGTAGCCAATATTATCAAGCAAAATCAGACGAGGATGTTCAATTCGATCATATAACAGGTGAGTTTGTTTATCGCCAGTTAGTGTGTCAATATAAGTACGATCTATATTGAAAGTTAATTCGCTGTATGCTTTGAACTTTAGAGATACATGCGTGTCTGTTGTGTTTAATACGCCCATTTTTTGTTTATCAGTTTCACACAGAAAAATCTTAGGCTTGGTATAGGTGTTATTAAATATATTTTTGGGAAGTCTCATAAGCATTACCTCCTTTCTATATTAATTTTTCTTTATTTATTTTTGCTTCCTGGAAAATTGTAGTCAGGATCGACTTTATCAAGATCCTTACCAATAAAGAGTTCGCCATTTTCGACAATTGCATATAGACTGTCAAATGCACAATTGACATTGCCGTAATCAATAAATAGATTTCCATTCTCAACCTCGCTAAACCCAGGCACCTTGACAGACTTCATATCTCCACGAATAGTTAGTGTTGTACCATTTACTTTAATGGAGGTGTTGTTAGGTGGATTTTGAGTAAGGTCGCCTTTAATAAATACAGTAGTTTCTTCAACATAAACGACAGGGCTATTATTAAGCTGTTGAGCGTCTAGTAGGCCGTCTGCTAGTTTCATAGGGTATCTAAAACGAATAACTAATTCTCCTTCGCCAATTGCTGTAAAATTGTTGCTACCGCAACTCAAAACTGGGAACTCAAAATTGTAATCATCATTAAAAATACGTGCAGTATTATTTGAGTAGACAGCAAGAGAACTATTTATAGTGACAGTTTCACCAGTGCTTAAATTTTTAAAAGTTGTTTCATTATTCATCGTTTCGTTGTACAGAGACAACATAATCTTGTCTGGATTTGTTTCGTCTTTTGCTTGAGTGTTTGTAAATTCTACCGTAGGATGTAGAACATTATATTCATCATCGCTATCGCAATCGATTATAAAATCCGTTCCTTCTTGAGTAACAGTAAACCTGGCCTCTTTAATTGGAGAATACGCAAAAGGAGAAGTACTAGTAAACATAGCCGTTATACCCACAACACGAGCATCAATTTTATATAATTTTACATCGGTAAAACGGCCAATATAAGAGCACATGCTCTCTCCTGTTTCGTCGCAAATGTCCATAAATGATACATCTTTTGCACCAGTTAGCCAACGTAAAACTGCTTTAATTTTATAGGGAGAGATATTATCTCCATCAGGATCTACAAAAGTAACTACTGGACGAGCCACGTCTGTATATCTCGCTCCAAAATCATATCGCAAAGACCCGTCGTAATTCTCAGTATAAATTGGCTCCATATTTTGATAACTGTCAAATTCTCCTGAGTCAGCGTCAAAGTGCGCTACCGTTAATTGAAAGTCATAATTTGTTTTGCCTTTATAAGAAATAATGGGTAAATAAACTGACATATAAAATCACCTCCATTAATTATGTATTGTTAGGAGGGGTTGTTACACCCCTCCATTTTATCTTGTAAACTTTTTAATACTGTTATTAAGTGTTTGCATCTTCTTTTCCCAAGCCTTATCAATAAGTTTAGCAACTTCGGAAGGATTGTTGCCATCAAGATGTTCTACGTGGAGTAATGTACCGACGCTGGCATCTATCTCAATTGTATTATTGGTTGTTGTAATGCCAGGAGTTCCAATAACAGGTCTGCTATTTTCAATCATACTAGTGGGGTCCATAGCTAGATCCATTAATCTCTCAGTTAAAGTGTTGTTTAAAATTCCAGTACCTTTCTTGATATAAGCCAAACGACCCGATCCGTCTGGTGTAATTTGTAATTCGTCACCAAGTTCGTCAATAAGTGCCCACTGGTCATACTCAACACTCTTGCTACCCTTGGCATAACCCTTAATACTAGTCTGATGACCATCATTGGTTTCAACAATTGTAGAATGGGTTGCGTTAACAATGCTATTAGCAGTCTTATCCGCCTGAGTCTGCAGGTCTTCTAACTGTTTCTTTAGAGTCTCAAGATTTTTTGTCGTAGCACTTACAGAAGTGTTTAGTTGTTCTTGATATGTTCCAATAGCATTTGTCCCGTTAATCCAAGGTGCCGCAACAGCATCGGAAATCGATACGCCATACTCCTGAGAAATACCGATTAGAACGTCGGCAATATTTTTTGTATTTTCAGCTATTAGATCAAAACTATCAGCAATTACCTGTTCTTCTTTTTCCAAATACTCATCAAGAGCATCCATCTGATCTTCTTTGTTTTTAGTGTAATCCTCAAGTTCTTTATCAAGTGCCTCTTGTTGTTTCTCAACACTGTGATCGTAATACAGATCATCTAGTTCCTCACGAGCTTTGAGCAATTCAGCCTCAAGACGCTTTCTTTGTGCCATGGCGCTAGAAGATGTATTTCCTTGGAGAGCAGCTATTTGTCTTTCAATGTCTTTTATGTTTTTGTTTGATTCTTGCACAGACTTTTCAAAATCACGTGCCTCTTTGTCTGCGTTCAGAGATTCTTTTTTCTTTTCGATAAGTTCTCCATACTTGTCAATTTCTTCTTGCATATATTTTTTGACAGCTTCTGCACGAGTTTTATTTAGATCAACAATAGCGTCTTTTGCGTCTTCGTAAGACTTAATTGCATCATATTGACTATCTGTTAGTTCTGCTAATTTTTCATTATACTCATCAGTACTATATAAACCATCGGCATAATCTTTCTTAAGTTTCTCAATTGCTTCACCGTATTGCTGAGACTTGAACTGTGCATTCTCCATTTGCTGCGCAAGTAAACCAAGAGCAGTAATGCCGTCATCAGTCCAATTTCCAGTATCGTCCACTATATTGTCAGTGTCGGAAACAAGATCATATAGATTAGATAACTCAGAGTTAACATTATCGATTTCATCAATCAGCTTATCAAAGTTATCCCAGTATAGCTCATTTATCGCATTTTGGAATTCCTCTAAGCTAATCTTACAATCAACAATTTCTTGATCGACCTCATAGATAGTCTCAAGCATAGAATACCAGTCATCAGAGCCAATAACAACATCACCTGCAGCAACAGAATCGTCTAAAATCTTTTGTAGCGCTGCACGCTCATTTTGCATATCATCTAGTTGTTTCTGAGAATGCTTCTTAAGCTCTTCATAATAACTCTCTGATAGTCTATTTCCAGATTCTTCAATTAAATCCATCTCTGCCTGCAACAAATCAGAATGAGACTTAGAGATACTAACGATATTTTCAAAATCTGTAGCAATATCTTCAAGTTGTTCAACTCTATGCGCAGAAATAGCAGCAATAGCTTCTAGATGTCCGTTTTCCGCTTCATCTGCTTTTGCTGCCCAATCTCTATATTCTTGGATTGCCTCTGCTATTTCAACTTGGTCTTCTCCAATGAAATCTTTAATGGCAATAGCACCATTACGGGCCATTTTTTGATATTGCTGTGGCACACCAGATAGAGCGGCCGCAGCTTCTACGTTATACTTTTGAGCAGCTTTTAAATAAGCTTCGGACTTATCTTTTTCCGCTTTTATTAGTTCGTCATAGAGTTCGTCTTTGCTTTTAATACTTGTAGTGTCATCGAGGAAATTAGCAATCTTAGTTGTAGTTTTTTCAATAATAGCTTCGATTTCTTCTAACTTCATTTCAATGAAATCTACAATTTGTTCTGCGTCATCTGCAGCATCAGAAACATCGTCTGCGGCATCACTCCAAGCATTTTCTCCAGGATTAACCCACTTATCGGAGCCATTTTTGAAAGCATCGTCATCACCAACATATGAATCAAAAATACCAAAACCATAAGCTGTACCACCTGCATATGCTTTTCCTCTGCCAGTTACATAGCCATTTTTAAGTAGTTGCTCAGACTGTTTATGATTAAAAATTATGTCGCCCTTTTTAACTTGTGTAAATTCTGCGCCATTCTCTCCAACAGTAGTCCATCTACCATCCCTGACTAATATTTCTGGTCCAAGTTCTCCCATCAATGCTGTTTCATTTCTTGGTGCGCCAATGGTACCCCCTGCAAATGCATCACCAGACACATGGAAATTTCCATCAACACCAACACCCCCACTAGGTGGAGATCCGGTTTGCCTATATATAACATCAACAGTTACAGATTTATAGTTTGGTAATTCATCAAGCGCACTATCAATAGAATAAATATTTGTTAATGCAGCAGAAACGCCTTGCATTGCAATCACTGGCTTTTTGTCTGCAATATTATTATTATCAACAGAATCAATATTAGCATTTGCTTCTGTTGGATCTGCTGTAATATTAACTGGTTTATCTTCCATCTCAACAGCATTGACTTCTGCTACCGCCGCATCAAAACTAGAACTATCACCAGTAATTGTTATATTGATGCCATTGGTTTCCCAATTACCAAGCTTTTCTAAGTTGCCATCATTTTGCTCTACACTTGGGGAAAGATTATAATGCAATTCAAGAACTCCTAAAATAGAATTCAATCTATCAAGCTCTGCTTGCACTTCTGCTTCACTTGAATCTGTAAGCTCAAGATCCGCCAAAATAGTTCCATCATAATTATCTGGGTCGGCTAAGTATGACTTTAATTCTTCTACTTGACCATAAATATCATCATATGCAAGCTGTATATCCAGCATGGTTGGCTCTTCTAACCCAGTTAATTTTTGATTTAAAATATCAACTTGCTCATTGGTTAATTCAAGAGCACCAGTTTCGGTATTTATTGTGATGTGGCCATTCTCGTCAATTAACCCAAGTGATCTAGCTAGTGCGTCTGCTTGCTCTTGAGTGTATTTCATTTCTCCAGACATACCCTTTAATATTGATTCAACTTGAGTATATGTCTGTGCGTTGTTTATCGCTGCCTGTGTAGCATTATCTAATCCGTCACGAGCCTTATTGACCGCATCAACAACAGCCTTATATCCAGATGTTATTTCTCCATTTTCATCATATAATGGTTGACCACTCTTTATGAATTCTTCTTGTGTGGTTATTGCTTTTTCTAAAGCATCTGTCGCATCGTTTATTTCTCGATCTAATCCAGTTGTGGTAAGTCTTGCTATAAGGTCTCCCCAGCTTGCATCATACTTTTCAAACTCTGTAAGCATTGCAAGAGCTGCCGCTTCGGTCATACCAAGTTCATCTGCAAAGTCTTTTAATGTTACAGAATCACCAAACGAATTAATAATTTCATGGATCTCATGGACACGATTTACAAACTCATCGGATGCCGCTAAATTAGCCTCCCATGTGTCTGCATCTCCAAACACACCCATTAAGATGCCTTTCGTGTCATAATCAGCGTAATTACCACTACCGGCATTAGTTTTAGCAATGACATCGTCAATATACGCATCCAACTCATCCTGTTTCATTAATTCTCCATTCGGAAGAATTGGAGTAACAACAATTGCTGCCTTACCGTCTTGATATGTCTGTGAGGCAACGGTCATGTAGTCACCTACGTTGACCTCCGCCATACTGCCTCCCCAACCACGAACGGTCTCAATGTTTTCTTCGGTTATATCAATTCGTTTTCTATTAACGAGATCAACAGTGCCGTTATATGTATCCTGGAATTTAACTAATTCGTTATTTAATTCGCTAATCTGTTCTTTTTCAGAGTCATTAATAAAACCAGAATTTAAATCAAAGTCATAAGGATCAGTTCCAGTGAAAAGACCAACATCTTGACAATCTTTAATAAATGCCTTGATGTTGTCCATTGTGATGGAGATTTCACCCTCGTCAATGGTGAAATAATCTGCAAACAAAGGATGCTTATCAACATAATCATGAATTGCTTGCATTCTATCTTGAGCATCGTCAATGTTCTCATAAAACTCAGGAGGAACAATCGCCTTAACAGCAAACTGAAACGCCTCGGTGCCTACCTGCCCAGTCTTAAAACCTTCATTGATAACATCCAACATTTCTACCATTGAATCGCCATAAGTTAGTTGTGCATCTCTTTGTTTTGCTGCTTCAAAATCGCTATAAGCCTGAGCTGCATCGCTGAGGCTTAATTCGAGCAAAGCGTATTGCTGAATGGTTTGTTTAATAACATCTAACTGTTCACGCAACACACTAATGTTATCCAATGTAGCAGCAGATACATAACCTGTGGCCTTAATTTCGGTAGCCATTCTATTGACAAGTTGACCAATTTGAGAAATAGTAGTTTTATACTGAAGCTGTCCATATGCCTTGGCTTGCTGAACGGTTGCTGTTTTATCTTGTTTCTTTTGTTTGACAAGCTTATTTAGCAAAGCGGCGTTCTTAACAATTAACTTATTGTTTTCATCAAAACAATCTGCAAGTTCTTCTTCGGAAAATCCAAGACTTTTCAAGGAGTCTTTATATTCTTGGGTTACTTCGGTATTGTCAGAGACGATTTCGGAGGTTCGTGTGAGGACTTCGTTATAGCCATCAACAGACTCACGAAGTGTTGAGTATGTTTCAGCAACTGCCTTGACACTTTCAGCAGATTGTTCTATAGGCTTGCCTGCAACCAATCCAAGTTTAGTTAAAATGCTAATTAGGCTATCAACGCTAATACCAGCCTTATCTGCTTCTGATTGTAACGCAATCAATCCACTGATTTGTTCCTGTGTGTATTTGCCACTAGAATCAGTTGCACCCTCGACATTTAGTCCTCTATTAACCATATCTTGGATTGCAACATCATCCAAAACAGATAGGCCACTTTCTCCTCCACTGTTAATTATTTCTTCCAGATTAGACTTTAGACCATCTTCGTCCAATTTGACTTTTAATTCATACTCTTGTTCATCAAATTTTTTGCCAATCTTGTCAAAATAGTCATCCATGTGTGGGTCATCAGTTTTTGCATTTTTTGCTGCCTCTAGTGCCGTCCTATACTCTTTAAGTGCATTTAGTTTTTCTTCATCATTTTTTGCATTGTAAATTTCTTCTTCTGCATCTAGAATAGCCCCATACTCTTTGGCGTAATTAGATATTGCTTCCTGTTGGCGACCAGAATCATATAACTCTCTAGATTTTTTATAATCTTCGTCAACATACTTGTTTCTTAAATTTTGAACTCTTATAATTTCATCACTAAGGTCAATGCCATCATAATTATTTTCAAAATCCAATAAATATGTTTGAATTGCATCAAATACCTTATCTAGTTCTTCGGTTGTTTTACCTTCAAAAGAAGCATAAATATTATCAAAACTAATTGTATTTCCTAAGTCGTCTACACTAGAGGAAATTTTTTCAGATAAAGTTCCACCATATTCATCTTCGATGATCCGTTTCAATCCATCTTGATAATCATTAATTACATCTTGAGATGCATTAGCCAAAGTTCCAGATGTTCCTGTTACAGAAGAATTGGATTGACCAAATAACAGAAGTTCTCTATTGGAATCATATGTTTTTGCCATTTCATTTTTGGCTTCTTTATATGCTTCCATATTTTCTTTCATCCAGTCGGAGGCAGACTTCTGAGATAATTTATCCAAAGCATTAGTTTGACCATTAATTGCATCAGTAACTAAATCTAATCCCTTTGCTTCTAGACCAAATTTATCAATCAATTCATTTTGAATTTCAATTAATCTTTTACGTGCGTCGTAAAGTTCTGTCTCCGAAGACGCATTATCATTGAGGACTTTTCCAAGATCTGCAATTTCATCTTTGTAATCAGAAATGCTTTCTTGTGCTTCTTTGGTTTCTTCAGCAGACTTAATTGCACTATCTGTCAATTCATCCATGCGTTTTGAAGCATCAGAAATTGCACTAATAACACCTGTAATCGCAGTTGCTGCTAGGGATACTACTGCACCTATTAGAAGTCCTTTTACTAAACCCTTGGCAACAGCAAGAGCTCTTTCTGCTGCAACCTGTCCCCATGTGGCTTTTTCGTTTGCTATTTTTTGTGCAGTATCTACACCTGTTTGCACTGCACCAGCACTCTCTACAGCATTTTCAGTCTGCTGTGTGCTAATTTTTTGTATATCTGCATTAATTTGCTCTTTTGTTGCTTTAGCATTTTTATTTTTGGTATCTGTTTGGTCTTGAATTGCCTTATCTACTTCTTGAATAGTCTTTTTGGCAATATCGCCAGATTCAAGCATTTGCTTAAATCCAAAAATATCTTTGTTAAAAGTTCCATTGCTGATAGACTCAAAATCAGTTTTTATTGAACTAATCATGGTTTTTATACCAGCCCATCCACCTGCTGCAGTTGATAGAACTCCCATCGCATCTGCTGTTTTAATCAAGGCGGTTCCGATATCAACAATAAATTTGACAACACTGGAGTCAACAAAATTCATCCACATTGTTTGGAGTGAATTTTTGAATAGGTCGATTCTACCTTGAATGGAATCCAAGTATGCTTCGTTTTCTTTTAATGCTGAGCCTTCTGCTTTTAAGGCATCGTTGTATGCACCCTCTAGGTCTTCCATGTTGCCAAGGATGGCAGCTAGAGTGTTTGCACGGTTTTTACCTGCCATGAGTTCGAGTAGTGCTGCCTGGTCAATATCAGACATGTCTTCCCAAACTGTACCGATTTCTTTTAGAATTGTATATGTTTCTTTATAAGAGCCACTATCTGTTAAAATATCTACGCCAGTTAGTGCCTTAATTTTTTCTTGCATCTTACTGATGCTTTCTACTGCTCCATCAGTTTCCTCTCCCAATTCTTCTAGTACTTCTACTGAAGTACCACGGAGTCTTAGAGAGATTGTACGCAATGCACTACCTACAGAATTAGGATCCTGAACAACCTTATTGGCAGCAGCTACTAGAGCGACTGACTGTTCTAAGTTGTTGCCAGCTTCCATCAATGCAGAAGCGGAATCTTGTAGTGCTGTTGCAATTCCGTCAGAGGATACTGCGTAATTGTTACCAACTTCATTGAGGATGTCAACAACATGTTGACTATCATCCGCAGTATACTTGAATGCCTGCATTGTAGAAATCAATGCTTCAGATGCAGCAGTAGCATCATCAAATTCAGAGACATTAAGCAAGATAGCAGTACTCTCAGCAAGCTTACCTGCCTCTTCCATAGAATAGCCAAGTCTTGCCCAATCTGCAGCCATCGTTGTCAAATCTTGAACTGTCGCACCAATAACACTGCCAGTCTTGGACATTGATTGCAAGAACGCATCATAGCTTGCATCAGTTTCATTTGTAACCTTTTTAAGTTCTGTTAAAGCAGAATCTATCTCTCTTACATACTGAATACCTTGTCTCAACTGTTGCCATACTTCTTCGATACCAAACGATGCCATAAAGTATGTGCTAATTGATTTGAATTTTCCTGAAAGCTCATTAATAAATGACTTAAACTTGTTAGTAACTTCTCCTGTGGCACCAGCAGTTGCGTGAATGGCCGTTCTTGCTTCATTAATAGACGCTGTCATTCTAGTGAACGTGCCATCACCATTTTTAACAACAAAGTTTAATTCATTAAATTGATTAGTAAATTCTCCAACAACTGCCTTTGACCCATATGTCGTCTGAACAAAATCTTTAAGTGCAACCTTACGACCATCAATTGTATCTTTAAAATCTTCATCCAATACATCAGACGCAACACTTTCTGCTTCTAACTTCTTTGAAGCAGTGACAACTTTATTCAATTCCCTTGCATAATTGTTACATGCTAATTGTGCGGCCTTAAAAACTTCAACTTTTTTCGCATATTCTGCAGAAGTCTTGTCTTCACCTGCAACAAATGCGCTTTGAGCCACCTGCAACTGTTTGTACGCATTTGCCAAATTAGCAACAACAGTGGACTGCTCATTCAAACCAACTTCAGATGCGCCAGTTCTTAGCGAATTATATCTTGCAGTAAAATTCTGTAGCTGACTAGTTCCATATGCTTGGCCTTTTTTGGTATTGCCTCCGCTAATCTCTTTTGTCTTTTTAATATATAAATCTTGTTGAACAGCAGTTGCTTTAATTTGATTCTGTAATGCTTCCCAGTTATTGATTGCAATTTTTAAACTGTCTGCATCAGTTGCATTTGCTATAGCTTTTCCTGCATCAGCAATATCTGATTTTAATTTATCAGAAATTTTTGTCATGTCGATATTGCTTTCAAGATTTGCCTTGTCTAAATTGAACCTACCTAGCTTTTTTGTTCTATCAGATTCAAAAACTTTCTGATCATTTACTGCTTTTCTTTGATTAATTAATGCCTCTACCTGACCGCCTAATTGCTGTACAAGTGCAATTTGTTGTTTCCAGTTTGCAATCTCTACGTCGGAAATATTATCCATCTGACTATACGCATTAGTCATGTTACTTAATGCATCAGCAGCAGCTTGATAATTTTTATACTCATTGTCCTTGTCGCTAATTAAACCATTAGTTAGACCATTATCTATAAGCTTCTTTTGCAAATTTTCTAACTTAAGTTTTTGTTTATTAGACATAGTGACAGTGGTACGCTCAATCTTATCATCATTCTCATCAAATGTCTGGAAGATTTGCTTAGATAAGCCATCAATTTCTTCTAGGATAGTAATGGTATATCTACCACTATCCTTAAATTGCACTGTTGCATTTTTGCCCTGAGCAGCATACTCTTCAAGATGCTTTTGCGCCCTTGCCTCGACTTCTTCTTTGTTATATTGGTATGTATTTTCATCAATATCTTTAGCTTTGTTCAAAGCTCTTGCAAATACAGACTGCTTCTTAATTGCAAGATCGACTGCTGCATTCGCTTCATTGACCTTAACAGCAAACCCTTCCCATTGACCATTTGCATTTTTAAAAGCACCTTCAACCTTAACTAAGCCATTTGCGAGTGCCTGCAAACTTTCAATTTCCACTTCTGTGCCAAGATCTATTACAGAATTCTTTGCTATGCCAGAAATGATTTGCTGTTCAGTCGGATCTTGAATCCTGGCCATTGCCTTGCTTGTATCAGATTTTTGTGCCTTTTGGTGCTGGACAATTCCGTTAGCTACATCTTTTAAAGTAGACACATTGGCAGTCAAAGCACTTATTAGTGTATTAAGGTTTTGGGTAAGATCTTCGCCATCGTCCTTTTTAGATTCGTCTTTTGATCTCGCAAGTTCTGCAATTTGCTCTATTGCTCCCTTAATTGATTGCAATGTATCTTCTGTAGCAAGTTGCTGAGATAGCTTTGATCTAATAAAGCTTACAAGCTCAGAAATGTCAGTGTTATCCTGAGTAACCTTTTCAGTTACGTCATCAGGTTTATTTGTAGACAAGTAACCATCAATGCCATGTAGTACTTGTAAAATAGAATTTAGAACAGAAAGGTCTTGTTCAGAGAATTCTTTTCTATTTATACCAGTATCAACTACAGGCTCTTTATACTTAAGTGCATTTTTATTATCTGCCTCAATACCAGTAAAACCATGTAAGACACCATAAATAGAGTCTAATGTAGATTGTATGGACTGCAGAACACTAGACACTTGACTATTATCATAGTCATAATCTGTCTGCTTGTCGCCAAACCCATTTTGATAAAATTCTTTGCTTTTACTAATATCAACTTTTGCTTGAGATAGTAAATACAATAACTGCTGTAATAAATTATCATCAGTTATCTCTCTATATTTATCATTTAATGTTAGCTTTGCTATATCGCCGTCACTATCTACATAAGTTTTGCCTGTTCTCTCTTCGTACAGATCAACTTGCTTAATCGCATCCTGGATATTAGACATTGCTAAATAAAATTTATCTAATGCAACCTGCATTTCATCCAAGTTTACAGAGCCATCAGAATGAGACTGCACAAATAAGTCCTGAATGTAATCTTTTGCATCCAATATTGATCCATCAGCAATTTGCAAAACTTCTTTGTTTTTATATTCTGATATATTCAGAGGATCAAAAATTGACTTTATTCCAGCTAAAATATTCTTGTTTTTTACACCTTCACGAATATCTAAGATGTTATTGATTGCCGTATCAAATTGACCACTTGTGCTCTGTCTTGTGCTATTATTGATATTTGCCACGCTTGATTCAATTGTATTTAGAATACTTACAACCTGTGTTAACAATGATTCAACAGCAGGTATTTCATTGGCACTATCAATTTTATACAAAGAATCAAGCGTTTCTTGGTTCAGTGTATGACCATCACGATTTAAGTTATTGAACACTTCTGCGGCAGTCAGCTCACCTTTTGTAAACGCCTCAAAATTTTCTTTTGCTGTTTTGCTATTTACGTCGCCACTAAAATGAGAGATAATCTCTGAAAGTCTTTCAACTGGACTTAGTGCGTTCTGTGAAGACTGAGATAAATGAACTAGGCGTTCAGCCAACTCTGTAAGCTGTGCATCATCAGTTAAGTCATATTTTTTAAATATTTCCTTATCGACTTTATTTTTTGATAAACCTATCTCCTTAAAGGCTTTGTACATCAGGCTTTCAAAAGCCTCTGTAACTTTATGTTGCTCATCCAGTGTTGGTTGACTATGATAATACAATTTATCATTCTTGTACTCCATGTACTTAGAGTACTCAGGAGTATTTGCTTGAGTTTTTTCTATCTGAGCAAGTGCTTTTCCGAATTGTCTCATTTGCTCGTCTGTCAGCTTACTTACATCAAGAGTTCTCATGACATTGCCAGTGATCATTGCTGCCATTTGTGCACCTAGTTCTTTAGAGAATCTAAATGCACCAAGGTCACCTTTTGAACCACTGAATGAATCGTTGGCATATCTATCTAAGAATCCATTTTGTGCCCATGGATGAGAATGGATATCCACCATCAAAGATTTTGTCAAATTGGATACTAGGGCGCTCGCCATCCTATCCCACGGTACAGTACCATGTTCACCATATCCAGTAGATATTGAACCATCTGACAAAATTGCTGCGCTAATCTCCTGGTGTTGGTAGTTTCCATCAATTTGTTTTGCATTAAACTCAGATACAAATTTGAACAACTGAGTTAAATTATTCTTCATTGCATTGACTTCAGCCTGCTGAGCGTTAGTCTTTTTTAATGCATTGTAACCATCAATTTCTGCAGAAATCTTTTCAATGGTTGATTTAACTCCATCAATAGCATTTTTGATATCAGATGTGTCATTTTTCACAACTTCGACTTTAAAAACACTATCTAACTTATTTGCTACAGATGCAATTTCCGCTTTAATAGTATTTTCTAGAGACGTGAAATCGACATTTGTAATAGTACCGCCAGATCCACCACTTGAGACACCTGTGCCGCCATCAGTGGATCCTCCAAGTTCATCAAGACTTTTCTTTGCAGTTTTGGCTGCAGAAGGAATCTCTACCTGTAGTATTTTACATATTCTTTTTAATGCTTCTTCTGGACCATATTCTTCATATTCCAAATCTCCAAAAACATCAGTAAGCTCCATTGTCTCATCAATATTTAATGACTTTATTTTCTTTATGGAGTCAGATATTGCGTCAAGACTAAAAGATAACTGTCTATACTCATCAGAATCCTCATCAAACTTGCTTCTTTTTTGAAGGATATCATAATATTCATTAACCTTCTTAGACAATTCCTCGTAGGAATTTGATAACTCTTTGTTTTTTTCCACTTTTCCGTCAGGAACATTTCCACCATCAGGTCTTCCTGCTCCTTGAGCAGTGCTTGGTGACATATTTTTCAGAGCATCTGCTTTAATTTTATCTATGCCAGTTTGTGCATCTGAAACAATCTTACTTAATGAGGTTTGAATACCGGACACAAACTTTTTATCAAAAGACTCTATAAAGTCATATACATCTACGAACTCACCAGAAAGCGCATTTGCTAAAAATTTTGGGCTACCTTTACTGGATTTTGCTAACTCGTCGTTTAAAGCAACTAGTTGAGTCGCAGCTTTAGTGTACTGAATTAAATTTTCATAATAAGCAGGTGATGATGTGTCCCCATCTTCAAGAAATTTTTGTCTAGTAGCAGACAATAATTTAAACTGCTCAAGTAAGTTTTTTGCTGATTCTTCTGTGGCCTCGAATCCTAGTGACACATCTTTGCCATCACTAAATGCCTTGGTCATTTTGAATACATTTTGCAATTCTGTCATTAGATCTTGAATTGACTTAATTTTATCTTCTAAAGCATCAATCTCTTTTTGCACTTCTTCACTAAATTCTACAATACCACCAGCGCCACCAAAGCCAAATCCACTCTTAACCTTGTTGTTAACGCCGTCCCATACAGTTGCAAAATTATCTAATGCATCGGTTAATATATTTATTCTATCTTCTGTTTTACCTCTACCAGAAAATTGTGCATCAATATCAATTGGTTCTGCTCTGCCAAGACTGGTAAACAAATCGTTGATTTCAGAGGCGATCTGTCTCAATTCTTTAACTCCTGCACCATTTTTTGATGCATCATTTAATTTACCACGAAGCGCATCAAGTGCAGACATTGTTTTGCTACTTGTGTCAAAAATGCCCTCCATCGCTTTCTTTAAATCTGCGTCCAAACCATCAAACATATGGTCAAAAGCATTTTTATTTTTTGCTCTTAATGCAGTAAGTGCTGTATCAATCTGACCAATATAATCAACAAGTTCTTTAAAATAACCCATCTTATCAGATGCTTTACCTAGATCCGCAAGAATTGTTTTTAGATTACCAACAGTTGCTTTGACTTGTTTTTCAACATCTTTGGTTTCAATATCAAGACTAACCGTAAATCTCTTCTTAACATCTTTTCCCATATTATTTCACCACCATTACAATCTGCTAGTTATAGCAGCAAATAATTCTTCCTGAACATATTTTTCAATACGACCAGCTAATTGAACATCAAAAAATTCTTCCATAAGGCTATTAGTAGACTCTCCATCTGTTTGTGCCCATGGGTGAATTCCTTCTAAAAAATTTCCTATAATCCATTCTGGTTCTGGAATACCATTGTCAGAACTAAAATCTGTATAATCAACAACTGGCCTCCAAGCGCCTCCAGATTGATGCCAACGAGAATTGCTTCTATAGGCACCTTTTAACGCACTAGAGTCGTATTCAACACCAACTTCGATTGAAGTACTTGTTCCAGTTGAATGGTCTTCAATCACTGGCTTAATTGCATTTTGTAATTGATGTGTGCGTTTATATCTCTTAGGTGTATAATTGCTATAATATTTTTGCAAATAATTATCTGCTTCTTTTAAAATATCCTTTTGTGTTTTTTTGGCTGCGTTTTTAACTGCCTCCACTGCAATAGCTTGGCAGTCCTTAATAATCGCAGCAAAAGCAGCGTCCAAACATTGAACAGCCATAAAATCACTCCTTATATTATTTCTGCTTATTAATGAACTGCATTAATTTATTTATATCTTCACTGCTAATGGGTAAGTTTTTAAAATCAGAACCGTCAACTTTGTTAGCCAGAGTGTCAACGACAATATCTAGCTTCTCCAAAATGCCATCGAAAAATCTACCAACCTGTGCAGCAAGTGTATTGTTATTTAATACATAATCACACTTCATTTGAAGTAGAATATTTACGTCGTCATATTCCTTCTTGAACGTATTAATAATTGATTCAAGCAACTTAGACTCGCACAGTAGATCGTACTCTTCTTCTAAATCATCAGATAGTTCAATATTTGTATAAGCTTCAATAACTCTCATGGTGAAACAAATATATTTTTCAATATCATTGAATTTAAAAATACCATCTTCATATAGAATGCATTCGTTTACAATGTCGTCAACAAGGCTCTTTTTTGACTTGATGCTAATGTATTCTTTCACTTCTAATTTCTTTTTTAGAACCGCTTCTAACTGCTCAATTTTTAGCATCTTGTTTCTGTTGTCGCTCATTAGTGTAATTAGTTCCTTAGTAGTCATATCGTTTTCTCCTTTTTAGTTCATAATTTTTATATATAAAACCGCCATGAAAATCGCACCATGACGGCATAGTTCTCATAGTCAGTTCCAAAGATCCTCTTCTGAAATATCAATCTTTGGCAAATCAAAAGCGCTTCTACAAATTAGTATGGCTTCAGCCACATCATCATTAACATTAATACCATACTCATTTTTAACAGCCAAAATTGCTTCTTCTTTTAATGTCTCACGCTTAATTTTATTTGATTGCTCAATTCCAATTTTCGCACGCCATTCAGACGGCATTGGGTGAACAAACTCAATGTCATGTAAAGCACAATATAACATCATACCGCCTGCGAGATTTGATAGCTTTTGCGTTGTGTCTATATTGGTTTTCATAATGCTCTTTTCCATATAAACTACATCTGGCTTATGTTCATCTAATATTTCGCAAATTTTTAAAAGCATGCGACGAATACGCCTCATTGAATCTTTGTCTTTTTTTAAATCAATTAGTGTACGAAATATTAATTCACCATCTCTCATAATTGCCAGCCCTGTGCTTGTAGTGCTGCCATCAATTCCAGCAACAATCATATTCATCACATCCTATCAAATATAAATAGAGGAGAGCGTGTCTCCACGCCCTCCTTATAATCATTATTCCGTTTCATCAGGTTCAGGTTCGGGTTCAACTGTAGGATGATAACTTTCCACTAATGCTTTTAATGCATCAATTTGTTCTTGTAAACTCGCAATAGTAGCAGCATATCCATCATATGTAACCTTATCCACAGCAGACAATAATCCACTAGTACCCGCAGTAGCGTCACCATAAGTAGTGTCTTGCGCTGGAACACCAAGACCAACAATATCATCCTTACTTACAGGAATCACACTAGAAACATGACCAAACTCATCAACAGTAATCTTATACAAACCAGAAACACAACCGTCATGAGAAGGATGGACATAGGCATCAGTTTTATCCAGCTTCTTAGCAATTTCAGATTCCAAAACAGTTCTAGCATCAACAACTGCCTTCGCAACAGATCCATCAGCAGAGCCATTCAAAACGGCAATAGCATCAGCATTGGATTTTTCAGCAGCACGAGCAGTTGTTGCCTCGGCAGTAATCTGAGACTGTAAATCAGCTTCCACACCCTCGGCACGACCAGCCTCAGTTTCAATAGCAGTTTTATTTGATTGAATAGAAGCTGTCATAGCTGCTGCACCAGTTTTATCATCTGCAATATAGGTCTGAATTTCTTTTAAGGTATCAATGAATTCTTGACTTGCATCAATATCCGCTTCTTTAAAGAAGGTTTCCATAGTTACAATACGAGACTCATGATTAGATTCAACACCCTCAGCACGAGATTTCTCAGTAGCAATTGCAGTTGCATTAGTTTCCTCCGCAGATTTAGCACGATTGATTTCAGCTGTTAGATTGGCACTAATCTCATTCTCTTTTGCAGTTGCTCTATTTTGTTCTGTTGTGACTGCATTTGTGCGGTCAACAATTTCTTGTGCAAGATTATCCGTTAACACCTTTTCTGCAGTTAAAGCTCTCGTTTCTTCTGCGTTAACGTCGTCAGTTCTATCTTGAATTTCTTTGTTTAAATTGTCTGTTAAGATTTTTTCCGCATCTTCAGCACGCTTTTGTTCTTCATTAACATCATTAGTTCTGTCAATAATTTCCTGCGCCAGATTATCTGTTAAAACTTTCTCAGCAGCCAGAGCTCTTGCCTCCTCAGTATCAACATCATCAATTCTGTCTTGAATTTCTTTATTTAAATTGTCAGTTAATACTTTTTCTGCGGCCTCTGCTCTTGCTTGTTCCTCATCAACATCTGCTTCACGATCAAGAATCTCTTGATTTAATTTAGTATTTAATGAATAACCCTGTGCTGCAGACAAAGGAATTCTATAGCCACTTTGGCTGTCCTTACTTGTTACACTATTTATAACCTGACTCCGCAATAGTAATTCGTCATCTTTTACAGGGGTTGGTAGTTTTGCCTCATTTTTACCATCAGTTAGGTGTTGAAGATAATAGGTTCTACCGTTTATATCAATTTTATTTAAATACGCCATATCTTACACCTCCTCATGGTAATTCACCGCAGAAATTTCCTGAATAGTATTTAAGGAGTTCACACGGTTTTCTAATTGCTTAAATTTTGCAATATGACGATTTTTGAAAGCATTTGTTTCTGCAATAATCGTTTTCATATCCTCGGTGGAATATACACTCTCATCAGACAGATATGCCATTGTCAGTAAATTAATTTGGTCTTCCAATGACATAGAAAAGTGACGAGTTTCCCCGTCACTTAACTTAATATTCACACCGTTGGTAATCTCCTTATTACAATGATGCTTCAACTCTGAGATTTTAGAAGCACGAACATAATCGATTGTTGGTTCTTCAACTACAACGTGTTCAGTTTCGACAACAGGCTCTTCTTCAATGGCAATTTCTTCATTTGTCTCAACTGCTTTCAATAGTAAATCATATTCGCCTTTTTCGATTCTAATAACATCTGCGATTTCATATTTAACACTATCAGTAGTTTCAGGCCACATCCAATTTGCACGATATAGAACATCACCCAACTGAATATATTGTACTTGTGTTTCATCACAAATCAAAATAATTTTATGCTTTTTCTGGAATCTACGTAAGTTGAGCGTAGTTCCAACACCAATAAATTCTTTGTTTTTAATAATCTTATAATATTTCATATACGCTCACCTCCTTAGATTGAGAAGCAAGGACAAATGCCGTTCTTTGTTTGTGGATATGCATATGTCAGATTTCCGTTCATAGAACCATCTTCGGCAACATATACCCAATAACGGTCATATCCCTTCATAGCAGAACGAGTCCAGTATTTTGTCGCAACACCATTTTGTTTCTTAATTCTATCTGCGGGGTTAATCATCCAACTAATTGCGTAACCTTCATCATCATATGGATCTGTAGTAATAGTAGTCAACTCAACATAAGATGGCAGATAAATATAATCTTGAGATGTTACAACAGTAGAAGAATTATTACCAATATTTGCAGGGATATATGGTTTCTTAATCACAGACTTCCATACAGTCGGGAATGCATTATATACACGATCATTACAGAAATCTCTCATCTCAGATGCTTCCCAACCACCAACATTAGACTGGCTAGAATTAATATTGCCACCATATGCTAATAGGTTTTCGCAAATAAAAGATGCACCAGTCATACGACCAGTATTAGGATTCACCTGGTATCTGCCACTACCACAATATTGGAAACGAATTGTTTCATGAGTCCATGCTGCTAGATTTCTAGCATCTACATCACCAAGATCTTCATTCCAAACTTTAACCCAATGCACGATACCATTACATAGTCCACCAAGCTTACCAACGTCTGAACCAGCCTCTGGATCGTATCTGAAACCACCGATAATAACTGGTCGATTTGTGAATTGCTGTGTAGTACGAGTTAATGTTCTATAATCAATACTTGTTGAATATGCACCAGATCCAGCATTTACACCATTAAATGCATAAACGTGTACAAGTTCTTCTCCCTTAGCATGACGAATGACAACCATATTTCTTTGTGTGCCATATCCAACAGTCATTGTCTGATCACCCCATTGAATAGCAGGATTGCCATCAGTACCATAGAATAATCTCATTCCCTTAGAGTTAGCATTTTCAAAACAAGAAACAAGAGTGGGTCTAACAGGAGATGAAGTATCATTAACACCAAATTCAAAGTCGATAGCCATAGTAAATGCAGGAGAATCTGAACCGCAAAGTTTAATATCAGACTCAATTACTTTAGATTCAGTTCCATCCAAAACAGTATCGTTACTGATAATTACATTTTCTGCAACATTGTTGTAAGAATAATCATTGCCAAGTTTAATGTCAATATAATCCTTGTCTTCAAAATAACCAGCACTATTACCAGAAGTAACAATACTATAAATCTGTGCGACGCTCATATCTTTTATATCAGTGCCTTTAGCAGGAAGGCCATTTACTGTTTCATATTGTGCATAAGCGTGAGTTTCTCCAACAATAACACTAGTGCTAATATCCCATCCAGTAAAGATGCTATATTCATAATACTCTGCTTCATTAACAGTATATGTTGGCCAATTTCCGCCATAGACGGCAGGATTTCCATACTTGACATCCTTAACTGTATACAATATATCACCATTTTTGTTATGCCAATAAACATTATAATACTGATCTTGTTCAACATAAATTGCCACAACTTTTGTTAACTCTGGAACGGTTCCTTTAATGCCATCCCAACCTGTGAAAACATATTTATATTGTGCAGTTTCTTCACGAGTCGGCATATCAATATCGATAGGTGTGTTTGGATCTTTTTCGGTAGGATCATATGGAGATTTAAACTCATCAACAAGCTGTACATAAGGATTGCCATTCTTATCTAAAATAGGAGTAACACCATCATAGTTAAAGAACGCTACTGGATACTGTGGCACCAAAGTTGCCTCACTAATATCCACATTCAAATCAGGCCAAGCATTTGCATATGCGTCCAATTCACTTTGTCTGACATAGCCAGTAAATTTTACGAAACCAGTAAGTAGGCTACCCTTCATCCTTACGATACGATTCAACAAGTCAGTTGTTTTTTGTTCCCAATTAACGTTGGTTACTTTTACAGATTTTAAATTCTTTGCCAAACCAATCATCACAAGTGCTTTGTCATTCATAGTTGGACAGTTTTCAATAGTTAGGTTAACTAAACTGTCATAACTTTCAAGTTCAATAGTCTTGATAAAGTGTAAATTACGTAGAGACAACTCGGTAACTGTTGCTGGTAGATATGCTTCCTCTAACAAACCATTATTGGCAAAACGTGCCTGTCTAATATTAGAACCTTGAGCATATACACGCTTCAAACTAGGAATATTTGTAACAGGTAAGTCTAAGCTTTCATTTGCCAGATATTTTAGATTTCTAATATCTAACTCTTCAAGTAGTCTATTACTAGAACCAATTGCTAGAGTCTTTAGAGATTTATTTTCATATCTTTCATCTGCATTACCAAGCTTAATTGTCTTCAATCTAGAACCACTATTCAATGTTGCAGTCTGTAGATATTTCAGTGACAAGTCGCCTAGTTCTTGAATATTGGAAGAGCCTCTAATATATCCAAAGTCAAACGCTCCACTAGCACCAAGTAAGTCAATATTATATGTCTGACCAGCATAACATCTATTGTGATAGAAGTTAGTTGTACCATCATGAATATTGATATACATGTTAGAGAATGGAATAATAGATAAAGTATAATTAGCGGGAATAGGATGAGTCTCTGAAGCACCAGCACCACGAAGAGTGATAGTATCAGATACATTTTTACTACCTAAGAACTTACTTGACATGTATGTGTCTTGTGCTCTCTCAAACTGTCTTCTTTGATACTTCTTACGTCCATTCATCATTTCTTTTAGGAAACGAGGCTCAGTGACATTTGCACCAGCTTCATTTTTCTTTGGTAAAGCATTATCCCAATCAGGGCCATTACCACCAACATATGTTCTCTTATATTTTCTTTCGTAGTCAAGTCTCCATAGCTCTTCTGCAAATTGTTGCTGCCATGCATCAAACTCATTTAACAGAGAAACGGAATCAAATGCATTGCCAGCAGGACTTTGTTCAATAGCTGCCCATCTTGCATTTAATTCTTCGGAGAAATACTTAACAATTCTGTCAAAGAATGTAGAGTTATGTGCTCTAAAGTGTGCTGCACCAGCAGCATCAACGTCATGATCTTCTTGACCAAAAGGAATGTCAAGCTTACCTGCGTTGTCAATACCTAAAGCTGTCAATCTGTTACTATCCACACTAGGCATTTGTGGATTATGACCTACAATATAGTAGGCGGGGTAGCTTCTTCTTTAAAAGGTCTAGATACCTTTGAGCCACCCTCTACGGTTTCATTTTTAGATTATAGCCGTAGTTCAGACTGTTGCATACTATACCGCTTCAGCAATATAGCCCTCTATACTCAGTCGTTGCAGGTGATTATTTATAATTGTTTCAATATTTTCTTTTTCCCAATATGGAATTCTTAATAAATTAATTTGATTATCTTCACAATATTTATTTTTAATACGGTCATGTTCTTGCGTCTTTTTAAATGCGGCCATCATTTCTTCTTCTGTTTGTGTATAATATCGTATTGGTTTGAAATGTTGCTCTCCATCATACTCAATGAATAAATTGTATTGAGGCAAATAGAAATCAAATCTATAGTAATTGTCACCAATAAAAATGGTACGTTCTGGCTTGTTTTCAATATTGTTTTTATCTAAAAACTGTTTTATGTACATGTTGTAATAAGATACTAAACATCCACAGGACAATGTATGCTTTGTAACGAGCGAGTATCCAAGAACAATAATTTCATTGCCACAATCACATCTGCATCTATACAGTGTATGACCGTTTTTATCTTTGTACGGCATTTTTTCGATCACAAGTAGCTTGCCAAACTTTTGTCCAGTAAGATCTTTTGACCGCATTTTGCTAAGAGTTTCTTTTCTTCCGCATCCACAATCTTTGGAATTGCCATTTAATAAGTAACTCATTTTAACTTCTTTAATGGTTCCGCATCGACACAAGCAGATAGCATAAGTTTTTTTATGCTTATCATTTGGTGGAAGAATTTTTAAAATAGTCCATCCATTAATGGTTGTCCCAAGTAAATAGCCATACTTCTCAAACACAGCTTTATCTAATCTCTTTCGGTGACCGCAACCACAATCTTTCTTCTCTTTTCCTGTTTGTTGAAATATATCTGAAATATACATTTCTTTAATTTCTCCACAGCTACATTGCGCAAGCAAATATGTACGATGTTTTTCTTCATTGCGAACTACAACATCTAAAATAGTCCATTCATTTATTTTTGTACCAATTAGATGTTTATATTTTTCATAACTATTAATTTTTCTCATATTTTCACTCCTTTCATTTTGTATTATTGATTGAAACAATTAATAATCTTCCTGAGCGTTGTCCATCTCTGGATTTTCGCCATTAATCAATAGAGGTTTTACATGGACAAATTTTATCCATATCGTACGCCCAGAACTCAAATCTGTATTTGCCATCAGGGCACTTACCATAATGATAGAATGAGTTCTTGGCTCTGTTATCGACCATGGTATATCTCAAAGTATATAGATAGTAATACAAAGCAGAGTCTAGAATAAACCAATCCTCAAACTCTTTCTTCCATGCATCAACCTTTGCTTTATCTTCTTTGCCATTAGTCGTTAAATCACGAGTAACAAAACGATAGAATTCAACCCATTTTTGGCGCAAAGGTTTCTGGAATGCTTCATTCTTCTCCTTGTAGTCAGCACCATCATCTTCGTCCCACTCGTTTTGGATATATCTAAAACCATAAGTATAGTCTTCACTGAAGTCATCGCCCTCAAGAACATCGACATAATAATCCTTTGTGAAGTCCATTACGGTATCCATTGAATGAACGAGCTCACCGTCGGAATTCATTTCATAAACAATACCGTCTTCACCACAATTTTCTGGTGTTAACAGGTCAATATACTTAATAGTCTCGGTCTTAACGTAATAAGTGGTCAAAGGATTAATTTCACTATCAGATGTCTTCTCATAAGAAGTTCCCTCTGGCAACTCTACTTTTTCATATAGATTGCCTAGGTTTTCAACAGTTAAATCTTCCTCTTCTGCTTTTACATAACCAATAGTATGAGCGGCAAACATACGAGTTTCTGTAGGGAAAGTAGACAAGTCTCTATTCCAGTCCATAACTTCAACACAGAATTCGTTAACATCATCTGGATCATTAGTTCTGGAATCATCTGTCTTCTTAGAGTCACCTATATTACCAATTGCGTAGAAATGGACTGCCTTATCACTAAATTCTCTATGTGTTTCATCACTAGTTTCCTGAATAAATACAACACAGTTAAAGAATTCCATAGAGTTTTTAGCTCTATCGTCTTTTTCTGCTGCCAATGTAGTATATGGTAAATATCTGTCATAGCGCTTCTGTAATAGCGCATTATTACAATGCTCAGAAGAGGCAACATTAACCTTTAAGTTTAGATAGTTTGTTGGCACTGATGTGTCAGACAACTGAATCTTCTTAACAACGGTTGAGTTATCACCTAAAGTAATGGTTGCTTTCTTCATGTTATATTCTAGGTTTCTACTTGCATAACCATATTCGTTTGAAGACGTACCCTGGCCGTTATGGATGGCCCCAGTAGCAGTCCAGTTATATTCAATAGGCCATGAATTGGTTTTTGCATCATATTTGTACTGTCTAATAGTTGTGTTTTCTACCTTGTCTTTCTTATCATTTGTAAACTTAGGTGCAGACAAAACATAAACAAATAAATCTGGGCACTTCTTTGCCAATGTTTCTGGATCTAGCTGACCGTCAGCAGTATAAATGTCATTTCTAACATATCTTTCCGCCATAGTTAAGCCAGAACGAGCGTCAGCAATAAAGTTATTCAAAATTTCCTTATCGGTCAAATATCTGTTATATACCTTCATACGATAAATATGAACGTCACAATAATCAGAACCAATGGTAATAGGCACTGCATCTTCTTGCTGGAATGAAGTAGATGCACTCGTAATAACCATAGGCTGAACAGGAGTACCATCTTCATATGTCAGAACCATTGGAATATTTTTTGAAGTAAACTGAGGTTCATAAGTTGGGCTAAACTCAGAGATAGGAACGATATTAGTATCGAACTCAATGATATCTTCCTCGCTATAAGGAATTTCAAGAGTACCAATATTAGAAGAAACATATCCGTTATGAACTTCCATTCTAATACCTGTGTTGTATCCATCTTCAGTTGGACCATAGCATGTTAGCCATTCTGCATCAGAGCGGGCAACATTAGTAGTCTTGAAAATGATCTTAAATTCCTTACCGACACCAGGAATAGAATAGTTTCCATATGCATCCTTTTGTGCCACAGTATTGGCGTTTTCAAAAAGCTTATAATTAAATGAAACAGAAGTACCTGCTTTTACACAGAAATAAGTATCTCCCGCATCATCTCTCTGCCATCCACCATTTATCCAGTCAAAGTTATCAGAGAAATCCCAAGTCATAGGAATCTCTTTTTGAATTTCCTCACCAGATTCGTCGTCGATCTCAATAGTATAAGCATTATTTTTGAACACATTGTAATCTACGTCGGAGTTCGTTCTACCAGTAGGAACAAAGTCTAGCATTAGATCTTTTGTAACCGCACTAATTTCATATGGGAATTTAGTAACTTCAATACTTGCAGATTCTGTTTGGTCTTTATATTTGACAGTAATTGTTGTATTTTTTGCAACAGTAGGCTTAAATTCATAAGTTTGTTCTGCTGAAGTAATATTCACGACGGATGATAAAATGGCTCCAGTTTCATCATAAATAGTTACTTCATTAATAATGTCATTAAGCGGGTCAACCACATTATAATAAATATTGGCAGCAGAATATTGCTCTAGAGTTTCTGGTGCTTTGATTCTAATAATAGGGGTGTTGTTACCACTCTCTTTAAACATCAAAACATAAGTATAAACATCGGTTGAAATAGTTTTACCACCAATTTCGCCAGTACACCATATACGCAAAGTATGCACACCGTGTGGCTGCATTTTAATAGTATATGGGATAGGAGTGCCATTGAATTTAGTAATTTTAATTTCTGGATCTGCATCGTCAATTTGAAAATACACTTTCTTTTCCAGATCACCAACAGGTGTACAATAGAATGTTGTACTGCCAGTTTTTGGTGTAGTCTCCCATTGATTATCAGGAAGATCAATTAGTTTTAAATTAACTGCCTCGACACTCCAGTCTGCGCCAGCTCTAACGGTAATAGTTTCTTCACCAGAGCCCAATTGCTCTACATATGCAGCCTTAAGTGTTAAGACTTGTGAGCCTAAAGATACATAATCAGTTACATCAATACTACCTTTTTGTGCTGTAAGCTCTGTCTTTTTAATAGTAAAATGTGTTTGATAAATATTATCTTTGTATAGTGTAATAGTAATATCACCAGGAATTACAGCTTCTTCATAAACGGTTATTTCCTTGCCAGATTCATCTTGAGTGGTTGTAGCCTTACGTGTTGACAAAATATAATTTAATGAAACAGAACTTCCATATAGTACTTTAAGATCTTTATCACCATCTACGTTTAGGCCAAGTTTGATAGTAGAAACTAATGCATCTCCACCACCGCCTCCACCTACAATAATAGTGGAATAAATTTCTTTTACTTTAACTTCTTTGTCACCGTCAACAATTGTGATATCACCATTTTCATCTCTTTCATATAGATGAAGGACACTGCCAACTTCGTTGTACTGAATGATAAGATTTTCATTATCACCCTTCATTTCAGAAATGGTTTTATTAATTGCTTTGATATCATCTTTTACATATTCAATTTTTTCTGCATTGCCAACAGCAATCTCTGACACAACATTTACTTCTTCTTTTGTCGCAAGGACATCATTCATCGCCGTAAGCTTAGTATCAATTTCAGTCTTATTATAACTATCACTACCGACCATTGCGAAGCTAGAAGTTGCATTATCCCAACGATAGTGGAAATAAATATCTCCGTTTTTAACGTAATAATCAGTATATTCGTTTCCAGATTCACCTTCAAGAGTGTCTACAATTTTAGCGACAGAACCGGCAACCATGCACCAGTTGCCGCTAATCCACTTATAGTATAGACACACAGTACCATCATAGACTAGGTAATCTACATCTTCTTCTCCAGTAACAGGTAGTTCAGCAACGATTTCAGTAGCAGATCCCGCAAACTCATCTAGTTGAGACTCGACAACTTCATTACCTTCTTCATCTGTAGTAGTCTTAGTAATCTTCCAATACTTTTCGTAACCACGACCAGATGATTTAGGAATTAAATAGAATGTTCTATCTTCAGCATCTTCAACCGCAGGTAAAACGTCTACGATTTCCACAGAATAAGCTTTTGAATCAATATATTCTTTAGACTCTTCTAAATCAGACACAACCCATAGTTTTCCTTCGGCATCAACACCTACTTCATAGGTCATATCGTCTGTCTTTGTAACTGGCTGAACACCACCAAGAGCATCTGCACTTGCAATAGGCAATTCATATCGAACTAATTTATCTACCTCAGCCTTAAACTCTGCTAAGTCGCTGTTAATATCTCTCTGGAAAGTATCCATCTCGCCAGTAAGATCGGTCTCAAGTGTATTAAATTTGCCAGAAAAATCTTCGGTCAGAGTATTAAACTGATCGTTAACATTAGTCTTAAGCTCTTCAAACTGAGCTGGTGTGACTGTAAAATTGCCCAAAGTACCTTCGGTAACCAGGACATCATTGGCTTTTAGTCCCTGAGCTGCTGTTGGTAATTTTGCAATATCAGAACCGTTCGTTAGATTCTCCAAATAATATGTAGTGCCACGAACAGTTACTTTATTAATAAAAGGCATTTATTATACCTCCTTTTTTAATTTTTATTTTATTTTTCTTAGTTCTCCATAATCAAAAAAGACACCATCTTTATGTTCGGCGCTACGAACAGTAAAAGTGTCTATGTTGAACTCTATCCAAGAATGATTTGGATAGTCGGAAAAATATTGTTTTGCTTGTTCTAACATTTGAAATAGAATTTTGTCTGATGGTAGTTTGTCTTGTGCGGAGATAATTTTAATTAATTTATATCCTTCTCTTTTTAGAATTATGCTACGAATCATTTCTTTGTGTTTAAACTCATCTTGTGTTATATTCCCAAATTTAACACTTAAATCGTGTCCACTGCCGTCGTATTCCATCACAATATTGTTATTAACAAAACAAAGGTCAACATTATAATATAATACAGGATAATTTACTTCAACATTTTCTTTATTATTATATAAATTAAACAAATACATTTGTTGTTTAGAGCACTTCTGAGAAGATGCGATATACAGCGATTTCGCCGCTTTTTCTCTAACTTCCGTAGATTTCAAAGAGCAATCTACTCCAAAACGTTCTATACAAGTCGCCGCTCTTTTCTCTTGAAACTCTTTTACTTGAGCAGGAGATGGAACTCCATATCTTTCCATCATAGTTTTTTCGACCTTGTCTCTTACATCTTTGCTTTTTGACGGATTATCAACACCATAATGCTCAAGTGTCGTTTGCTTTTTCTTTTCTTTAACACTATCCAATTGAGAAGGGCTCGCAACACCATATGTACTCAACATAATATCCCTCTGTTTTTTAGATGCGCAATTTTTGCAAGCGCATTTTGTAGTGAGACCTTTGGTGCTATTATAGTAAGCGTAATATTTAACCTCATATGGCTCATTACAATAATCACATACGGCAGAGATTGTGATATCACTTTGCGTTGGCAAATCTTCAACTTTAACTAAAAACGTTTTTCCTAAATCGTACACAAATTCTCTTCCAGTACGTCGATATATGGACATTGATGCTTTCCGTTTTGGTAAATCATACCCAAGAGACTCGTAATACTCAATTGTACTACCATTAGATCTAACTTCTACTTCTTTTGTTAAAATCATAATCATTCTCCTTAGTTCTTTTATTTATATAATCAAAAATGCAATCCGACAATTTCTCAGATTGCTCAAAGACATAAACGTCCTTTCCTTTAACTTTAAGATTGTGATTAATTCTCAAAATTCTGAATCCATTAAACATTAACCAACCTGCAAGCCTTAGTGATTTTACATATTCGTACTTTTTTTCCATAATTGCTCCTTTTTAAAAGATAAAAAATTGGGGATGGCATGCAATCGCACAACCATCCCCAGCTTACATAAAACTACTCCGATATGTAAGCTGTATTACTTACTCATTTTCTTTATTTGTATTTACTAGACCATCTACTTGAAGGACAAAAACCATGCCATCAATAAGATTGCTAACAAAATTTTCGTCAAATTCAATTCCGGTCTTCTTTAGTTCTTCAATTACCCAAGCTTTTTTCTCAGGGCCAGTCTTTGGACCAAAATGCTGCTCGGCAACAACAATTAAATCTTTTAAATTCTTGATTAAAAGATCATACTGCTCATTGCCAAGTTTTACCTTGAACCAAGGAATTAAATATTGTTTGCAGATATATAAAATACCAGACATTAAAACAATGCCTAATGCATATGCAAAAAGTTGCATCATCATTTCCATATCCATATTTATCTTCTCCTTTTAATTCATTGAATTAAACTTTGAATTGTCATTTCATTAATAGGAATATTATTACTCTTTGCGAGCTTAATTGAATTTTCTTTTTTAGCCTTATTGAAGTAAAACCCACTTGCTGTTGACATTTCTGCAGCAACAGATGGTATTAGATAACAAAGTGGAGAAGTATCTTTTGTTTCCCACATTAAAACAAGAGAAAATCCAATAACAATTACATTAATAATTCCTACTGCAATAATAATCTTTTTAGAAAATTCCATATTCTTTTTCCTCTTTTTCTTAGCCATAAAACGCCTCCGTTATTCCTTTATAAAAGTACCTTCGTCAACCCATCCATGGACACCACAACCTATTCCAACCAAATGATATGGATGTTTTGATTTACCTAACTGATAGATTTGTGTAATCTTCGCTTTTCCACCAGTACAAGGATAACCAGAAGCAGCATAGGCGTTAACATAATGAACAGTTCCGTTATATACGACGATGTCTCCGACTGCAGGTGTCCATGGAATTCTAATCTTTTGTCCAACGTAAATAATACTGGGATTAGGAATATTATTATATTCAGCTAACTTTTGATATGTAGTATTATACTTGGAAGCAATGCCAGATAAAGTGTCACCAGATTTAACTGTGTAAGTTACGTCAACAGTTGTAGGTGCTTGAACAATTTCTTGTGACTGGTCTACTTTTTTGCCAGCATATTTATCATAAAACTTTTGTCCAAAACTTGCACGACGATCCTGTACACTAACACTTTTATCATAAGGATTTTCAAACTTGAAAAGAACCACATTGGAAGCTTCCAAAATTGAAGTCGCATTTTTCAGAGTTGATAACACGCCCTTATAAGATGTGGACAATTCTTGATACAAGAATTCTAACTGCATAGTCAAGTCGCCAATTGATTTCTTCTGAGATTTGGCATATTCATACAGTGCCTTTTTTCTTGACCACCAAGTCCATTGAGCTATACCAAATCCAACTTGGTCATCAATAAACTGTTCCTTGGTATATGTGCCGTTATCAACAGCTTGAACATATGTCGTATCAGTAAAACCTTTTTCTCTTTCATACGAATTTTCCATATTGCATGAATTTAAACCAGATTCAGCCTGTAAATTACCCATTAAAGATGCACAAGCATAATCATTTAATCCTTTAGATTTTAAAAAATCCCAAATTTTTTGTTCATTTGTCATGTTATCATCCCCTTTATTTTTAAACAAATTAAATAAGAGAGAGCCGAAGCCCTCTCTATCATCCATTCCAACGTGCTTTTGTCTTACGAGTGTCCACATGTATGCCCCATGAGTAAATTCCAATACCACCAGTATTAGGCATTAAAGTCTCTACATATGCTGCCATAGCACGAGGAGTTGTTCCGCTAATAGTACCAATATCAGCAGCTTTAGCATATATATCAAGATGTTGGCTATTTGCGGCTCCACCAACCCGTGCATTATGGGTTTTGCATCTAACGCCGCTATTTATTCTCACAGGTTTACCAAAATGTTCACGAACCTTCTCAAGAATTTCTACCAACTCATGGTCTATACCATTTGTTTTACAGCCACATTTGCATTGAAATTCTTCTGGTTTAAAATATTTAATTCCATCCCAAAAAACATCCCCAGTGGCAGGCTTGTTTACAACTGGTTTATTCATAACAGTAGTATTCTCCTGTTTCTTTTCCATTGCAGGATTTCCAATTACAAAACGAATCTTTGCTTCAGTTAACGCCCCGAAAATACCATCAGCACGAAGACCATAATCTCTCTGAAACCTACGAATTGCATCCTGTGTTTGTGGACCAGTAATTCCATCTATTTTTCCAGTATAATAAGCAGGGTCAAAAAAAGATAATAGTAGTTGTTGTTGCTTAACAGTCATAATATCAACTCCTTATCCAGAATATACTTCCCAACCAGCCTCAGTATAAATATAAGGTATATATTGATTCCATCCAGAACCATCATAAATTAACACTTTATATGGATTAAATCCACCAGCGCCATCATAAATATATACAAGTCCCATAGACTTCCAAATAGCATATAGTGTCACATTACCCGTAGGTGTATAACTGCCAGTCGTGCCAGAGGTTGCTGTACTGCTGGTTGCCCAGCCCATAAACTTAAATCCATCTCGTGTTGGTGTTGGCAATGTTACAGCTGCCGTACTTGTACTACTGGTGTAAATTGCATACAGTGACAATGCTGCGTTTGTGGTGTAGGAAGCACCGGAGTCATAACTTGTTCCAGTACCACTTGAGTTGGTATTCCACTTGCTGAAAGTATACTTGGTGGTTCGTGCCGCAGACAGAGACTCCGAAGAACAGGTACCACCATTGACATTCAGCGTTACTGTGTAACTACCTGCAGAAGTCGAAGCTTTCGTTGGTTTTGTGGTACTTAGTGTCAAAGCAGCACCATAGGTTTTGGTCTGGCTATTTGGTGCGCCACTACCTCCATTTGCATTATATGTAACTGCATAGGTTTTCTTTTTCCAAACAGCATATAATGTAACGTTTGAGCTTAATGATATTAAATTGCCAGAGACATAACTTGCACTTGTTGCGGATGATGATGTGCTCCAACCTAAAAAATCATAACCAGTTCTAGTAGGAATTGTACTTGATATGGTCGTAGACGTAATATTACTCACAGAACTTGGTTCTCCAGAACCACCATTTGCATTATAGGTTAGAGTATAACCTCTTTCAACGGCAGTTAGAGATGTTATAGTAACTTTTTGTTGAACACTCCATCCTACGTATTGATTTAATGTATAAGTATTTCCATAAAAATGAAATCCAACATATTTAGTACCTGTCAAACTGGAAACATCAATAGTAACACTTCCACCAGATGCATTCCAAGCATCCGAAGCAATTCCAATCTTTCCTGAAGTATTACCAGCAGTCGTATTATCATAAATACCAAAATCTAAACTACTAATACCCTCTCCGGATTTACTACTATATTTTAAAGTAACAGATTTATACTTGCTTGCATCAATTGCAATATATGCCTTTGCATTGGCCATTTCATCTGTTAATTTATATCCCATATTAAAGTGAACAGACGTACTATTTGCAGTAATATTAATTGTCGATGTTTCTCGACTTGTGCTCCATCCACTATTAAGAAGATTTACCGTTGCCATTATGTCACCTTCTTAAAGTACAACTGGCCCAAAACTCCACTTCCTGGATCACCAGAGCCATAATCAATTCCCTCTGTTAAGATAATGCCATGTAATGTAAGTGCATCACCCATAATACCTCCAGTAATCGGTAGAGCTCCAACTTGTTCAGCAGTGACACCATGAGGGTTTTCCATATTGAAAGTATGGCTATCTAAAGCTGCTTGTACGGCATTACTAATTGGTTTATTTAAATCAGAAGTATTATCGACATTCTCTAGACCAACATTTTCTTTAGTAACATTATGAGGATTATTTTGGTTTTCAATATGATCATCAAAAACTTCATTTTGGACGTAATCATTACATCTTGCAAGAACATGCTGCCACATTCTTTCGAATACGGCATAAATTGAAGAGTTTGCCATGTATTTTACCTCCTTTGATTGAATGTATTTAATTGTTAAAGCACCACCCAGTAAAGGATGGTGCTTTAGTTTGAATTATCTTCAGAATGCTGATTAGTACGAAATCACTCGGTCAGTTCCTCTACCAACTCCAACCACTGTGATTTTGTTGGTGTTATAGTCGGCAATAATGCCGAACACTGCCGACTCCGTGATAGTGCCGATTGCACCACTATCCTCTGTCTCATCTGAACTTCGTTCCTGGTTTACATCGGACGCAGTGAGAATAACAGGAATACCTTCCGTGGAATAAAGCTCATGGTCAACATGGATATGACCACCCATGCAGAATTCCACCTTGCCGCCACAGTTCGTGAAGTCATAGGACTGCGCTGTGCTGACCATGGTGATGCTGCCGCTCTGTCTGCCGTTATAGGCATCGAACAGATTCAGAGCTTTCTGCATATAAGCATTCACAGTTCCGGTGGTAGGTGTCGATGCGTTTTCATACTGGAACCAGATGTGACTAAATACCACGATATGCCACCCTGCCGGGGTATCCTTCAGTGCATTGATGATGAATGTGGTTTCCTCGTCACTTAAGGAATATCTGCCGCTGTCCAGATACAGATACCTGGTTTTCTCACGGGGAGAATCGATGTAGTAATAGAAAAGCCCATCGCCCACCATGTTGTCAGTTTCCTCTGGTGCCAGCAGGAAGGAATAAACCATGCTTTGATATTCGCTGTCTGCGCTTCCCTTATGGAAGTTGTCATGGTTGCCAATGACACTGTGATGGTTGGGCAAGTCCTTAATCATTCTTCGCCACTCATACACATAGGAAATTGCATCATGGGTATTTTCTGCCGGGTCACCTACGACATCACCACCGAAATTGACCTTATTCATAGCGGTATTTCGGTACAGATAGTTCAGCAGAGCAGGGGACATTTTACTGTTTCCATTTGCCCAGTGAGCGTCCGTATACCACAGGAAAGCAGATTTATTCCTTCCGGAGGTTTCCATAGCCAGTTGAATCGCTTCCGCTTTTTCCTGCAAATGGGCTGCCCAGTAGGTGGGAACGCTTGCTCCCATATCTGCACTCGTTTCGAGAACGTTGATTCTGGATGTGTTATCAGCCACATCCTTTTCCAGATCAACAATTCTGTCCTCATAGTCAGCAGGAACAAAGGCATGTCCGGTGTTTGCCCATCGGTATCCTGATACACTGCCCTCTGCTATTTCCTCATTGACGGTGATGATAACATTGTTGACGGTATAACCACTGAGAAGTCTAAAGTTCTGACGGATGGAGTTAAATGTATAATCTGTAATTTCGCTTCCATCTGCGGAACCATCAGTCTGGCTTACATTCAACAACTGGAAAGTGGTGATTCCAGTCACACTGTCAAAAGAGCCATATCCAGCAGTTATTAACGATTTCACATAGTAGTCAGCAATTCCCACAGACTGACCGTCCAGATACATTCTGGTTCTTGGGGTTGAGTTTATTGCCGTTTCCAAATCCACACCCTTCATGCGGATAGTGTCACCGGGTTTACAGGGAATATAGTTTGTGATGTATGCACCTGTGAAATCACTGATAGAAGATGTGGAAAAACGCTTGTTTGTGAGCCAGTCTGCACTGGTGGGGTCAGCCAGATTGGTGTATGCAGGCCCGGAATTTTCCCTGTAAATATAGGCATAAATATAGCCATCAGGCAGGACGTACAATTTTGTGGTATCGGTACATTCCTCGATGTTGTTTGCATATTCGGGTTTAATCTGCCCACGCTTTGCCAGCTCCGTGGCAATGTAGGCTTCCCACTCTGCCTGCTCTGCTTCGGTGTAATAGTCCACACCCTTTACAGGTGTATATCCGGGTAATCCGTCATTGCCGTCGAAGTAGTCTACGCCTTTGACAGGAGTGTAGCCGTCAACACCATCCTCACCATCAAATTCACCGCTTTCCTTTGCCTGTGCCAGTGCGGTATTAATTGCTGTGGGCAGTTCGGAAGCATCCAGTTTGCCGCTAATATCTTGATGTTCTGTCAAATACTCTCCCTTTGGCTGATAATTTGCATCTACCCAGTCTTCAGTAGCATAGCCAGTTAGATCAGCACTAGCCATATCTACAACTTCCCATTCAGTAGGTTTACCGTTTTCGTCTACAGTTTTAACTGCGACGGTTTGACCGACTGTAGCGGTTGATGGAACCGGAATAGCGTCGCCTTCTAGCAGAACATTCTTAGCACCGTCGTCTTGGGCGTTACCGCCAACCTGCAGACCACCTTGGAACCAACCTACACCATTCCAGTCGATGGTATGAGCATTGGAACGAGCATCATCTGCGGTACCGTTACCTACGATATGAGTGTATTTATCCTCAGAATCTTCAGTATTATATTTACCCTGAACATGCTGGAAATCAGATGAAGCTCTTGCCCCAAGCCCTTCTGAGTGAGAAACATATCCATATGCTTTTGTGCCATGACCTTCTGCGTGAGACATAGCTCCTCTTGCAACAGTACCGCCGCCCTCTGCGTGAGCATACCATCCGTTGTGTTGATAGCCAAATGCTAAAGAATAAACAGTTGGTTCGATATTATCCGTGCTTGTTCTATAACCCTCTGCGTGAGACGTATCTCCGCTCGCAGTTGTTCTATCACCCTCTGCGTGAGACATATGACCAGAAGCTGTGGTACAATAGCCCTCTGCGTGAGAGCTTTGGCCCGAAGCCGTGGTTTGATCGCCCTCTGCGTGAGAGTACAACTTTGAAGCTGTGGTATTATAACCCTCTGTGTGAGAGTTGCCACCGACAGTCGTACCACTCTTTCTATTCATACTAAAGCTACCAGAACCCACAGGATTGGCAGTGTTCATTTTACTATCTGCAGTAGTTTGAGCGGTAGCAGCATTAGTCATAGCAGTATCCGCTATGGATCGAGCCTCATTCACTACATCCAAAACACTTTTAACATCATCAGTGGTTGCAATACTCTCTGGAATATCAAGATACTTAGAATCAAGCTTCTTGAGTTCTCCGATCTCTTTGGTATAAGATAAGTCACTATAATAAAAGTATTCTTCGGGGGTAATTTCCATAAAAAACCAAGTTCCTTTGGTGAATACTAAACCGTTACCCATACCCGTATCTTCCAAGGCAATACTAATACCGCCGTTACTAATACTGTATAACGTATCAGATTCTATAAGAATTAAACCATCGGTAATTTCCAAAGTTTCAACAACTTCGCCGTTTTCGACAGCAGAAAATGCCCCACCAGTAACTTCTTCAATTGATGGGGTTAAATCTGATACCTTAACCAAATAGAAACTGCCATTACCATCAGGGTCTAAATATTCTTTTCCATCTAAAGTGCCATCAAAGGTAATATTAATTTTCTCTGTTTTTCTTGAATCCCAGTGAGTTCGATTCTTCACATAATTATCCGCACTAGAATCATTCTGATTCCAGTCAGCAGTACTATCTTTAATCTTTCCTTTAGTCCATGTCTGAACTGCGGAAATAATAGTTTTCATAAAATTTTGCACATTATCACTCCTTCTTAAATGTATTGGATATCATCCCAGCCTTCGTCTAGCGAAGGCGGTTGATATCTTTGATTTAAATGATAAATTACAAAATCGGGCAATCGAGCTTGCCCTTGTCTTTGAGAGTTACGACAAACACACTCTTCAAGAGGTGTTGTCATAACGATTAATATTTTTTTGCAAGATATGTCTTGAAGGGCAGTAAGTAGGTCTTGCCGCCATTCAAGAGCGAGATGTAAGTCATCTAAGACTACATCGTAACCTTGTAAAAGGTCTTGAGCTATTTGTTTATATAAGCGCTGATGGGTCTCCTTTGTGTATTGCGGCTTTGAGCCTTTCTTGAACTCGTCATAATGGTAGAGCTTTGCGTTGTGCTCTTTTGCGAGTTGAGTGGAAAGGGTTGTTTTACCAGAAGCAGGAAGACCACATAAAGTATATAATTTCATTACATCTCTCTAGACAAGATGCTATTAAATGTATTATTTGAGGCTAAATTTAATTGAATGGCAGTTCTAGGGAGATTAGAATATTGGCTTACAATAAAACTTAAATTGAAAGAAGAATCATCTTTAACATATGTGATACCGATAGAAGGCTCTCTATGACTATATATATAACCATACTCGTCAGTATATTTTATTAGAACTCTAGGAAGTTCGCCATTATCCCATTTTGCTTTAATAGTATCATAGTTGCCACTCTCGAAAACAAAAAGCGCAACATCCGCATCACTACCTAATGTGCCTTCGTCATAGTTAATCACAGCATCCCACTCACCATTACCACCAACAGCAGTCTTAGGAGCCTTCTTAATAACACCATTTTCTTCAATTAAAACATTTGCAGATTCAGTAGGTTCTGCAACAACCTCAACATCACTTAATCTTTTAAATTCCATAAAAATTTTCCTCCTTTATCGAAATTATAGGGAGTATAAAACACCGTTTTCATCGGTGTAAATAGAGCCATCTTCTGCGGCAACAGGGGAGACTAGTTCTAGTTCTGTTACGATTTCAATGGCGTCAATTTCTTCAATTTCACTTCTATCAATTTTAGTAGCGAGTTCGGACTTGTCTGCTTTTAGAGATAGAAGTTTTTTAATGCTTTGTAATACTATGTTCAAATTTTCTTTTGAGATAAGTGACATAGTTTACTCACCTCCAACTAATTACTCTTGTATCATAGTAAATGTGCCATCTGGGTTTAAAATGACTAACATTGCGTTGCCTCCCATAAATGCAAAAATACCATACGTTGACATCGCACCATCTTGGCGCATAATATTACAATATCTATTCATTATAAACACTACTTCATTGGCAGATATTGCTAGATTCATTCTAAATTTAACCTTTGGAATGTTACTAGAGTCAACCTTAGCGATAAAAGTTTCATATGAATATCCTTCTGCAACAGTAAACACGGGGTCATTTTGTGCTGAAGCCTCGGTGTTCCAAGTGATGTCACAAGTCAGATCTAAATCCCACTCTTCAACAGGCTTATTCTTAATAAAAGCAGGATTTGACGCATCAGTTTCAGCCCAGTCAGCCTGAGCGCCAACAGCACTAGCAGCAATCTGCTTAGCAGCACCATTATCATTAACAATTAAATTCAATCCCTCAGCGGATTCAACCATAGGGACTTCAGTAATATTTTTTAAATTAGCCATTGTAAAGTTCCTCCTTTACCATAATAAAATGTCGCCGTTTTCATCGGCAAGAATTGCACCGTCAGAATCAGCAACAGTAGGCAACATATCAAGTTGTGTTAGCATCTCAATGATTTCTTCGTCAGTAGCGATTTCAGGTTTATTTTTAATGAAATCAACATTTAGCAACGCATTAAAATCATTGCCATCTAAAACCTTTTCTTCATGGTTTCTACGGTACAATTCATTTGTAACTTCGGCGTATTCAGAATTGTTAACTAAGCTAAAAATAGATTCTCCACCAACGCCAATATTTAATTTGTGACCTAAATTTGGGTCGATACGAATCACTCTATTATTAAGAATAGTAGGATTGCTAATGTTAATTGTATTGTTTGTTTCTCCACTCGTTCCACGTAAAACAAATGCACTGCCAGTCTCACTGTCAATGATACAATTATCTAAATATGCCGTTACATTTGAGTTGTTCTCCGAAGTGCCACCGCCAATATAAAATGACCCTAATATATCCGCCGTTTTTTCGCTATAATCAAATTCTCCCTCATAATAACCACAACGAATTGTTGCATCGTTAACAAACGCTTCACCGACAGAACCGTGAGCGAAATAAATTCCACCATGGCAGAAACCAGCGTAAGTACCGCCATTAATATATAGTTTTCCTATATTTGAAAGTCCAGAATGCGTACCGTAAACAACTGCATTGTTACAATATGTTGCAGATGTACTCCATAATTCAACAGCAATCGCAGACGAACTTCTCGTTTCATAATCGTAATCTGGCGCATCCGCAAACATTTTAGAATTATTTATGTACATCACACCCGCACTAGTAACAGATGTGGCCAAACCAGTTGCTGTTGTTATACTTTTAATTATGGAATTGTTAACAATTGTGTTAGAACCTTGATTCTGAATAGCTCTTATCGAAAATCTAGTTCCGGTAACGGTATTTGTATTTCTAGCGGTAATAGTACAATCTTCGATGACAATTTTGCTACAAGTCGGAGGAACTCTAACTCCAATCATGCTGACCAAACTATCAGTTTCAATGTGGTAATTGCCACTCTTCATTTTCAAAATACCATTAGAGTTAATTAGATAAAATGGCGCAATACCTCCAGAAACATTCTTTGTAATCAAGCTGCCATTAACTTCGCCATTAATAGTACAATCTGTATCTAAAGCAAAGTTCAAATAGGCACCTGAAGTTGTAAATGTTAGTATCTTACCATTAAGAACCAAATCAATGTCCTTGTTGATATCAATTTGTACACTTTCAGAAATATCGTCTAGCAACATGACAGTAGTTCTACCATTGTCTGCATGGAATACCTTTACTTTGGCTACGCTGTTGTCGGCAATAGCATTTGCAATCACACTATTATTAATATCACTAATAGCAGTGGAAAGACTTTCATAAAAATATAAATTTAAGGAAGTAGGAATTGTTGCAATCTTGTAATCTACATAAAGTTCAGTTGCAAAATCATCAAGACTTTGGTGTTCGGTAAGATAACCTGCGTCGTTAGCAAAAGCAGATACATTAGTAGGAACCGTAGGAATTACGGTGTCCGCAGGTAATGCACCAATATCCTCAGGCTTAGTAGGAATATCCTCTGTCTTGGCATAACCCTCTGGAACTTCTGTTAGATAATTACCTTTTGGTTGGTAGTTTTCACCCACCCAGCTTTCAGTGGCGTAACCAGTTAAATCGACGTTTTCAACATTCGCAACCGCTTCCTCTGCTCTGATTGCAGCTTCCTCTGCTCTGGTTGCCGCTTCTTCTGCTTTAGTAGCTGACTTAGACGCATTAGTCGCAGATAATGCCGCTTGTGTTTTTGAAGTAGCCGCATTACTAGCAGAACTAAGCGCTTGTGATCTAGAAGCTAAAGCATCGTTTTTATAAGTTAAAGCATCTCTTTTTGCAGCTTCTGCTTCTTCTGCCGCTGTTTCTGCTCTCTCAACCTTCTCTGTAATGTCATCATTTAAACCAGAAAGATTATTAATAGCATCACCAACAGCCTTTGCATCAGCAGCAGCACCGGCTTGTGTTAAAGTAGTATCGACAGATATAGAACTGCCACTTCCACTACTTAGTTCAGCTTCTGCAATTTTAGCAGTTACAAATTCCTCTGTAGCATAACCAGTTGGAACCGCAGTCAAATAGTCGCCTTTTGGTTGATAATTAGACAAGTTACTTGTTAATTCATCAATTAAACCCTTTAATACTACGCCCTGAGATGCACTCAAGGGCTTATTAGATGCATTTGTAGTTAAGTTGTCAACAATATCAGCAACATTAACTTTCTTAGTTGTGATACCTTCAATTAATGACTGGTTACTTTTAATGTACTCAACAACTTCACTCATTTGGTCAAGAGTAGCATCATCACAGTCCGCCAATGTATTTAAACGAGTTGTCAAACCATCAACAAGTAATCTAATGTCATTATGAGCATCAGTGGCTAAATTGTGAGTATTAATCTGACCAGAAACGTCAGGTGTTGGGATTGTTGCAACCTTAGTATCTACATATGATTCAGTAGCATAACCATCTGGTACTGATGTTAAATAATTTCCTTTAGGCTGATATCCATCCTGCACCCACTGCTTGGTGGCATAACTTACTACGCTTGAATTACCACCGTCAATAATTATATTGGATCCACATATGTCATCAATATCGTCAACTGTAACAAGCTCCTCAATCTCATCCTTGTCGTAATATAAATCACTATGCGCATGTTCTAAATCTGCTTTTTCATCCAAAGCTTCCTGCATAGCATTGCTAATTGGCTTATCTAAGTCAGAAGTATCATCAACATTAGAAAGACCAATTTGTTCTTTAGTAACACTATGAGGATTATCTGTATCAGTAATATGGTCGTTAATTGTTGTATCAACTTCGGCAAATTGATCGGATACAGAGGTTTTATAATCAGAGAGATCAACTTCGATTTCGCCAACATGAGTGTTGATAGTGTCAACCTTGCCTACGAGCTCAGTAAACTCTGGGCCATGTGTTGCCGCATAATCAATTAATTCCTTGTATGTATTAACTACTTTATCGTCGCTCACATTTGCAGCAAATTCATTAAAAGCATTATCGATAGATTGCTTAACAGATCCATCGCCTTCACCATTTAAGATTTCTATTGCAGATGCATTTGTAGTGGCCTTTTCAGATACTTTTGAAATGTCGTCTTGTAACTGTGTTTTGTCGGTTGATGTTAGATAGTCACCTTGAATTGCTTCAATAGCAGTTTTGTTGGCCTCAATACCACTAGCGTTGGTTGAAACAGCCTCGTTATTGGTTGTTTTATAATTTTCAAACTCTTGAGTAACGCCTTCTATTGCTTCGTTAGTAGTATTAATACTATCTTCCACACCATCAATTCTATCGCTTAAATCTGAAATTTCTTCATCATATGTAGTATCTTGTGCAGGAATTCCAAGAGCAACAATGTCTTCCTTTTCTGCAAGAGTGGCACCAGATACGTGACCAGAAGCATCAACTGTGACTTTGTATAGACCTGAACTATGAGAATCATGAACAGGGTGTTCATAGAAGTTTGCATTTGGCTCTACTGTTGCTAATTTGTCTTTTTCAGCGGTAGTGTAGTCGTTTGTAGACAATCCCATACCATCGACTGCATCAACCTTAGAGTCAATATCTGATTGCATGGTGTCAAACTTGTTATCAATTTCAGACTCTAAAGCAGTAACTGCGTTATTAATCTGAGTTTCAACCTTAGTATTACCTACTAGTTCATTAAGAGTGTCAACCTTTGCTACGTTCTCAGACACGATACCTCTAAGCTCAGTATCGTCATATGCATTCTCTTGCATAGTGTCAACTCTAACTTCGATTTGTTCAACCTTAGACTTCAAGCCATCAAAGTCAGGTTTGTTTTTAATGTAGTCACCCTTAGTGGGGTCAGTCTGCTTAAAGTTAGGCTTTGGCAGTGTGGTGCCAACGGTTACACCAATAATTTTTCTGCTCATACCTGCACCTCCGTAATAGTGACTTGAATTGTATAGTCATTTTCTGGCTTTTGACCAATGGCATATACAGTGACAACACCATCTTCATTCTCCGTGACAAAGCCAAGGTCTTTTTCATAAAAGACGACTAGCTGTTCGATACTTGGTGTTAGGTCAACTTGACTGTTCTCTGTAACTCCGTCAATTTCGACGACTTGAGAATAGGGACTTGAATCACCAATCCAGTTTGATGCAAGTAAGTCAACGTATGCAATTTTTGAACTAGATTTAGATAATGGTCCCAAGATTTGAATTTTTTTTGTTGCCATTTTTAAATCCCTCCTTTTAGTTTTAAAAAGAGCCCAGGGATAGTGGGCTCAGTAATCGTAATTTAATTATTAATTTAACCACATTGGCATATTAGGCAATACCTTTGTGTCAGTCACATCAAGCCATGCTTGATACCATGTATCCAACTCTTTTTTCTGATCTGCAGTTAATCTGCTATACCACAATTCGCCACGATTAATGATTGGAAAACAAGCTTTTTCTCTTTTAAATCTTAGTTCATCTGCAGTGCGTGTATCATTTACAGACTGCAATTTTTGTTCATCTAAAAGCAAGTTTCCATTTTCATATTTATAGGCTCTGAATGTATCAATAAAAGATTCTATATCATCTGGATCAGCAACTTCAATGCCATTTTCCAACTCTGCATCTATACAAAAACAAGTCAAATATTTGTTCTCATCAATTAAAATTTTCATGTTTTGTCCTCCTTAAATTGAATACCATCCAGCTATATATAAGCGAGTACCTTTTGGCATGCTTGAAGTGCCACTGTTCATAATATAGACTCCCTTACCCGCAACTGAAGATACTCCAGCATGAATGTCATAACCAATCTCATTGTAACAAGCTAATGCTGTATGTGCAGTGGGAATTGTAGATGGTAGAGCAATAAACTCCGCATCATCTGCGGCAATTGCTCTAGGAGTAAGAATATTTAATCTAATAAATGCCTTATTCAAATAAGGGAATGTGGCAAATTGTGCTGACGTAACGGTTGTGCTGTTCACACTTGAAACAGTACCATTAGTCCATGCTTTGGTCTGACCAGTACCACCATTGGCTACAGGCAAAGTTCCAGTGACACCAGGAGTTATATTTTCACTACCATCAAAACTTGCAGTGCTAGTAGAGCCCAAGTTAGTGCGAATAGTTCTTGCAGTAGCCAATTTGGTAGCAGAACCTGCATTTCCAGAAACGGTTGTCTGTGCAGGATGCACATGATCACTTCTAGAAACAGTAGTGGCAGAGCCAGCTGCGGCAGTGCCAGCAAGTTTTGGGGCAGTTGTTGTGAAAGACACGTGTGTGCCATGGCTAGATTCAGCTTTGCCATCTAACTGAGCCTGAAGACCATTCGTTATACCACTAACATAAGCCTCTGTTGCATAATTTGTTAGAGCGGCACCGACTGCTGCTGCATCTGCTGGCACACCTAACTGAGAGAGAGTGGTGTCAGTTGTTGCGCCGTGGCTAATTTTTTCAAATTCTCCCTGTTCATTTCTTACATAGGTTACGGGCATTATGTAACCTCCTTTTTTATCTTTTGTTTAATTTTAATATAATTATCAAACTTTTAATGTACCAACAGACACGCCGTCGTCAGAGGCATAAATTTTTCCTTCTCTAACATCATTATCTTCTGCTGTAAAAATAACTTCCTTGTCTACAATAACTCCTGTTAACTCATTGCCATTTTCGTCAACAATAATAAAAGTTTTACCTATAGAACTATATGCACCGACCATGTTTCCAGAAATCATACGTAGCTCACCTCCGTAAGTGTTACCTGAATGGCCATATCATTAGATGGCTTTCCACCAAAAGAATATACCTTAACTTCTCCATCATCATTTTCTGCCATAAGTGCAATGTCATCATTCTGTAAACTCACAATCTGAGCAACGGTAGGATTAAGCTCAATCTTCGTGGCAGGAGTTACAGTATTAATCATAACAGTCTGGTAATATGGACTTGAGCCACCACTCCAACTGGCTTTTGGTAGACTAATAGTAGAAATTCTAGGCAACACAGGAACTACACCAGTGCCTTCTTCGGAAGTATTAATCCACACTTTAATGTTAGGATCTGTTGGCATATCTGGACCAACATAAACCTCAGTAGCTGCTTCGATAGCTGAGAGAACAGCATTTGAGGTGGGTATTTCTAAGTCTGTGTTACTTAGAATTGTTGCCAAGGATGCACCCATGATAGTCTCCGCATCTTTGGCATTGAGCTTAACACGCTCATCATTCATATCCACATAGAAGTCACCATTATGAGTTACATAACAATAACCCTCGTGATATGGAGTAATATTTGTTGAGATACGTGACGCATCTCCATGTAAAATTTTAAATAACATTTTTAACCCTCTTTCGTCAATAGGATTATAATGTTGGCTTTATATAAACGTAAACTCTGCGTCTCTGACCGTCCAAAGCCAACGATTGTTTTCAAATTTAAGTATGCTAAAATATATTTTTTTAAAAGGGCCAGCGAGTTTCCTCGCCAGCCCATATAGATTATTTAATTTTAATTAAAACTCGCCCCAAGTTAGCATAGCTTCAACTTCAGCCTTGTTGTAGACATCAGCTGCATTAGCCTTTAGAGAAACAACAGCGTCATTTTCAGTCTTGTAAGTATTTAGAGCACCAGAAACAGTGTCGATTTTTCCCTGTAGATCAGACTTAGCAGCATTGACCTTACCTTCTGCATCAGCAATTGCTTCACCCTTTGCAGTAGCGATCTTACCCTCAGCATCGGCAATAGCTTCTGCTTTAGCGGTAGCAATCTTACCTTCTGCATCAGAAATGGCCTCGCCCTTTGCGGTAGCAATTTCTGCAGTAATTTCAGTACGAGCAGTAGCTAGAGCGGCAGCAGCAGTAGCTTCGGCAGCAGCCTGGGCACCGTTCCACTTAGCCTTGTCCTCAGTAGTTACGTGAATATCAGTATCGTCAATGTGAGCCTCAGTAGCGGCCTTAGCAGCATAAGCGCCATTAGCACGTTCAACCTCTGCAGCAATAGCATCAGTTAGCTCCTTGTCGGTAGCATAGGTGTCATTTAGAACGTCAACCTGATCCTGAACAGCCTTGACCTTAGCATCAACCTGAGCATTTGTGTAATCACCGTTATGAGCAGTCTTATATTCATCTAGGGCATCAGAAACAGCCTCAACCTCAGTCTTTAGAGCATGAGTAGCAGAAGCCTCTTCTAGATCAGCAATACGCTCAACAGCCTCACCTAGTGCAGCAACAGTAGCATAGTCGCCAATGCTTAGAGCATTGATAGCGGCAGTAACGTATGCAGAAACAGTCTGATCACCAGTATCAACTTTAGCCTGTAGAGCTTCGATAGCAGCATTCATAGTAGCAGCATCACCGGGATGTGCCTGAATCCAAGCTGCGATCTCCTGTAGAGTATTTAGAGCTTCAGCAGCGTTTGCAGGAATTAACTGAGCAGCTAGTTCCTCATTAGCAATGGTACGAACAGACTTACCAGTATCGGTGCCAACTAGAGTATCGACCTTAGCCTCAACACCATCGATAGCGTCAGCATTGTCACCAATTAGACCAGCTAGTCTTTCGTCCTCATCTTCTAGCGCACCAACCTTGGTATCATAAGCTTCCTGCTCGACCTTGGTGTTGATCTTACCTTCTAGCTCAGTCTTTAGACCAGAAACAGCGCCTTCACGATCAGAAATCTCTTTCTCGATAGCCTGAGCGTTAGTGTCAATTAGACCACGAACCTCTTCGTCGTCATAAGAAGCTGCAGACTGTGCGTCAGCAATCATCTCAACAACAGTCTTGCCTTCAGTAACATCGCCAATTAGGTTGTTTATAGCTAGATCAGCAGCTTCTAGATCATCGACCATACCGTCAACGTCATCCTTGGTATAAACGTCAGCGGCGTTAGCCTTTAGGTCGATAGCACCATTGATGGTGTCAACCTTGCCATCGATAGCATCCTTGTCGTAAACGTCGGCAGCGTTAGCCTTTAGAGCAATAGCGCCCTCTAGTGCAGCCTTATCAGTAGCGTGAGTACCAGCTAGAGCATCAACGTCACCCTGTGCCTTGTCAGCTGCATTCTGAGCTGCCTCAATAGCAGCATTCTTAGCGTCAGCGGCATCCTTAGCAATCTTTAGCATAGAGCCTGCGGTATTAACGTCACCATTAATGGTGTCAATAGCAGCAGTATGACCAGCAACAGTCTCAGCTAGTTCACCTAGACCCTCGGTAGTAGCAACAGACTCTAGCTTCTTTTCAGCAGCTGCTAGTCTGGTGTCAACGCCAGCGATAGCGGTAGCGTTGTCGGTGTCGGCTTTTTCTAGAGCAGCCATCTTAGCATCATAAACGGACTTAGCAACACCGCCTAGCTCAGCTAGAGTTTGCTGCTTATTAATCTGAACCCATTTAGCGCCATTCCACTTAGCTAGAATGTTCTCAGCGGTGCAGTAGTACATAGCCTTGACGTGTGCGCCCTCAGCAGGTAGAGAATCAACGTTTGCAACCTCAATGAAGTCGCCATAACGATGGTAGGAACCATCAGCTAGACCTAGATATAGACCTTCATCCTTAGTGAAATAAACAGCACCAGCGGTGGCAGTCTGAGGTAGAGAGGCAACATTACCTCTTAGAAATTTAATCATATTTTCAGCCATAATTTATTTTCCTCCTAAAAATATTAATTTTGTATTATCAATTACATCTCGCCCCAAGTGAAAGAATCTTCTGCAGATGTAACTTTCTCAGAAATAGTTTGCATTTCTTCTTTAGTAGCATAATTCTCGGCAATACGAAGAGCAATTAGAGCATCTAGTGCAACTTTATCAGCAGCAGACATAGCGCCATCGCTTTCAGCAGTTGCTAGATTGATGGATAAAGCGCCGTCAACGGCAACTAGGCCATGAGACTCTTCTGCAATATTTACAGCAATCTCATTGCCATTAATCTGAATGCCGCCTCCAGCAACAGGAGTAAAGTGGGCAGAACCATACTCAAACCACTTTTCGCCATTATAACACCACTCAGAACCGTCAGCGGTTACCTCATATAAATCGCCCTGTTTTGCATCATCGGGTAGGTCGTCTACGGTTTCAACAGTACCCTTGTAGCGAATGCCGCCAACAATATCCTCTTGCAGCTGAGCAATACTACCTTCGACAGCGGTTAGTCTATTTTGCACATCTGTCAGATCAACTGATGCAGCAAATAGGCCGTCGTCTTTAATAGATAGCATGTTGCCTTCAACGGCAGACAAACCAACACCAATCTTCTTGTCTTTAATGACAATAGAACCATTAACAGGGGTTAGTTCAACAGCGCCGCCAGTGGCAATTAGTTCTTTTAATTTCTTATAGTCTTCTGCAGATAATAGACCAGCAGCTTCCTCAGAAGCCAATGCGCCCTTGCCAAACAGAACATCGCCTTTATATAGCTCTTGTGTATCACTTAGCCAGTATAAAGTAGTTTCGCTTTTGGTAACAATAGCATCAAACTGAGCTCTTGTACCAACTTTAAATAAAACGTTAGCCATTTGTTATCTCCTTTCCATAAAATTAATTTATAAAAACACTCTCTGAGTGAATTTATTCGAGAGTCTCCCAAATATAGTTGCCGCTTCTCTCTCCACTAGCATCATCAATTGAGCCCCACTCGTTACTCTTATCAAGATCATAAATAATTTCTTCTTCTCCAGGAGTATCTTTTAATTCAAAAATCAATTTATCATGTTCAAATCGAGGCACATAAATACCCATATTCATAGCTTCTCCACTGCAATCACAAATAGGAGATAAAGCTAAATCATTTTCTACAACATGAGGAACCCACCTATCTTCCACATATACGACAACAATATTACCAGCAATTCCTTCTTCTTTCGCCCATTTTGCTGCATCGATCATATTATCAAACTTCTTGAGCTCTTGATTGCCAGTTTCAATATCTTTGATGAAGTCCTCTAGAATCTCAATTCTATCAAGAATTGCTTCTACTGCTGCGTCTTGTTCGCAAATATAATCAGATGGAATAGGTTGCCTTGCAACAGCGAATTGTACTGATTTAATTGTACTGACAGATCCGTCGTCTTGTTTTATACAAGCATATGCCACTAAATTTTTTGGTAGCTGTAATAGTATGTCTGGAACGTTGCAAATTCTATTGCCGTCATTATCTTTATAAACAATTCTACGCTTTGAGTGTTCCATGTTTCTATTGGAAAAACGAACTTCTGTAATGCGGTCATCTAGGACAATTAACTTTTGTTGAGTATCCCATTGCCAAAAATTAGTTCGACCATCATAGATTTTAAAAATATTTTGTGGCATCTTTTCACCACCTTGTTAATTTAATTCGTGCTTATCCCACAGTTCTTTTGCCTTACGTGTTTCTAAACAACGCTCAAAGACAAAAACTAAGGAATCTTTTCTATATGTACCTGTGTAGAGGATATCTAAAAGGTACTGTGGACCAAGGTGTGCGAGGTATTTTTGTGCTTGCAGCATGTTTGTTACATAGACACAATTATTTTCTGCATACTCTCGGCCTGTGATCAGTGATTTGATCAATTCCTTCTCCTCCTTTTTTGCATAAAAAAATAAGGAACTAAACTTCGTTTTGCATGAAGTATAGTTCCTTATTCATTTTCTTTTTCAACTACTTCATGTATAATATCAGCAAATTCATCGACAGGTTTTGCTTCGATACGTTTGCCACGTTTAAATTTTGGCTCTTCGTCGGCCTTAAAAATATTTTCTAAGTCACGTTGGATATAAGATTTAAAGTTTTCTTTATTAGATAGGTCACAAGCGTTTAGGGCAGCTTGGGCCTCAGACTTGGGCATTAGTTTCATGTTAAAACGAGTGCAAATGTCAAAGATATTTTTGCAATTTTTGCTGTGGAACTCGGACATATATGCTGGCTTCATCTTGTCGCTAGAACAAGTTGGGCAGTATTGGTAGTCACGACCACAGAGATAACATTCACGGTTACGTCTACCCATAGGATCCACGCTCCTTTCATAAATAAAAAATGAGCTACCGGATGGTGGCTCATTTGGAAGTGATTATTAATTTTTATATTGTTAATTGCTGAATAAATTTAATATATTCATCAGTATCCACATACATCCAACGATACCCACCACACGTCTTTCTAGTGTGCTCACAACAATTAATAATGTTACTACTGCGGATATTTAATTCTTTGCCTGCGGACGATGCGTTTTCGAATACTTTATTCAGTTCAACACAATATACTAGTCGTAAGTTTTTATTATGTGGAATATTGCCTTTGTTGGCTTCGCTAATTTTCTTTCGTGTTTTCTCAGAAACTTCTTTACCTAAATTAGCCAATCTAGCACACTCTTTTTGATAATCCGTTCTCGGATATCCTGGCCTACCCTTAGCGGTATCACTGATTTTTTTACGAGCAGATTCAGAATGTGTTTGTCCATACATAGGATTCTTTTCTCCTATTCTAGATTCTGACATTTTTCTTCTCGTTTCATCTGACGCTTTCATACCAAGATGTGCTTCTCGTATTTTTTGTTTAGTTTCGTCTGATAAATGTTTATTAATATTACCGCCAGGTTCTATATTATATCCATTTTTACATGCATCATAAATATCAATATATTTACTTTCAATTTCATCCAACATCTCTTCTGAGCATAATTCTAAAATTTCAAAAGAGAAATTTTCTTGTTTATACTTATTCCACGCACGCTGTAAAAGTGTACAATTGCTATCTTTTCTATTAAGTGCATTTACATGATCTTTCCATCTATTTTTTATATTTATACTTTGTCCAATGTAAACTTTCCCATTAATAAGATTAGTGATTTTATAAACACCACACAAAGCATCAGGCGTTCTATATTCCATACATAATAACCTCACTTATTTTTCATCATCTCTCATTTCAAATAATCACAAGAAGGGCTAGGTGAGAGGCCCTAGCCCGTATCAGTAAAGTTAATTACTCTCTACCTATCTTGTGTATATTATACCACATTAATTTTGTATTGTCAAGTGTTATTTTGACAAATTATTCCTCGTCCTCGTCCTCAACCTCAGGGATAACGATGGAGAATAGTCTCTTTTCCTTGTCGCAGTAATCCTGCTGAGCCTTCATAGAGAAGGGGTGAGTACCATCGGTAGCGATGGACCAGTCGAAGTCAGGGCTTAGCTTAGCATTATTGAATATGACATAAGCATAAACTAAGTTGGTCTGATCACAAACGTCGCAACCTAGGACTTCCATAACGAACTTGCAGCCAACAGGGAAGTTCTTAGCAGAGTTGACAACCTCAACTGCTTTGTCAGTGTCATACTCATACATAACAAACATCTCAGTGCCAACTGGAATGCCCTTAGAGGGATCATCAAAGGTTGCTGGATCGGTATTAACAACAATAGAAATTTCTCTGTCAGCGATAGCAAACTTTGCCTTCTCGTTCTCAGAAGCGGCAGATGGCTCAGAACCTTTAATTAGTTTATCACCAAAACTACTATCGTTCTTTAGAGCATAGATTTCTTTAATTTCACCCTTAGGAGCATGCTTTAATGTATACTTGCCACTCTCAACAGCAGGAAAACTCTCCATTGCAGGAACAGTAATAGTAGGAACATCTTTAGTACCTGCGACTCTCTTTGCGGTACCTAGCTGGGTGCTTAGCAATCCCATGTCGAATAGAGCGTTCTCAGCAGAAAATTCTGCGGACTTAGCTCTATAGAAAGTAGCAATAGGAGTGCCCATTGCGTCAACAGCATCAGTAGACTCAGAAGCACAGTTTAGAGAAGCATTCTGGATCTGGTTGATAGAAAATAGAACAGAGTCGTCCTTCTGGCTTAGAGCAACACCACGGACGATTCTATCAATAACAAAGTTATTTAAATCGAAAGTCATAATAGCTTACCTCCATAAAAATAATTTTTAAATATAAAAAGAGTTTACAACTCTTTCATCCAATTCAATTCTGCCTTATTAATTTTCTTCATATCAATAGTGCCAGCATACACACCACTTAACAAATGGTCTGCATTATGAATCACCTGCAATCTTGCCACGTCATTCATAAATTCTACATACCCCATATTGAGTACATATTCTTTAGTATAACGCTGCCTCACTTTAACAGATGAAATCAGTGGCAACAAGAAAGACTTAAAAGGCTTATCTTTATTAAATTTTAATTTCATCCTATCTTCTTCAATCAAAATTTTCTTGGTCATTTTATTAGCAGCCTTTTCAACTTTTGGCGTAATATTAAATGCCTTACGAAGATAGGACACGATTCTGAGATATATCATTTTGTCAATAAGAATTCCAGCTTCCTTATTGGCCAGAATAATCTCATCTTCAATATGTGGATGTTTGTACGGTCTCAATTTTGAAAGATCTATGTCACCAAATAAAAGCCCAGTTCTATCTGGAGTCAAAGTCTGCACAAGCATTACAAATAGTTCAAAATCGTCAACCTCTGTCCAGTCGAGGCCCATGTCCCAAAGCTGAGACTTCATATCAGAAGGTATGGCAGTTACTGTATGAACCACAGAGAAAAAGTCACGCTCACCAAATTCAGCAATCTGTCTTATAGTTGGTTGTAAAACTTTAATATTATCATTGATAACATAATCGTCACCAATATAAAGTTTTAAATCATCAACGTCTAAGTTTATCACGAGGATTCGCCATCCTTGCATTATTAAGTGAATTTGGCTTGACGGCTTCAAATTTCAAAGTTCTACAATAATAGTCTCCATCAATAGTGCTTTCCTTGTTGTAAATTAGCTTAAACTGTAAACCAAACAAATTTGTCCAGTTTATAGACTCTCTAATTAAATATCCAAGTAAGTCATGTCTGTCAACTCCATACTCAGTCTTCATATCACTAAGATGACAAATAACAGTAAATGTGATATTTTGAATCTTCATCACTTCATTAAAACGATGCTCTTCAATATCATCAACAGTTACACATATAAAATTTCGAACAGTGTCTTGAGTGTCAGGAATTCTAATAAATCCAAAGATGTTGTTGTCCAAAAATTCATCTGGACTATCAATGTCAATATCAGGATTATGTAACACTTCAAGAATGTCCGTGTCGGCTATTAACGTTTGTTTAATCTGTCTTTTCATTCCGCTAATGTCATCATTAATATTTTGAATATCTCGCATCATAGACTAATCACCTCCACAATGAGAGATTTTGAACTATGTTTGCTTTCCGCAGTAATAGTAAATGTTTTGCCTACCAAATCATAGAATGGCAAACACTTTACTTTAAACACATTGTCTTTCACGAAAGTCTCAAGTTTATCCAAGTCGCCGTCTGAAAAATCGACGCTCCACTTGACATCTGTTGCATCAACCAACTTACCATCCACTCGTGCTTTTAAAGTGAACTTTTTATATCCACCACCCGCACGCACAGCTGGTGAACCAGAATAGACGATTTCAAGATCGCTTACAGTTTGAGTTTCTTCTAACTCAGGGACTTCTGGCTCTACATAAGAATCATAATAATTAGCTATCATCAATTCAACATTATCTTTGGCTGAATCAAATTGATCTTGCGCCAAAGTAAACTTTGAAATTCCATCAATAGCAGTATCTTCAATCTTAGTGATTGTCCATCTAAGTGGAGGATATCTGCCGGGAGAAGACTTCAAGAATTTAGTATCATAAACAATAGTTTTTGTATCATCATTTGTAGGCAGCCATAAAACTTCCTGGTTCTCAACAGTCTGTGTAGTATAATCTAACCAAACACCACTGTTATAAGAGTTCTGTTTACGTGGCGCACCAAGACATTGATACACAACACGTTTGCCACTAACTCTAGAAACCCATTTGTAAGTCCATGTACATTTCAAAATTGAAAACTGTCTGAATTGCAGTCTATCGTCATAATGAACAATTAACCACCATTCAGGTTCATCCATTTCATTTATAATTTGAACATAAGAGCCAACCCTAATATTAGAATTGGTCTTTATGTCTTCTAATCTAAATTGCAATAAATATGCAACCTCATCACCCGTAATATTGTGATATGACTTTACGTTATATTTGGCGTAAACTGGAATGTCATCATCATCTATCACAGGTAGTCCACTATCAACCCATTTAACATAAACAAGTTTAGTGGCTGGATCTCGCATCCAAGATGCATCCATAATATTTTGAGCATTCCTACGCTTAGCTTCACCTTCGTAGCCACCAAGCGCAGCCATGCGAAGTCTATAAGACTCAAGCATTAGGATCACTCTCCTTGATTCTATCTACTAATCCACAAGCATCAAGAATCGCCTTACGATATTCACTGAAATCTTCAACGTCACGTGCGTATGCAATCTTACTAATAATACTGACCATCTCCGGCTGATTGCCAGAAACCTTATTGAAACCCTTAAGTAGTTGTAGCACAGAGCCAAAATATTCATTTAAATACTCGTAAGACTCTTCTTTATACGGTAGTAGCTTAAAAATTGCAGAGCGGATATATGCCTTCTCTGCAGCAATTTGACTGGGCGGCATTTCATTATAAATATTCATTGGAAACGCCTCCTTAGTCAAAGTAAGAATTGTTCACATAAGTATCATATGTGTAAAGTTGTTGCATTTCTCTGAGTGTGTCTGCACGGAGTGCACGAAGTTCTGATAATTGTGAGGAAGGAGAGTAGAACTTTTCTTCTTTTCCACCAACAAACAAGTTAGTATATTCGGTAGAATTAATGCGCTGATCTAGCCAAGCTAGTCTCATACCCATAGCAAGAAGCTCAGTATCCAAATCACTCAAATCATTCTTAAAGACTTCATTCTCGTCATCACGTGTCAAATCACTTGAGGTACGTGCCTTTACAATTGCACCATGCAACCAATCTTTAAGCATTTCATTTAATGTATGGTCGTCCAATTCAGCTAGATTAAAATCTGTAGTTGAATTAAGAAAACGACCATACACCTTTTCATATGGAGTGCCCATATAGGTTCACCTCCAAATTACTTGATATACAGCATTAACTGAGTATCAAGAACCTCATCAATTGCCTTAATCTTAGCAAGACTATCCAGTGTGCCGTTCATAATCTTTTCGCCAGCCATATTCTTAACAGCTAACTGAACTCCTGCAGGAGCCTTCTTTAGCTTAGCCTTTAGCTGACCAATTGGTAGTCTAAAAAGAGCTTCAACATCCATTTCTACAATGTCGTCATACATCTTTTTAAAATCACCAGCCCACTGTTCAACAAGTTCCTCATCCTCAATGATAAATCTAGGCTTAAATAGATAAGAAGATCTGGTAGACTTCAGAGCCTGTAGATCCTGATACTCCATTTCAGTCACATCTCCATAGTTGGCCCAAGTGTGCAATAGCTTTGTCTTTGGACCAGTTAGCAGTAGCTCGCCATAGGTAAGACTACGGCAAGGAATTCTATCTGTTGGAGCATATTTTCTAACAGTTTTCTGAACAGCCTTTTCCTTCTTAGTTTCCGCCTTAACTTCTTCAATTTCATTAATATCTGTATTTTTTGCCATAACTTTTTTCTCCTTTTATTCCTTTGTTTCTAATATAATTAAGCTAGGATCCACTCGCCAAAGATTAGGTTGATTAGAACACCAACACCCATCTGGAACATGTATCTGTAATCATAAGTCATGTCCTGATTTAGGGTCTTGTCCTGAACTTCTCTTAGCTGATCCTCACCACGGTTAACTAGCTTGATGAACTTATTGTCCATGACAGGCATAACGAATAGAACCTTGTCGTCAACTAGCTTCTTAGTGGTGTCACCTAGAGCAAAGCCCTGCTTGATCTCAACTAGACGGATGCCTTCCCAGATACCCATTCTACCAGTGGTATGACGCTCGTTCTTCATCTCGTTGGAGATCCAGTCAACATTCTGTAGACCAGTAACCTTGGATAGAGCAGCCTTAGTACCCATGATGATAACCTCGTTAGCACCAGTAGCCATCTGAACATCCTCAACTAGCTGAACTAGGGTGCCTCTGGTATTCTCATCTAGAGCACCAGTCTTAACCCACTGACCTGCACCGGAAGCGCCACCAGGTAGCTTCTCAGCAGCATCCATTAGAGCCTGATAAATAGCTTCGTTAACGAATCTATCAATAGCCTCATAGATCTTGGTGATAAAGGTAGCAAAGTCTTCTAGACCACAGATTAGCTTCTCGTACTCGCTGTAAACAGCAATACCGTACTCAGAAGTTTCAATGGAGAAGCTGGAACCCTTGCCTAGTCTCTGACGGTCTAGATCCCAGTGGGAACCGGAAACCTTAGAAACAGTTAGAACGGAGTTGTCCTCAGAATAGAAGATGTTCTCGTCGCCCTCATCTAGATATCTCTCTTCAACAAACTCTTTGAAGAAGGGGTTCTCTGCCCAGCCAGACTTTAGTAGATTAGGAACTAGCTCTTCGATTAGGTCAAATAGAATCTGAGCATTAGCTCTCTTCTTAATAGCCTTACGGATTTCCTGCTTAGTAGCATTCTCAGAAACACCAATAGCCTCTCTGAAAACCTTTCTAATCTTCTCATTAGCAGTCTTAGCGTCAATGCCTTCCTCATACTTGTTGATGGAAGCATCAACCATTAGCTTATTAAAGTTAACAAACTTAGTTTCATCATTTTCGAAAATAGCACGAACATGTGCATCAAAATTCATTAGAGTAGCCATATTTTTCATCCTCCTTTTCTCTAGAATTACAGGCTAACAACCTGTAGTTTGTACATGATTAGATTGCTACGAACAATCTTGGTTAGAACCTGAGCGCAGAACTGACCCTCAGTCTTAGCATCAGCAACAACATACTGCTTAGCGGAAGCATCATAAGTAACATACTGCTTCTCAACGGGAGCGGTATCAAAAGCATTCTCGGATAGAGAAACTCTGTCACCAACTCTTAGAGTGTAAGCACGAACTCTGTCGCCCTGCTTGTTATAGAATCTGTCCTCGTCTGCATAACCCTTTAGCTGGGTAAAAGCAACGATAGGAGGAGCTAGTAGGAATAGGGGTTCCTCACCTGCAACATAGTCCTTA